TATAATACTATTAGACGTTACAGAATCACCAAGAACAAATGTCGCAGCGCCAACAGCAGTAACAGTAGCAGTTGTCACTGGGATAATACGAACTTCCACAAGGCCGCTAACTGTAGCGATACGATGTGCAGCCTGCGTATTCCAAGTGGCAGAGGTGAAGTCTGCTGTAACAGTGAAATAACGCCAGTCAGCGCCGCCGCTAGCAGATGGAGCGTTACGATCACCACCAGTGACCATAGCGTCCGCATAGCCGTCCATGACGCGCACAGCCCATGTGGAGCTGCCAGCGCCATCATAGAACAATGCGCCGCCGTTATTATTCACATCGCCAAAGACCACGAGATCGGTAACAGTGGTTCCTGATGTGACGATAACCGCAGAGGTAGCCGCTGCGCCTGTATAACCATAATAGTCAAGATTGATGCGCGCGCCAGTTCCACCAACCAGCGTTACGCCAGCCGTGTTGCTTCCGCCAGCGGCGAAGCCCTTGACAATCAGGTTAAGGTGGAGATAGTTCGCAGCCGCCGTTGTCACGACTGGAGACACAGCCGCAACCGCCGCAGAGGCGTCGCGCCATTCCACGTCAACATAAGCGCCAGCAGCGCGGATATCGATTGGTCCGGTCAAGGCGTTAATGCCAGCAATGCCAATGATATTGGAAATGCTGCAACCCGCCGCAGTGATGCGCAGAGACGCTGTGGTGATGGTGGAGAATGTGAACTGAGGACGATCATCGCCGTCGCCAAGGCCGATAACCTTGACGTTGGTGGTGTTCATCAAAATGCCAGCCGCAGTGCTCACAGTCTCGGTATGACCGGGCATCACATAGATCACGTCGTTCTTTGCAGAAGTAGTGGCTGTGATGGCCTTGGCGAGTGTGCGGAATGGGCGCTGCTGTGTTCCACGATAAACATCGGAGCCGATGAGGCTAGAAACCCAGAACACGCGTGCGGGATTAGTATTGACTACAGGAACGCCCCGGATGGAGACGCCATTGGCGAATCCACCAGGGAATTGCGTAAATCCTGGCTGTGTATTAACCATATTTATGCTCCTTATTCACCCCTTTCGGGGGTTCCTTTATCGGTCCCAAGTCTCTGGGCGAGATAAGGGAGTGACTTAAAATATCCAGCTAAGATATTGATATTACTATCAAAAATCAAAAGCCGGGGTTGCCCCAAGCGCCGCGCCAGTCACTGAAGCCGAACTTGTACCGTTCCCAAGCTTTCGCCAGAGCGTTGCTTGTGGTAAAGTCGTTATCCTGCTCGAAAGTCATCTCATGACGTTCGTACATGGTAAGACCATCCGGGACATTCGTCTTCACAAACCACGCCGTGGGCGATGTCAGGAAGTGATTGACGATATAGCCCTTCCGCAGAGTTCCCTTGGACTTCAGAGCATTGATAGCGTTGTTAGCGGTATCGTTCTGGAGTGGGGAGTGCAGAATACGCTCAGCATTGAACATGTCGTTCGGATGAACGATCAACAGTTCTGGCAAAGCGTGGAAGATAAGACCACGAGAAGTCTTGATCTGGCTGATTGCAATGCAGGTATCTTCAAGAGCAGCTTCACTGAGGTCCGCTGTGGTCGAAAGCTGGTTAGCCTGCGAGCCAGAGGCGGATGGGTGAGTTGTCGAGAAGAGAGGCTGACCGTCGCCACCAGGGTAGTTAGCAGAGAAGCCGTTATTCAGGATATTGGAGCCGTTAAACTCCTTAGTCTGGTTCATAGAGAACGCCAGCATACGGGCGCGCTTAAACGAACGGGACTGGTACAGGTTATCCTGAAGTTCTTCCATGGTAACGATGTAACCCAGGCCCCAGGTGTCATGCGTATAGCGCACGACGTATTCCTGATTGTGGGAATCGTAGGTGAAAGAACCACCTTCAGGCTTCTTCTGAGCAAACGCGAAGCCAGAGCTGGCTACGTCTTCCTCATACGCCTGATGGGACTTCTCAATTGTGAAGATTTCAGTATATTCCTTCGGATACTCGTCGTAGATTTGTCCGAAGAACCTATGGACACCCGGCCAAAGTGATTTTGGATGTGCGCCAGTGTTAATAATAGCCATGGTCTATACCCTCCGATTACTTAGAACCCTGGCGCGCCAGTTGTGATAGTCGTGCCAGTCCCAGCGCCGTAACCTTCGGTGTGCTGGTTAATGGTGACTTCCCACACTGCGTTAGCACCAGTGTTATTGTTGACAACCGGACGGAGACGGTGAATCTTGAGCTGCGCAGTGGCAGAAGAGCCAGTGGCCGCAACATACTTCGTCGCTGTCGAGAGCTGAGCGCCGGAAAGGCCGGTGATCGTGCTGCCCGCAGTGGTAAGAAGCAGGTTCGCGTTAGCTGAGGTCCAGGTATAGTCTGTAGCGACAACACCGTCGTCCTGGATGGCGAACACAAGGTTCGGGTCATCAGCGATGTAGACGCCGCGCGCTGTACCAGTAGGTAGATAGACTGGAGAAGTAGCCTGCTCTGGGAAAAACCCTACGATAACGCCTGTGATGGCATTACCGACGCCTGCGGTAGCGATCTGTACTTGAGCAAGAGAACCAACAGGATTGCCGTAATATGCAGCGGCATTACCACCAGTAATCTTGACAACAGGGTCTCCAATGAAGAGATTGCTTGCGTTAGACGATGGGACATAGTAGAGAGTCGCCGCATCGTTGTAGGGCAAGCCGCTCCTGTACCGCAGTGGCCGCAAGCCGAACGGTCCATTAACGTTAGCCATTTGTTAAATCCTATATTTTTTAACGCCTACGCGCATCGCGTGGAATGTAGGCGTGTTCCGGGTCACTGTTGAATAAGCCGCCAGCCCCAGGGACACGGCCCATTTCAACTTGCGCAGTAACTTTTTGCCAATGATCATGGCGCTTGCGCTGGTCTTCTTCGTAGTAATCTTTCAGCTTACGGCAAAGATACGCTCTTAATGGTTCTCCAGTTTTGCTGCGTCCAACAATACGAGAGATTCTAGTTCCACCATCTGTATTCTTATGGGCGTCCTTTCCCTCTGAACGGATACGCTCATCATATACAAAGTCGTAGTCATCTTGTTCTGTAAGCTGGAAAATCCTACCCGGCTCATCGTTTATCCAGCGATACACGTACCTAGGGTCTTTTAATTCCTCAGGGACGTGAAGTCTGTAATCAAGACCGTCAAACGACTCTTCACGCCGTCTACGAGCCTTCTGCGTATTTTCTACTCTTGCCTGATTTACTGGTGGTGTTGGTATTGGGTTCTTTTTCTCGTAAGCCATTTAATCATTCCTCGTACATAGTGTGGTAGTCAGAAGCCCATTGTTCTCTCGCCTTGGCGAGATCGTTTCCATAGACTCCAGTCGGGAACACCATGTTCTCAAACATTTGTCTATCGTTTGGATGGATCTGGCTCCATCCTTTCTTGTTTCTAGGGCTCCCGGCGCTATTGAAAGACTGCCCCCCTTCAACAGAGCTATACTGCCGCTGAGTACGATCATTTTGCTGGGACTGGTAGTTATCCTGCTGCCTGTCGTCACGGCGCTGGTTCCCATTATCCCACTGCTGTTCGTTATTCTGTCTATTATTATCGCGACCATTGTCATGGAACTCCTGCTGTTGTGAGCTCTGGAATTCCTGGCGCTGTTGTTGAGGGTTGTAACCAATCTTTTCAGGGAACCTACGCTTCATCTCTTCAGAGACGAGATCAAGATTCTCCCTCAAGCTAATATTTGGACGCTCTTCCAAAAGATTAACGTGAATCATATTGGCAATGCGATTTGCATCAATCCTATTATCAAACCAAGGATTGCTCTTGCGCCAGTTCGTAACAGTGTCCATTTCGTCTTGCGAAAGCTGGCGCTGTCCGTTTTGCTGTGGGGGTGGCGTCTCCCGGCGTTCTGGTTCTGACTCAATTTCCCGGATAGGAGCTCGTATCTGCTCCTCTTCCTGCGCCACCGACCGATAGAATTCTTGTTCACGACGAACCAAATCGTCATACTGAGTCCGCTGCTCTTCAGGGACGACTGCGCGCTTGGCTGCGTCCAGCTCCGCCATAAAGCGGTCTCTCTGGCGCTGGAGGGCTAGCTGAGCCACCTTAGCGCTGGCTTCGGCTCGGGCGTTATTCTCCCGCTCCTGGCGCGCTATACGCTGCTCCCACTCTTCGCTCTGACGCTTGAGACGTTCGTCAATCTGGCGCTGGGTTTCAGCTTGGCGCCGCTCTAGCTCGGCAACGCGTTCACGTTCGCGCTCAAGCTGAGATTTAACGATAGGAAGAACTTCTTCTCCCCGGCGCACAAACTCGTTTGGCTCAACCCAACGATCTTCCGGACCCTTGTATTCGTTCTTATCGCGCCATCCTAATTCCTTAGCTCGCCTTACGAGGTCAGGATCATAGGAAGTCTGTGAGTCTTGCTCGTTCTGCTGCATATTACCTTGATTTCTCTCGATAAAGCCAGCCATTGAATTATTAACCATTTATGTTTTCCTTAGAAGTCAATAATCGCGCCAATGTCTTTGTCATTGATTAGGCGATACTCAACTTCATCTTTACCGATGATGACGCTTCCTGCGTACCGAGCGTAGACGACACGGTCTCCAATCTTTGGAATTCGCGTATTCTCATCCCAGTTGTGATAGCTGAACGCCGCTGGCGACATGGAGACGATTTCTCCCTTCATCACCGCGCGCTGCTGGTCATCACGAGCTGGCTCTGGTATGATAATTCCACCCTTGGTCTTTTCAGCCATAATGTCCTGTTTAACCAGAACTTTAAACTCAAAAGGAATAACGCCAGATGGGTGGCTGTCGTCTTCTTTCTTGGTATGGATCACGCCATTTACTTTCCGTGGCTTGCCCTTTGGCCATCCGCGCCGCTTCGGCTCGGTTCCTGCGTCAAGGTCATTTTCGTTATGCATCTGCTTGAATTTCCTCTAGTTTTAACTCTATAAATGACTCAAGAGCTTGTCTGCGCGCTCTTAAATCAAGGTACGTTATGATAAGCTTCTGCTGGTCAACTCCGCCAGTGGCGTCCAAAAGAGAAACCCACTGTCTTTCACTCTGCTTTGCAAGGGCCTTTGCTTTTTCTACCATTGCTACTGTTACTGGATGAACTTTCCAAACTTCAAACTCGTCTTCCGTTATCATGCAAAGCCTTTTATCTTAGTAAGATGCATGTCTGCGGCGCTGGAGTCTTCATTCTTCATTGCAGACTCAGCAGCTTTAAACTGTGCAGCATCAGCCATCGCATGAGCCTTAATGCCCTGCGTATGAGCTTCAGAGAGTTTTGCCGACGCCCTAGAGGTATTGAAGTCGATTTCAGATTGCAGTTTCTCTATCTGCTTCTGCATCATGGCCATCTTCATCTGGTCCTCAGGATTCTGCCCCTGGTTCTGCTGTATGACTTCCATGTAGTTGTCGATACCTGCTGCTGACAGCAAACGCACCAACGTCTTGTTTGGATCGAGAAGCTTATCGTATGGGGGCTGCATCTGGAGCTGTGTAAGCATCTGCGCCCGCGCTATGCGCTGCATCTCTGTAACCAAAGTAGGATCAGCTATAGGGCATACGATCATGTTATCGTCAGCATAATCAGAACCTACGTCCGCCTGCTGCCCAATAATTTCGCTGTACGCCTTATCCGACAGATACTTCCTATTAAGCCTGTAAATAATCTTAAATTCTTTAGATAGAGACTTAAATATGCGCTTATAAATAGCAGTAAACACCTTATGTCCCTGCTCAATAAGGGCAAGTATCGTCGTTGGCGCCACGTTGTCTTGCGTCATGTCGCCAGTTAGAATGTCTTGGATAGATGTTATCTGCTTTGCTGCATCTATCATCATGGTTAATAGCTGAAACAGAGCCATAGATGGCCCTGGATGCTCCATGTTGACGATGGCGGCGCGTATGTCCTGGCCAAGGGCGTCTACCGTATGGTAAACTCCAGGTTCAAAGCGCAGTTCTGTTTTCTTGAATGTTAGGCCAGAACCAATGAAGCCGCCGCCTGCGTTCTGCAAGTGACCGGCGTCAATCATTTGGTTCATCGTTGTATCAACGATAGACGTGATGCTTTCCAGAAGGAACCCAAACCCTATTGGGTAGAACCCACCTTCTGGGTCCGGAATGAATGGATAAATTACAAAATAATCTTCACGTGGAATTCTTGTTATTTTAGTTCCATCGTGACGTATTTCATTAACGTCGAAACCTGCTGTAATACGTACTACTTTTTCACTTTGCTCATGGATAGTAATGATCCAAGGCTCTGCAAAATCGTCGCCATCAAGGTCATAATAACAATGCTGTTCGATAAAATCCAATGGAGCTTGGTCATCATTTCCTTCTGCGCTCTCTGGGTGTAAGTCCACGTCCAGGAACATTCCAGAGCGCTTACGTTCCTCAACCTCTTGAGGATAAAGCTGGAAAGAATGGCTGATACGCGGCGCAGACTCCAGAGATTTTACTTTTTGGTTTACAACTAGGTTGATTAGTGAAATCCAGGTTGATCTTGGACGGTCTGCTTCAAACCGCCAGTACACCTTACGCGCTGCGCCACCGACAACCGGCATCTGGTGGAGCATCATATCCGTCTCGCCTTCCCAGTCTTCCATCTCTTCTAGAAGCTGGTGGGACATGTGCATGCCGACTCTGGAGCCACGGGCGGCTAACTCGCCTTGTAGATTTCCTCCTGTCAGTTTAGCCCTAACAATTTCACGGCCAGATATGATAGCTGGATAAGCCCTAGCTGCGAATTGGAGGCTGGCTGTAGTAAGAAGGGGATAATTAACATTGGCTGCTCCAGGGAAAGGATAACTTTTCTCTTCGCGCTTCTGTTTCGCTATTTCAAGCGCCTTGTACGCCCTATCTTCCCAGTCGCCACGAGAACGCTTATCTATCTCGTAGCCTTCGCCTACTCTTCCACCAATTCTATTTAGTTCTAACTCATCAATGTCTTCTGCAACATTGGGAGACGCCGCCCATTTACGAAGCTGCTGCAACTCTTCCGGCTCACGAGGACGCATTGGCCCTGGCGCCATGTTAAGTCCAGGGATATTCATGCCCCGTGGAGCGCCGTACTCTGGCGTCACGTTACCTTCGTCCATAGAAGGCAACGCAGAGCCGTTCATCGCTTGTGGCGGCATAGGCTGTTGTGCGTCTGGCTGTGGTTCCGGAAGAAAGCTGTCAGCCATTACGCGGCGCCCTCATGTTTCACGTGAAATTAGTCTGTCTTTGGAGCGGAATTGCCACGTGGATGCTTAGGCTTTTCAAGCTTTTCACCAAGCATATGCATAGACATAGACTTTTTATAGCGGATAAGTTCGCTTTTCTGATGATTGAAAATCTGCTCCGGATTTGGTCCGTAGTTCGGGTCTTTGCGTATCCCAACAGAGGCGTCTGCCATTTTGGTTCCTCAGTATTCCGTAATGAGTTTATTCTCTGGATAATCAAACGTTTTCCAGGGTGGCGTCTGTCTGCGCTCTTCTGCATTCATATGGTAGCGAGTCTGCGCGTTGCGCGCCTCTGTCTCTCCATATGTCCTATTGTATTTGTCTCTAGGAATTTTTGCACTTAAATTCATAGCAAATACAGATGGAATCATTCCTTTTTCTTCTGCAAATTTATTAAGTTCATCCATCGTGTCTCCCTTGAAACCCATGTGTCTTTGGGCGACATCTATCATGTCATTAGCAAGTTTTGGGTCAAGCGATGGGTCTTTTAATGTTTTTTGAACGTTAACCGAGTTAACTGGAAAATTACGCCAGTGACTTCCAGTTAGCATCCCCTCCGTTCCTTGAACGCCATGCTGAGACTCGTGGACTATAACGCTTTCAGGAGGGTATATCTTATTTAAGTTAATAGCAAGAGATTTACTTCTAGGATCATATGATCCATATATTGTATTCGTCGCGGACGGCGGAGGATTACTAACGATTAGACCGCGATTTCCCATTTCTGGGTAAGCTTGATACAGAGTAGCATGTGGCCATGCTTTTTCTGGTTCTGTTAAATCTACGCCATGAACTGGCATATTCTCTGGCGTTCCACCCGCCCACGGAACGCCAGCGTCACTTAATTCTGCCCGTGGCAATCCATCAGGTCCATAATGGACGCCTGCAAACTCAGGGTCGTGGCGACGGAAATGATTAGCCGTAGCTTCCCATATTTCGTCCCTGGTATGTCCCTTAGCGGCCATGTCGTCCGCCATCTGAAACGCCTGCTTGGCGGCTGGACGGCCAGCATGGAATAGATTCTCAACCCCTACAGGACCGATCATGATATTCCGTCTAGCGCCAGCCATCGTAGCCGCTTCTGCGTATCTGCTACGGGCTGGCTCTGTGGCCGTCCAGGCTTCGCTAGGGCTGACTTTTACGCCGCCCCTACTACCCTCGCCTAGAAACGTTCCCACGTCTCCAGCAGCCTGCGTTACAGGGCCATACGCCCCTTTAAATCGGTCTATGCTCTGCTGCGCCGCTTCGCCTGTCCCGCCTAGGGATTTGGCCACATCTGCATAGCCATATTGACCACGTGTCGCCAATCGCGTAGCTTGATCTGCGGCGTAGACAGGGCCGCCTGTTATGGCGCTAGCGTAGTCCCCGGAGGACGAAGGCAGATCATTCCAGTACGTTCTTAAATCTCTGGGTATGCGACCAAGCGCTTCCGCTGAATTTCTGACGTATCTTCCGAATTGGTCTAAGTAACCTTCGTCCTCAGGCATTATTTATGAAAACCTGCAAGTGTCTTCGCCAGCGCCGCCCGCTTGCGCATAGTTGGATTTTTGCTGTGCGCAGCCTTAGCAAGTTTAGATGCTGGTATCTTCTGGCCTTGTGGGACGCCAAGAGCGCGGTGCAGAGCGCCTTTGTTCTTTGTAGCGCCAGCAATCCAGTTGTGAGTGGAGCCTCCGCCAGCAGCGATAAAATCCTTCGCCATGGAATGTATCCAACGGTGGTGCTCTGGGGTCTTGGCCATCTCAGTATCCAGTTATTTTGCTTCTACCAGCCATTGAAATGACATTGTCGGCGTCATCCTCTTCATCTTCGTCTCCACGAAGCTTCTGGGCATGAACCATGTTACTCATCGACAAATATCTAAGCGCGTCGCACAAATGGTCGTTCTCTTTTACGATTGCGCCACGGTCATTACGTCGATATATGCGCATTTCTTTAATAAGATTAACACACGTTCTGAAGATTTTCAATCTACCTTCAGTTAATCTCGTAAAAATATTATGTATTCCGCCCTCTTGACCTGTAACCTTATTATTAGCAGGAAACAGTCTCAATCCAGCTTTGCGGTACTCGTTAATAAGAGATTTACCATCAACCTGACTGACGCCAGCCGCCGCAGGGTCTACGCAACCAATTAGGTTTTCACCACGCGCCTTGATAGCATAAGCATGGACAGCGGGAGGTTGATGTCCCTGATAATATTCGCTGTATATATACAGAATATCATCATCTCTGTCTATTGCTCCCCATACCGCCGCTGTACGTTTCCAACCAACGTCAAGAGCATAAGCACGGGGCCAATATGTTGGCATTTTAAATGGATCAATAACGAATTCGTCTTCACTCACTGGGTATACCTTTCCGGCGCCAAGCATCGGAACACCAAGAGAGCGCGCGTCCCTTTCGTGGACGGGGAACGCTCTGAGCATGCGCTCACAATCCGCCTTGGATAAATGCGGACAGTCAGCCCAACCAATTTGAAGTGTGAAGCGCCCGCTTGTCAAAACGCCTCCATCTCAATTGTATCCGGCTCTGGAGCCATGCTTGGCATATACATCAGCACCACGTCAGACAATCCGCTTAGTGGCGTAAATGTACAAAGTATTATACCGTTTCTTGTCATCAAACGCGTTAAACACTCAGTATACACATCTAATGGCGGCTCTTCATCAAGCCATACTATGTCTTTCGCAGTACCTTGAAACTTTGCTCGGCCCTGGTCATATGATTTAAAACCAAGCCAGCTAGTTCCACCTGATGTATGGCGAACTCTTACTGTGTCTACCGCAGCCGCAACGCCAGCTCTATGCGTAGGATTTCCTAGAATACAATCTTTTGGTATTAATCCAGTTCCAAATTCCCCTGGATTTCCTAACATAATATGCTGAATAATATCGCGTGTCGTTTCGCTGGTGTCGCCTGCCGCCCATGCTTCTGTTGGCCCATGGAAGCGGCGCCCTTCCCACCATTCAGGATATAATCCAGTTAGATGGAGCGTAGTCTCGTATCCGCCTATACCAAATGATTTACCAGAACGGTTAGCGGCAATAACTGCTCTTTCATTATACTCTTTACCTGCACGGAAGAACTGCATATGCTTCTTATACAATCCCCTCCTAAGCGGCCCATATTCTGGGTAAAGGGTAAGAAGCTTATTATGCTTAGAAAAATTGGCTTGCGCCTCGGCCTGCTGATATAACTCTTCAGCGTCCGTCTTCTCCAGGCCCCGAATATCGTCTACTGTAGGAGTAATCTTCGTCAGGAGCGCCTTCCTCTTCTCCGGACTCATACTCTTCAACATCTGAGTAATCTGGGAGGGCGTCAACTTCGACTGCTTGTTCGATGAGGGCTGGATTGTTCTTTGCGAGGAGTTCAAGAATCCTGAGGGTTCTTTGCTCATCGGTTATCCTTATATCTTGCTCGCCACTATACTCGACAAGCTTAACACCATATTTTCTAGGATTTAACTTCTCAGCTATTTTAATATAGGCGTTGACGGTGAAGTTAGCGTCTTTCTCTCTCTCGTGGATAACGCCATCCGCAGCCGCCTGATGCGCCCTGTCCATAAGTACATGAGCTTGGTTACGTCTAGCTAGAATCATGGAGTCTGAGAACGCTTTGTTCTTCCAACACCATCTATAGATCGTATTCGTAGCTATTCCAGTGATATTAGCTATCTCATTCATGCTATAACCAACTGATATAAGCTCGCAAACCTTGTCCATCATCTCCTGACAGTACAGGTCATCTCCCCTATATAGCTTACGATCTATGCCTTCTAATTCTTTAGCTATCCGTTCACCAACGCTGCGATCTGCGACCTTGTCGATTTCGCTCATTTTTTCTTTTTAGGTTTGACTATCTCAGTTTTCTTTTACTCTTACTCACAGACAAAGGCGGCAGCGCCCCCTTAGCAGTCTTCCTGCTTTTCGGATTGGCCGCCAATGCCATTAATCTGTGTTTATATCAGCACTTGCCACGCTTGCGGACGCCGCCGCCAGCTTCATGGTGCTTGGCAGAGCCGCCACACTTACGAGCGCCGCCGCCCGCTTCATGATGCGAACGATGACGAACGCCGCCACCCGCCTCGTGGTGCTTAGCAGTACCGCCGCACTTGCGAGCGCCGCCGCCTGCTTCATGGTGCTTACGAGTTCCCCCGCCCGCCTCATGATGCTTAGCATGGCCACCGTGACGGTGAGCTGTGGTCTTCTCGTGAACGCCGCCACCAGCTTCATGACCAATTTTCTTCGCGGCCATCGACAGGTGATGATGAGCCCGCTCTAAATGACGATGAGGCATATTAATGCTCCCGTTTTTTGCACGCATAAAAAAACCGCCATAGAAATGACGGTTATCTAGCGTCTGCATACGCAGTAGGTCTGGTCGCGACCTATATTAGCGCATCCAATGTTGCTTACGTGCTTGTTAATAGGACACATAACAGCATTGTTATGATTAGTGCATGATAACATTATAATATGCTAATGTCAACCCATGCACTAATTTATTATCGTCCGCGCCCTGCCTTCTTGGCAGATGGTTTGGGCACTGGGCGTCCGCCCTTCTTGATTGTTGTAGGAGCATGACCCGGATGCTCTTTAGCTGTATGCTTGGCGACTGCTTTATTAATCATCGCCTTGTCTTCTTCCACATCATCATGTGGTTCTTTTGACGGTCTTTTTGCCACTGCGCGCTCCTTTTTCTGGCTCCGCTTCTTGGGCTCCGCCTCCACCTTGAGGTCGTTGTTTCGCAATATATTCGATATTAGTTCTTCTATCAACACTATCCTTTCTTTCATCTCCTGAAAGAATGACAATATTTCTTGTGGAGTTAGGGGGCGGTACTGCCCCGGATCGTTGCTCATTAGGTGTTTTCTTTCTGCTATTTACATAGCAATGATCATGCATTATATTCTCTGTAGCAAATACCACAAAAGGTGAGCTGCGTCTTACACTTATTCCGCAACTCATGCAAGTTCCGACGCTGGCTTCAGATACAGCGCGTTTCGAACGGGAAGGTCTACTCATTTATGTCTCCGGTTGCTAAGAAGATCGTGGCGCCAAAGAAATGGCGTCCAAAGCGTGTGATAAATCCAATTGACAGAGCTATGAAAGAAGACCAGATGCAACGAGCGCTGTTTACCCAGTGGCGCCTACGTGGCACTCCTAAAAGCACTTTCGTTCATATTCCCAATGAAGGGAGTAGAGGGGCTGGTGAAACTTGGAATCTAAAGAAAATGGGGCTCATGCCTGGATTTCCTGACCTTTTGCTTAGAGGTGATCCAGATTATTTAGGCGAAGGCGTTATTGCAGAACCATTTCTTTTAGAATTGAAACGCGCTGGTGTAGCGCCTACGCCAGAGAGGCGTGAGATATTGGAAGGACTGTTTGAGAGAGGATGGCTGGTTTATTGCGCTGATACGCTAGATGACGCCGTGGCCCTGCTGGAGACCCACGGCGTTTTGAAGTGTGGGATAGAGCGTTATGTCAGATAGCTACAACATTATTAACGAATATCTTCGCTAGCTTCTGCATTCCACGTCCTGTGACCATAACCTGTGGACGGCGCCCTGGAGCGTCCACAGAAAGGTATTCTTCAAGCCCACGGTCGTAGTACTTTAACTCCATGAGCCCATAGTTTATCTTATCCTGGTTTGGCAGGACGCCACTGGACGAATCGTAAATCCATTTATTTTCACGAAACCATTGGAACAGATAATTCGGCCCTACGCCAAGCGCCTTGGCTGCTGCGCGGGGAAGAATAGACTTTGGACTTGATGTGATGAGCGCCAGCGCCGCTGCTGATGGCTTTAGCTCCTGGACTTCGTTCGATAGACGGCCGACGTTCTGTTCTGAGGCGGCAAGTTGGGCGCGAGCAGCGTCTCTCTCTTGCTCTGCCTTCTCCCAGCCTGCAACCGCCATTTTGGCGATTTCAAGCTGAGACAGTTGAGGAACAGGAGCATTCCCCCGCAACATTTCCAACTCACAGCGCATACGGTAAAACTCGTTTACAAACGCCTCGTAAATTTCTGAGGCGACGCCACCCTTGAGTGATCTGCACAGCCCCATAAATCCACGTTCGGTCATCAAAATATGTGACAACCTTTCTCCTGCTAAGTCTTTGATTCTCAAAGGTCGGAAATTCCGGCCTTTGAAATCTAAAGACAAATCCAAGAGCTTTATCGCTTCGAGAATGTGCTTATGCTGGCGTCCAAGCCGTTCTGCAACATGGCGGCTATCCGCCATTGGTTCGCCGCTCTCATCTTTGCAAAGAGTAATCTTATTAGTCATAGTCTGCCTTTCAGACAGCCTTTCCATAAGAGGGGCGCGGCGGTGGTGGGAAAGGGCAGGAAAAACACCACTGTTCGGTAGCTACCCTAGCCGCGCACCCCTACCTTATCCTTTCATTAACCAAGCTTCAACAAATTTCTAATTATTTCCATCACCAGTCTGAACTCCGCTTCCGTCATTTCCCCCTTCAAATGGTTACAGCCATTGCAGGCTGCGACCACGTTTCTTCCCCTCATGGCTCCGCCACGGGATATTGGCGTCCTATGATCACGTGTAGCCTCCGTTTCATCACTAATGAACATTTGCATTTGGCATTTACAGTAAAAGCAAAGGCCGTTCTGCGCTATGAAGAGATTCCTGAGATTGGGAACCTGCTTCGCCGCCATGCGCTGACGATGGCGGTGGTTGAAGATTGCAGCCATGCGCCCTACCTAGGGTCCGGCTCCGCTCGTTTCAACCAAATTATATGATTGACACAGGCATCCGTATCGGCTACACCAAATACGCATCAACCCGATGCATATCGGGCGAAACTCCAGGGAAGGCGCCTTTCCCAAAAGACCTCGTCTTCCCTGGACCTAATTATTCAAGAAAGGAAATGATATGGATTTTGGTGACGCTATTCGCGCTATGAAAAATGGAGACGCCGTCGCCCGTGAGGGGTGGAATGGCAAGGGAGTGTGGATTGCCCTTTCTCCTGGAAATCCAGCGCTTGAGGCTGAAAAGTTCTGGAGCAAACAAGCTCAAAGTTACGCCCTTCTGCATGGCGGAACCGCAGTCGTAAAACCAGCCATCATCATGAAAAACGCTAATGGCGAAATCGTGATGGGATGGCTTGCTAGCCAAGAAGATATGCTTTCTGAAGACTGGGTTATTCGGAACTAACGAATAAGGGCGTCTACCCAACTGGAGAAGGGAACGGACTGTAAATCCGTAGGCATTGCGTCCATGGGTGGTTCGATTCCACCGGCGCCCACCAATACGGAGCCGCAGCACAACGGTGAATGCGCCGCTAAACTGAAGCGGTGTCGAAAGACAGGCTGGATTAAATTATAGTCCCAATTTCACTGGGTAAGCACGCAGTTTATAAGACTATATGCCTTGGAATTGTATGACTGTTAGTGCAGTGATGCTTGGCCAAGGTTCCGGCTCATGGGGGTTCGAATCCCCCCGGCTCCACCAAAAAAGAGATATTACAATGCCAGATAGAGAAGTTCAGGGTTGCGCTGGGATAATAATAGCGCTATTAATTATGATGTTAGCTGTAGCAGTATTACTTACTTTTGGCAAGTAGCACAATGGTAGTGCGTCGCCCTGTTAAGGCGTAGGTTACTGGTTCGAATCCAGTCTTGCCAGCCAGTCTTCTCTGCCATGTGTAGAGGTAGCATTCGAGTACGCCGTTGACGTATTCAGCTTATGTCCAGAGCAACTGCTGGAAATGTTGCGTCCCCATGCGACACACGAGGGAGTAATTGACCCTGACGGTGGGGAGGAAGGTTAGAATCCTTCTCTGGGCTACAAGCCATTGTAGCAGCGACAGACTAAGGGGCGAACTCCGGTGATTGACGGACGGGCGCCATCTCACCCTAGTCTGGCGCTTCTAGAGTGGCTTTATCAGGCTCGAAAGAGGAATTGCAGCACCTGTGCGCCATGTAGGACTGTCATACGGGTGGACGGCTAGAGCAAGAAAATGGGGAAACCCAGTCCTGATCACCACTCATATCTTACGCTGAGGGGTTGTTACAGCCTACTATAGCCTTAGCTCTGATAGAGTTTCGGTGCTGTAATTGCTTCTCAGCGTAGTCTTATGGTCCTGTAGCTTAACGGTTAAAGCTGGCGGCTCATAACCGCCTGATTGGAGTTCGATTCTCCACTGGACTTCTAAATTTTTGTTGGTATACTTAGAATAAGCATAGGCGGAGAATAGCTCAATCTGGTAGAGCACTAGCTTTGGGAGCTAGGGGTTGTAGGTTCGATTCCTGTTTCTCCGACCATTTCACGTGGAATGCCAGTTTAGCTCAGTTGGTAGAGCATCGTCCTTGTAAGACGGGGGTCGTGGGTTCGAAGCCTGCAACTGGCACCATTAATAAAGCGCCAGAAATTTCTTCCTGGCGCCCCACCCTTACCGTCTTCTATAACTCTCTGCGCGCTCGTGGTATCCTTGCCTTCTAGAGGCTGCGCGCTGGTGTAGTTTGTATCTATTGCTTAAATGGTAATACGGCTCAACCCTTGAACGCGACCTACCATGACGGTAGTTCTGGTTGTTCCTGCTGCAATCACCATAATATGGACCTTGCTCGCACTCCTGCGCCGCCACAGGCGTATACATTGAGGCTAAGAGCATGGAGACTAGGATAATTTTCTTCATTTGGTACACTTTCCTTTCTTCACTTCCATCTAACGCGTAATGTGCTTGACTGCCCACATACACGATTCTTCCAACTTCGTCTTTGCTATCGACAGTTCACGACTGGAGCCTAGAGCGTTAAGGACCTCATACATATCCGCATAGTCCCGCTTCAGGCTCCCCATCTGCGCCTTCTCTGCTTCAGTAAGAACGCGATACTTCATACACATAGGATCATTGGCGACGCTTCTTTCAGATGGATTGTTGTTTACACGAGCGTCATCGGTGCTGTCGATCAACATTCCATCCTCTGTCATAAAGGGAGGATGCGCCACATCTTCTGGGCGCTTGATAACGTAACCATATGGATTATATTCATCCTTCAACGCATTACGTTTCATAACGTCTTCTGGTTCTACTGCCATGAGCGCACCATCCTCACATTCATAAAAGTAACTTCTCTTCCCCACTTAAACTTACTAACTATACACCCGGAGCCACGGGGCAACTGTAGCCTATGGTTCAATATCCTGGCGCTTTTTAAAAACTTTCGTGGACCATAGACGTATCGACGGGTTAGGAGCCAGATATCATCTTTTCTCATCTCTTCACCCATTCCTTCCCATTCGGCCCTAGACGACACTTCCAACCAGACGCCTTTCCACCGGGCATAGGACGCTTGCTGGCGGGCTTTGCGCCGATGTGTCCATCTCTCTGCCGCAGCGTCTTTCCCCGCTGTGCGGCCTCCTGAGCCGTCTTCTCAGAAGCGCATTTAGAGCACCACAGCTCCCGGTTTGCAAGGTCGTTTGCGCCGCCGCGCCAGAGGGGATTGACGTGTTCATCGATGATCGTGACGCCTTCATGGCCCTTAATATGCAACTTCTGCCCACACTGGGGACATTTTCCGTCCTGACGCATAAAAAGTTCCGCCTTCTGTTTCCTGGAAAGCGGAACCCGATCCTCAGATAAGAGCCAGACGCGTCTCTCAGTCACGCCTATATAACTTCCTCAGTCATCTTCGGCTTCCGATCCTCAGGTAATAGCCATACCCGCCGTTCTATCACTACCGCATTGGCCTATCGTCTGGCTGCGGCTGTTCAGGCGGCAGCGGGGGCGGAGACTCCGGAGGCGGAGAAGGCAACGGCTGGGGAATTGGGTCCGGCCTAGGATTACCTCCTGGAAATGATTCTACAATATCATCCATTACTTCTTTTCCTTCGGTGGGCTTGGTCGTGGGTAATCTGTAGGATTTTTCGGCGCACCACCAGTCCTTGTACCACTGCTGGTGCCGGTTCTCACAGGCTTTTTAACCATTACTCTTCCTCGTCTAGAGGGTCACAGCCATTAGGACATGGCATATAACCAGAACCAACCTCTGCGTCTGGAACATATGATCCAGTATCTTCGCAAAGAGGGCAAGCTGGCTCCGGAGTTGGAGCCGGTTCCGGCTGCGCCTCTTCCTCTTCTCCGCCATTACACATCTATAATAACTTCCTCTATCATCTTAGGCTTTCTGACAATACGCTCTTGTGAAACAACCTTCTCCGACGCCAAACGCATAGCTACATCGAAGCTGAACCGTGTTCTAGCAAGAAAGTCTTCACCACGGCTGGTGGCAAGTCTTTCAAACTCCCATCCATCTTCATTATTAAGGCAAAGGCCATGCTGGCACACGGCCCACCTTCCTTCTGATCTCTTTTCAACCGTAATTTCGCAATTTCTTTCATCATATCCTATGGAAAATATAACAGCTCTGTCCACAAGCCTTCTCACAGCGTCAAATTGTACCCTAAACTCCGCCATTTCATCCTTAAGCTTATAATTTGCTTCCTGCAATTGCTTTATATAAGCTTTATCATCAATATACGTGCTCATTCTGCTATCTTTCCTTCCTTGGTTATCTCAAAATCGCCTGCTTCTGGGTCAAATTCGTTCGCCATAGGCTCGTGGCCTGCGTATCCCCTAGGATTGGACACCACCAGCACCCCATGGTGTTCGAATCTGACCTTAATATGAGTGTGACCGTGGACCGCCGCAACAATATTTTTGTGCTTTCGAACAGCATAATCGAGGAAATTAGAATAATAAGCTTCATCTAACCCTTTACCCCAATGAGGATCATATTTCCCGCTGGCGTAGGTGGGCGCATGGTGCGTAATTAGGACGCACGGCTTATCCGCATGCTTCTTTAATAGATCAAGAACCCGCTTCCTACTCTGTTTATGAATCTTTTCAAAGTCAGAAGGGAGCATAGCGCGGGAATGGGGAGGGAGCCGTCCCCAGCCGTCCTTCGGCTCTGTATGCGTCATGATGACACGGCAGTCGTTCATGCTGTTTCTGACGCGAATCTCGCCCAAAACGTCGCTGGCTCCATAGGTTGCCCACATGGTTGAGCCAATGAACGCCACGCCGTCAATTATTGCGGCCTCATCGTCCAAAAGCGCCACTCTATGGGAGAATCTTACCACAAAATCCTTGATAATCTCAGACGTTTCCTCAATAATTGAACCATAACATTCATGGTTCCCCTTAACCACAAGCACTTGCTTATATTTCTTTAGCTCTTCCTCAACAAAACGCACGTATCTCCCGCGCAACTTAATAAAATGCTCATCTGAACTTAACAGCATGTGCTTAGCCACCCAGATATCCCCCGCCAACACCAGGATATCCCCACCAGGAAGCTTTAAGTCCCCATGCTCAAGATGCAAATCGCTCATGCAATGGATTTTCACGTGAAACACCCCTACTTACTCTTATATGGTTCAACTTCACCTAGGATAACGTACTGATCCATGTCTTGACAGTGGCAATCCCACCCCATGAACCACCACGTATTGCCATCTCGCTTCTCCATTATCCACGGCTTCTTTCCAAGAGTCTTATTTTTATGCCTAACCCAGTAATATCCCCTGGCGCAATTGTCTGCATATAGCACGTCTGTCCCCTTTCACAAAAATGGGCAGGGCTCTGCGCCCCACCCTCACTTCAGTAGCGAAGCTACGCTTCACCAGTAGTAGATATGAGGCTTATGGTTGACCGGCCACGCCAGTTCATCCGGATCGTAGCCCTTCATAACCATTCTCGTAACCCTGTCTGATTTAGCCCTCCAGGGCCGTGTGTGGTGCATTCTATCCCACCACGCAGGGTTAGAGCTCATCATGCTCTTGTAGGTGTTCCAGTCCTCAGGTCCGTAGGGAAACACTCCCTGTTTCACCACGAGGCCGTTACGCTTGCGCCAAGAGTTCCTGGACCATCCTGTTTTGACAGTTCTAAGCCTTGGCTTATTTCTCCTGAAGTTCATTTGTGATAAATTCCGGGTAACATTGCCTAAACGAGGCCGCCATCTCCTCGATTGTGCTGTTATTTACCCAGGTCACAGTCTCTATAAACCCATGACGACGCACGGGAGATAAAGAGCTTAGGATCGAAAGACCTTCAGCATATCCGCTTTCAAGCGGGATATACGTCGATAATCCAATCCCGGAGAGGGCGGCTATGCTTCTCCCACTTGCCAGTTGACAAACTTCATTGAAAACCTCATGACTTACGGGGCCATACGCCCCAGGATGAAAACCAAATCCAGTAGTGTTTGCAATCGGATCACCATAGAAGCCAACCTCTACGAGAAATACAGCCCTTTGAATATGATGAATAGTCATCGTCATATTCGGACGCAAACACATGGCTCCAAGAATGGCTTCTCTGCTCCCTATCACTTTCTACGCGCCTCCATTTCGTCTTTCCACCTGATAGCTTCGCGCATGGCGTTCTCTTCTCCAGATATTATAGACTCAGCGGCTTGAACTTTGTAAATTTCGTCTTCTATATTCAATCTCTTAAGCTTCTCCCCCACAACTATGGAAGATATAGGAAATTCAGAATCCCTTATCATCTTGCGCAGCCATGGGGGAAGGGTATCGTAGTAGTCAATGTCCCTGAACCTGAAGCTCATTTCTGCTATCGTTCCTTATGGTATAGCGGAAATCGCACAGTCCGCCTCCGTCTCCCCAATGCATACGGTATATACGCTTATTTCCGTAGCTATGGAGAGCGCAGCGCTTCATAATTCGGCGCACAGTCCGGCGTTTATTCGTCTTGCTCCACCTCTTACCAGTCACCCCAATACCTCCTGATAAAGTCGTCCGTCTCTTTCAGTTCCCGGTGGCGCTCCATGAGGACTCCCAGGAGATTACGGCGCTGCTTACGCTCCATATTCCTCAAAATATTAACCAAATTAAGATGTTTCTCCGTAATCCCCTTCCTATTTTTCCCAACGTTGTCCTTTATAATCCTCAACAGCGTTGGCGACACTCTATATTCATTGGCTATAAATGCTAAGAAACCATTGACTGTGTTATAAAGAAGCTCCACATCACCCACATCCATGCGTTGCTCTTCTATCATAATCTCGTAATTACCATAGTGAGCAGTCGCTATGTCGTATACGGAGATGTATGGCGATGTATTACCCGAATAATACCTAAGCATCTGGCGATCAAGATAGTCGGTCACGCGCCACATCATGTCCATGCGCCTGTCTATTTCCAGGGGAGCCTTTCCCCTCTGCGCCATGTGCGTGAGCCATGAGCTGATAGCTTCGCTAAGTTCAGGATAACTCGCCATACTCTTTCCTTTCAGTTCTTCAATCCGTTCTTAATTCTTTCTTCTTCTTCCTTCTGGGTCTCAAGGCATTTCTTGAAAAACCCTGGTATGGTCGTGACCATATCCATCAAAATGTATTTAAGAACGTCATCCCTGATTTCACTAGGGAATAAGTTGACCACCAGAGACGTAATAACATTAGAAAAGTTTTCAGAGATGGCCTCTGACGCCCTCATGGCCGTTTCGCCGCTAACGACAGTAGGCTCAATAACTTCCATAAGATCGAACATAGCAAGGTAAGAAATTATAGCAGTCTTAGACTTAACGCTATCGTCTCCCCCGAACTTGTTTCTGATAACCTTCTCAAAAACCTCCCTATTTTTCCCGTGGTACATTATCTCTGACGTCATTCCATCGTCTTCTGTCGTCACTGCTGTATTTCCTTCTTGCTCTGCTTAATAATAAGTCTTCTCTTGTTACGCATTCACTATCGTCAAACTTCTTCCACCCCTTATATCTGGCCTTCATATACGTTGAGGCGCATACGATAGTCAGGTTTTCAATATCGTCCCAGGTTCCGCTTGGGTGTTTTACCCACCACTCCCGGAGTTTTCCAGGATCGATCACCCTTCGATAGATTATCTTAGGGTCATGAGGGTGAAAGAACTTAACTACTTCCGCAGCGTCTTCTTTGAATATAACGCCAATGTATTTTCCTTTGGCTTCAACGACTACTCCGGTGAAACCATCTATTTCGACTATGGAGCCCCAGGTGAATGGGGCTCCAGTCCTTTGCGCAAGCTCTTCAATAGCTTTTCTATTCGGCATCTTCGCTTAGCTGCGTAATTGCTTCGTATACGTCTGACTGCGCCAGCCCCGAAACCAGAGCAATGTCGTTTATCAGGACACATAGCTGGTTCAAGTAGTCTATCGAGCTCTTCAAGAGAGGTATCCATACCTCCCTATTCTTCCTGACGTATACGGCGTATATCGCAACTCCTCCGGTCTCTACCAGCCTATCATGGAAGAAACCCAGTTCCCTGACATAGGTTGTGGTGTGTATTGACGAAACCTTACCAAGCTTCTTCCCATTCCATAGTGGGGCATGCATTTGCATTGGACGGCCTAATTGATAGTATCGCTTGTGACCATGCTCTTCATCATAGTAACGCGCTCGGCCCCCATACGCGCTACCTCCACCGCATGCTCTCTAGCTTCTGGAGATATTGCGGAAAGAAATAGACATCCCTTGTCTACAGCTTCGTCTTCACAATGGGGACAGGTGGTGTTAACTTTCACCTGAGCCATCATCTGGACCAACCAGATCAATTCTTCCTCCGACAGGATCACCGTTATGTTTCTTTCTGTGGAGCCAGAACGGGTTTTGTCCGCCATTTTTAGGCTTTCCTTTCAAACTTTCCATGTCCTGATCCATGATATAGTCTCTGTAACCAGGAACTTCTAACAGGGCTGTGGCGTGCTTCTCCACCCATGGGGGGACGACGCCTTTCCCGCCCCATATGACCTTGGCTGACGCGGCTGAGCGTCCATGCACTCTAAAGAAATCGTGCTGGCTAACCTTCGCCTTCTTAAGAATGTTGAGGAAATCGTGATACGTCACCACAACTTTCCTTCTTTAGACTTAACCTCTACAAAGTTACACCTACCACCCATCCCAGCGGCGGATATACTCTTCTCCGTCTCCCTGGCGTCCTTTATCACCGCCTCCAGGGCGATATCCCTGACATTGAGCGGAAGGTCGGATATTAGAAGGCCAAGGGTGTACGCCATGCCCCTAATCGCCAGAACTATATCCCGGCCTGATTTTTCGTTTACGTATGGATAGAGCACTTTTGTCATATCCACTGCGGCTTGCGACATCTCCTCGTATGTCTTTATTTCCCTTGCTGGTTTTTCTTCCATTGCCATTGACTTTCCATTCAAAAAATTTTCTGGCGCCGGTAACGCCTTTTGCCGCCCCTACGCCTTCTATCATATCCAGTATGTCCATTATTAGCGCGGGAACCTTGTGTTTTCCTTGAGCCCAGTGCTGGACTGTGCTAATCCCCGCGCTAACCATTTTTGCAAATTCAGTCTGGCTTATTCCTAGTCTGACGAGTCTTTCTCTGAAACTTTCTTCGCCATGGTAGTCTGTTTTGTCCATGTATCCTGGCCGTTAGACGCCCCGGAGTCGTCGCCCTCAGAGCTATTGCTCTGCAACTCTTTGATGCGCTTCCTTAGTTTATGTTGATGTTCGCCAGCGCCCAAGCCGAAAAATAGACACGCGCCTCCCCAGAACACCAGGAGAAACGCCTTTCCCAAACCAAAACTATGATCGACTATGATCTCATATGGGAAAATAAATACGCTTCCCATGAATAGGAATAAGAATACAACTTTTATAACTGCATAGGTAATTATCATACCCTTCAATTGCTTTACGTCAAACTCTGCAATCTCTTCATCTTCTTCCATGTGGAGCATCCCCCTTAGAACGTTGCGGAAACTTCTACTTCTACAGTTTCTTCAGCGTCAACTGTATGATTTACAGAGATATTTTTTGGTACTGGAATCTTGATGGTAAAGCTATATGTCTGACAAGATTCTGGATTGCTAAGGTCAGATTCTTCCCACTTTTCATCCATGTCATCCCCTGTCTCATCATCACAGATCACATAGTTTCCGTCTTGGTCTATCCTAACCTGGAAACATACGTCCTTGTACGAAACAGGCTTGCTGTACTTAAGATTAGGCTTTGGCTCCAGCTTCCCCCGCGCCGTGCGCTGCTCTGGACAATGAGAGTGGACTATAACCTTATGTCCATCCCTAAGCTCAATCTGCGCCATATCGTCTTCATGGATAGGATTATTGCAATTTAGGCAATTTTGCATTTGGAACTCGTTGCGTTGCGTTATGTGACGTTATGGAGCGGCGCGCTGTGGCAAGTTACGGTGCGACACATCATCCGATACGGATGTTATATGCGCTATGGGGGGACGGCGTCAAGCCCTTAAACGCAAAAAAGCCCCAGGACTCGTGCTTCCCAGGGCTTTCTCTCAGCATAAGCTATCGTTGCATCGCGGATCATTTATAGGCGTTAAGCGCCCAATCCGTCAAGCCGTATGATGTTTCCTCCACGGCTTCAGCCGCCATGTCCATCGCCAATGGCGCTGCGGCTTCCTTCGCGACCTCTGTGAGGTCTATAACCTCAACTTTCCACCCAGGACGAAGATAGCGTGTCCCCGGCGCGTCTGGCGGAAGCGTAGCTTCGCTACCCTCTGGAGCTTTGGCGGACGCAGTAGAGAGCTCTTCTGCGCTCAGCGTATGATGCTTCGGCATAGTCGTTACTGTGACGGTGGTCTGTGGCGAGTACGTGCCGCCACCGCCGCCTGCTCCGCTTAGACCAATTGCCTGTCCGTTGCCCCCGGTGTATGATCCACCTCCTCCACCGCCTCCGTTGGCAACATAGGTTACGCATCCTACGCTGTGTCTACCACTATAGCCGAAGTCATGTGCAGATATAACATATGGATACGTTGCGCTCATAACGCAATCTCTAAGATACCTTGCAGACTTTAGAGCTGAACTGATTTCTTCGTCAAGCATATTTAGATCATATGTTAAAGAAACCAAATTCTTTTCTGGCTTTTTACGCTCTATGCTTTCTGCAAGCTGGAATATCCTATCCGCAGTCGCCCTAAGAGAATACGCCACATCCTTAAAATTATCCGGCATCGATTTCTAGCCCCTGAACACGCATCTCTTCAGCCATTTTGCGCAGAGAAATAACCCTACGCTCTGCTTCTCCTGCCGCCAGCATAATCTTATTGAAGTCAGGGGAAAGATTATTGTATATGGCGCTCCAGAGTTCCTTCTGAACAGCGTTCACTTCCAGGATAGTCTCCCAGCAAGCTTGATGGAGCTGGTGCATAGCTATCTTTTCTTGGTCTTCAGTCACACTCGTTCCTTTCCAACTCTTTATTGATGAACTCCATACGCTTCATCAATTCTTCATGACGCTTATCGTCTTGTACGATCTCCAACGCCTCCGCCAGAGATTCTTTCTGCCTTGTGAGCTTTGCCGTGGCGCGACGCTTAGTCCTGGCTGAGGAACCGCGCTTCCACTGTTTCTGAAACAAATCATGGCCTTTATCTTCCATTATTTGCTTCGATAAGAATGCTTCCTTAGATGTTATGGGCATCTTTCCTCATCATAAGCGTCTTCGCATTCGCAGTTTTCAGGCTGTTCCCCGCGCTCCCCTCCCCATACCCAACCATTGCCATCACACACACTGCAATCCGGGTGGGGCGGGCGCTCTCTCTCAACCACGGGCAGCATATTCTTTATGCTAAGCTCGATGGATGAAACCAAATGATTAATCTTCCCTATTTGCCTCTCGAACCCCTCACGTTCAGCCCTATCTCTTTCACGTGAAACATTCACTCCCGGCCATATGGTGACGTTAAGCTTAAGGACTTCCACCTGAACCTCAAGCTCTTCTATCTGTCTCCTGATAGCCGCCTTCTGCGCTTCCGTCATTTCCAGCAGCCCCCGCTTGTATAGAGCGCCGCTGCGCAAACCAATATTATAATTAACAACGCGACTAACATTACCCTTTCTTTCCTTTCTCTGGCGCTCCACACCACCTACAGCGGCCAAGAAACGCATTATTGCTATAAATAAATTCGTGTCCTACCTTTTCGCATTCCTGCTGTATCTGGTTCATTTCCTCCATATGGCGATGGATTAACGCCGTGTGCTCCCTTCTCTGCCTAGAAACGGCGTCTCTCAACGCCGCTTCTGTCTTATATCTAGCCTGGACTACCTTTTCTTCATCATCAGTAGCGCTAGAATTATCACCGCTGCGCTCAAGAAGAGCAGAGGCAAGCTGCTTCCATCCATTTCTTCCTCCTATTTTAGACATATATAAATACACACTATCAATCCGATGGCGAATAACGCCATTCCAGCAAAACCGGCTATGGTGTTTGCATCTATTTCCATCATATCCTCGCTAATAGCCAAGTGATAACTAAAATTGCGACGCACAGGCCGACGCCAACAATCGCTGACTCCATTGTCATCTTGTCCTCGATAAGAATAGAATTGCTATGACCATGCCAATTATAAACGCCAACGTTAAATGCCCCTGCATCACTTGCTCCATATTGCTATTAAGATGATAACAATGCAGATAGCCACAATGATTGACAGCATTACTCGTCCCTATCGCGCTCCAGAGCCACGATCCTTTTCGCCAGAGGCGCTATAACGTCCTCAAGATGCTGCTTAGATGCGTCCCATGCGGCCCTGGCGACGGCATGGGCCTGATCCTGGTCAAAGCTGAGGCCATCTACAACCTCAAGATCACTCGTAAGATGGGTGACGCCACAAGCGCACAACTCTTTATATATAGCTTCCCAAATGGCGTCTAATAATTCGTCTCCAGGGATTATCTTTTTCATCATCTCCTCATATTTATTAGCGCGTAGACAAAGAACGACAGTACCAGGAATGCAAGAATGAGAAATGAAAAATAATCATCTATCTCATTCACTGACTCGCCTCTAACATAGCTTTCCATACCTTCCTAGCTATCTCGCTGTATGGAGTTTGCTCCAAGTCCTTGAATGTCATGAGGGCGTTTGCCGCCGCAATAAGCATTTTCTCATCTGGCTCCTCAAACACCAGAGCCATGCGCGACGTAGCGGGATTGGCGTTGACCTCCATCTCCGCTATCTTATGGTCCTTAATCTTAATGATCTCTTTAAGCATGCCTATACGATCCTCAAGAGCTTCAATATAACCATTGGTTGTAAATCCAGTCATATAACCTCTCTCCTCATTGGGTGTTTCCGCATATTAGCGCCTCTGCGCCCGGTGCAGTAGCCAAGCCATTTCTTGGCTAAGGGTTTGTCCTTGAAGTAAACCATTGGTTCTTCTCCATCTACGGAGACGCCCCAGGCTTCATACTTCGGCTTACGTTTGAGCGTGAATTTCACAACCATTTTCTCCAGAAACATTTCTTAGGAGGCGGCGCTGGAGGCTGGGGAAGCGACAGCAGCAGTTCCGTCATCTCTTCCCAATGGGATGTGTTCTTCTCCCTATTTGTCTCAGTTGTCAGGTAGTGGTAATGAACTGGAGAAAGACCTTGGAGTTTATTCATATAAACATTCTGCAACTCCTGCATTTGAAGATTGTAATTGCTGAACGCATACGCATTCTGCTGCTGCGCCAAATAGTTGCTCATATGTTGAGCTCCTACCTTGTTACAGTGCGCCCACCACTCCAAGGCTTCCTTGCTTATCAATCCGTCACCCCTCCATCTGGGAGCACAGGCCCTTCTTCAACGAAGTCTGTCCTTTTGACCCTGACAAATGCAAAGCCTACCTTCTCAAGGTCATATAATATAGAAGCTATAAGGTCTCGACGCGTTGAATTATCTTCTTCATCGTCTGAGTCTAGAATTCCGTAATTATCGAAATTATCCTGGATAATATCAGAAATGCTATCTTTATCCGTCTGCACCTGACGTTCAGTCTCCAACTTAGATAATTTGGCCTTAATCATAACCATTCTATGAATAATTTCTGTATTTTCTTGCATAGAAACATAGATGAGAGGATTGCATATAAGAACATTCTCAAGTTCTCGGACCATGGCCTTGGCGTCAGACTCCAGCGCCATGAGAAGTCCCTTTTCCGTATCGCTCACTTAGCCCTCCATTTATCAAGACATTCAAATACTAAACCAAGGCTGTTAACCAAAGCCCTTACCTCAGGGTCTTTGATATCATTCCACGGCTCTCTCTGCTCCAATATAAGGCAAAGGCGTCTGGCCCCGTTTTCGATGAGAAGTTGAACCTCAGGATACGGAACCTCGACAAATCCAAGTTCATTCTTCTCCGACATTATGCTTCCTTATCAACGGGTTTTCGGCGTCTGTGACGTCCATAGCTTCGTTCACTTCTCTAATGGCGGTGAGAGCGCTCAAATCCTGCTCTATAACCATAAGATAAGATGCGGCATGTCTGAAATTCGTCTCGCCATTGCTTGCGTAAACCGCCTTCATAAGATTACGCACATGCTTCTCAAGCTGGAGAAGGACTATTGTTTCCATGCTAACCCCATCTTTTGCAGAAGCTCCTGGTGGCTCTGCGTTCCTATGACTTCGGCAAACGTCGCCATGCACTCTGGCTCCCCATGCTCATTGGCGGGAAACGCCTTAGCCTCAGGGCCGCCGTGGGCGCTGGCTATGGCCTTCTCCACGGAGCTTATGATGATATAGGCGGGAGGCTCAGTTAGACAATGGTCGCATATCCCCGCCTTGAGCATGGAGCACTCAGGGCGGGGCGGGTTTTCTACGGAATAGAGCGCCGCATGGCCCTTCCATCCGTCCAGATTGTCCTTTATTAATTTAGCCGTCATAGGTATCCCGCCTCCATAAGCGCTTCGTGAATATCACCAGCTAATTTGTCTACAGAACCAGAGCCAATAGCCCAATTGTCGTCAATGACCTTGGCTATGACATCTTTGGCCGTGGGGACAGGCTCCACCTTGCGGATCATATCCAGGAAACCAATGTCCTGCCCCAGATTGGCCAGCTCGCGTTTGAGGCCGACGCCTAGGAGGTTGGGGTTCTGCGCTACGGCGTTAAGCAGGTTGCGGGCGCTCAAGGCTATTCGCTCCAGGGCTATGGCTTCGTTTTCGTTCAGGCTCATAGGTGTCCACTTTCTTTCAATAACACCTCAGCAAGGCCGCCCTCGTCCTTAACTTTGTACTCTACTTCGGACTTGGCCAGTTTAAGAGCCGTGGGCTGTTTGTCTTCAGGAAGTATCCTCAGCGCCATGTTCGTCGCCTTGGAGAAGGCGCGCACAAGGGAAATTGCGCTAGAACCAGCTTCTTCTGCGATAAAAATAAGAAGCTTGTTGTATAACTTATCGGACTCTGCTATCATTTTCCCTCCACTATAGCGTCAACGAGTTCCAGGAACAGGCCAGCGGCGGTATGCGCCTTATCAGCGAAGGCTTGTGTGTCCTTGAGGTCCCCGGTTCGCACCGCGCCGTCAAGGGCTAACTTAGCGCCTTGAACCATAGAAGATAGCAACGCCAAGGCCGTTTCCAGTTCTCTTCTGTCAGTAGGGTTCATAGTCCCATCCCATGGTTGCGTTAACGAATATCAGTACGCTGAATGATATGGCGAGCAGGCCAAAGTCGTAGTTCGTGGCGTGGAGCCCATGCTCCTGGTAGACGGGCGTGGCGATGGTGGTTAAGGTGAACAGGACGCCGTGAAGGACGCCTGTGGCGAGCTCGATGTAATGGTTCACCGGCGTCTCCTCTGATTGCATGTGACGATGACGTTTCCCTCGGAGTCGCGATGGTTAGATATTTGGTATCCGCCTTTCTTGCAAAGTTGGCCAGCGCGTATGTCACAGGCGTCTTCATCGGGTACGCCGCATTTCACGCGAAACTCTTTGGAGCCGTCAGGGGCGTAGGTCTTCTCGTAGTCTCGACAGCCGGTGAGAAGCATGATCATCAGTATGAGGATTATTCTCATTACTCCATCCAATTGTTATCAAGGTAGACCCTGGCGTCAGGAACCCTTGAAGCTAATTCCAAGATGCGCCATGCCCACTTTGGAGGCGGTATGCACCTAGATTTTCGCGTCCAGGCGTACACTGTACTGAGAGGCGTTCCCGTCCATACCGCAAACCTTTTCGCCGTCACTCCGTACTTTTTTAGTGCTTGTTTGAATAGAGCGGCTTCCTTCTGGCGCCTTTCCCTTTCAGCAGGGTCAAGCTCCATTTTCTCTTTGATAGTTCGTAGTCTGATTGTGCAAGTCAAGATACTATCCGATAAGCGTGTTGTCACCGTTTTGGCATCTAGTACACAAACAGGGTATTTTCGTCAAGGAAAAAGTGTTTTCCCGGTGTTTCTTGGCATTTTCTGTCAAGACTGAATATTTTTAGCCCTGTTTCACGTGAAACCAGGATGTTTTCTAGCGTGGCGCCGCTTGATAGTCTGCATGCTGACGAACATGCAAAGGAACTCCCCATAAGAGAATCGCTTGCCATTGAATTCGACAAAATATGCCCGTTCAGCGTCCAGGGGATGAGTCCAAACGCCCAGGGCCGTGGTGTAGGAGCCTTCATGACGCTCTTTTCCAGAACCTATGCTAAAAACGCGCCAGATGATCTCTGGACAGGGGTAATCTGACATGGCTACCTACCTAGCTAAAAAGTTGTTTAGGCCGTCACGGAGCTTCCTTTGGCTTTCCAAGCAGTATCCAGTGGGGATTGTCGTATCTATGCGATCTGTCTAAGACCGTGGCATACTTTAAGTCTAGTTTCTCGCACCACTCGGATATGCATCTTGTCTCGCCTTTGTAACTGAGCATGCGATTAGTTCTTTTGTTCCTGGCTTGTTTAAGACGTGTCGTCCATCTACAATTCCCAGGCTCATACCCACGGTCGTTGTTGATGCGATCTATCTGGAACCCTGGCGGCGCATATCCCATGTCGGAAAGAAAATTTTGAAATTTTTCCCATTCAAAACATACAGTTACACCTATCCCTCCATATCTGTGATAGTTTTGGTTTTTTGGATTGTAACAACGCTGACGCATTCCCCGCCATATGCGTAAAGTACGCCCGTGGTCAGGGTGAAAACTGCCATTTATGCAGCCACATGACTTGATAGTCCCGCTTCTTAGCGCATTCCCAGGGCAAGTCTTGGCGCCGCCACAGTCACAAACACAGTCCCAGCTTATATTGCCGTGTATGCGTTCGGTTGAAACAGCGATAACGGTTAAAAGGCCAAATCTATTACCTATCATGTTGATTTTCATGAATTTTTCTTCTAACAGCGCCTCTGGAGAAACGAGCAGGAGTGCTTGGAAGGGTGGAGACTAGCAGATTTGAAGGGGGATGTCTATCCGAATCGGATGCCTCGGAAGGGTTTTTGTCGTATAGGGGATGGGACTCCTGGCACTGGGTCCCGGCGTTGCGCAACCACCCCCCACCCACCACAGGTTACATTACGGGTCCTGAATGTAACTTATAGGTGCACAGCTCAGCTTTAGATAGAAGTGTAATAGCAATACACGCAACTATTAGTAAGTTATTAATACATCTACATATCTAGATTGTACGATATAAGCAATTCTATCCGGGTAGAATCATGGGCCATACCAGAAAATAGGTCAGTAATGCTGACCTAAATGCCCAATTCGCATAAGCTTTATTATGTAATATCAAAGGTTTGCGATGTTATGTTATTACATTGGTTCACTGTACCGAACGGTACAATCCAGAGTGTCGTGCGCATGTTCCCCCCAAATTTCCCCTCCCAAAAACATGCAAACTCATTAATTTTCAAACACTTACACATCTTAACATACTAAACTATGCATATCTGCATATCTTAACACATTAACATATGCATTTTCGCATATCTGCATACCTTGCTTCTATCTGCGCCTTTAGCGTTTCACATGAAACAATCACATATCATCATTCTCATATGTTTAGATATTAGAGTATCAGCGCTTTCTAAGTTCCGTATGTCTATGTGTCTCTTAGAAAGCGCCTAGACCGCGCTGCGCGCATTCAAAAACACAAACGTTTACATATTCACACATTCGTATTCACGCTTTTATCACGCTTGAAAACATTCGCATTTACTGATGCATACCATATGTATAATGAACATGCGCGTCATGCGCTCGCGTTCTTCAATCGCCTACGCCTTTGCCGCAGTCTGCGCTTGTCTTGCTGCGCTCGCGTCCACCTTCATATGGTTCACTCCACATTTGCGCCCACACTGGCGTTTGCGCCTTTAGCTATGGTGACATAGCTCTATGAGCTTTCGCCTGTGTAGCATGCCTTGAACGGCGTTCTACGTAGCATGCAGCTTTTGCCTTGTGTGCGCCGCCTTTGGCCTTGCTCCGCTCGCTCTGTGCATCGACTACGCGCCTTGCGCCGTCTTATCCCCAATGCGCCGCTTGCCTGTCAGACATATGCTAAACGCATCATGAACTCCGCTTTTCCGCATCAACCAAATCAATAACTTGCGCGCCAACTTTTTTCCACTTTACACCGCAAAGCGCGCCTATTTTTCCGAGCTCTGAGCGACGCGAACATTCATCTTTGAAAAATGTTCCGCTTTTGACCACAAGTTATCCACAGCTCTGTTTCTTTTTCATCCGATTCGGATGTTTTTTCCTTGAAGCGAAGCTGAAAAAGCCGTTTCTGGTTTTTGTCAGACGGCAAACGTCGCTGGCGAGATTGGCAAAAGCCGCTGCGAAGCGCCTAGTGTCAGAACCAAGCTCCGAGCTAGGCTTAGGCCAGTATCAGAGCGTAAGCAGCGCCTAGCCCATAATCGCCAATAGGGATGGAAAGCCCCAAGACTGGCGATAACTCTAACGCAACCCATTGTCTCTTAACTGTAGTGGCAGCGCCAGATTAGCGCAACTTGTCACGTTAACACCTGCATTCTTTGACATCGTTAATATGACTCGTTAGCCGTTTAGGTTAATGGGCGATTGATCCAGCTAAAGCCACACTAGGGAATGTGTGCTATGGGGCGGATTGTCACTATGCTGTCGGCGCCGTGTGAGGCGTTGCCCGTGGCAATCTCTATCCCGTCATTCTCTTGTCAATGATCCGTATGCTTTTAATCTTTGGTTAACAATGCCGAACGCGTCTTGTGTGGGCGCCAGCGAGTTAACCAAATGTATTAAGCGGCTAATCCGTGGCTTAAGCTGTAATGAGTCTTGAATTGCTGGCGTCTCAAGAAAGACTAAGCAATGATAGAAAACATGAGAATGAATAATCCGCTTCTGTCGTACTATGCTAAGGATTATGCGAGAATACGCCCTAATAACAAAGTTATGTGGCGCGTTTATCGCGACTATTGGGGCAATCTAGACTATGTAGAAACTCGCGTAGTCCGAGATTGCACAAAGGGTATAGTATCAGAAAAGCGCGTGCGCCGCAATGTTTGGCGTAAAAAAGAAGAGTTATACACAAGATTAGCGCACGGTTATAACGCCAAAGTTAATAGGTGGTTATAATGGCTTACATACTTGAATACAGAGCTCCTAAGTTCGATGGAATGTTGCATGGATATAGCATCTATGTGGATGACTATGCGCAAATGTGTGACGAACCATTGGCGGAATTCTGGAATAAAAACCAGAACAGAGCAAAGAAAGCCGCTAAACGCGCATGGCGTCAACATACGCCACGCGTTTGTAAAAAGCGCCTAAAGCGTCTAAAGCGCGCTTTGGCAGAAGGAAAGCATAGCCTTTCCTGGAAAAAACCGGGAAATTTAGATTGGTATGAGCCTCCGTTCATATCATCGTTTCTTCCGTCTTTTCTACGTGGTGGCGTCCGTTAGTTTAACATACGCCAGCAATTCTAGGCTCATTACTAGATCAATCGCTTATTAATCACGGCTAGCATTTGGGGTTTTCACCTATACGCCACGCGCGTAAGGGGTAAATTATGAGAGATAGAGATATACGCCTAATACACTTAGTAGAAGCTGACTTATGCGCTATCAATAAAGCGCTGAGTGAGCTTAGCAACGTTGCAATTGGAGCATATAACGCCAGTTGCGCTTTGCAAGCTACGCGCCACAAGCTACGCCAAGAATTGATGCAAGCGCTATTCGATGAATATGCGCAAGGCATTGATCTAGACGGATGGATAACGCTTAAGCCTAATAATGGTCGCGGTAAATGATAAACACTCCATTGTGGGAATTAGAAGAAAATCTTGTGCGATTGCATGTAGATTTGCGCAACACAATAAGAGCTATTGACTCTTTTGGTGATAATCCGGAAGGTTCATTCCTTACATCTAAACAGCGCCTATGTGTTGACGCGCAAATATTAACTTCTAACTTGCATAAAGCGCGCAAGGCTTACGCTAAGGCGCTGATTGCCGCCAATCCACAAATACTAGACTAACTAACACGCCATTGGCGTATAGATGTAAACCCCAAATGTGATTGATGCTTTCACCTAGGCGCTTAACTCAAGACAGGCGACTAGAATGTACTCATATAATCCTGAAGATGGGGTTTACAGCGATTGGTATAAACGCTGTACACGCTACAACTTGCGTAAAAACCCTACAGAGAATGTAAGGGCGCAAGCGTTTAGACTAATCCAGTATGCGCACGAAGCACGGCTAAGCGGCGCCAAAGACATGGCAAGGCATTGGCTTAATCTTCATAAATTCTGGCGTGAAAAGGGCGTTTACGATGGGTTTATCTAATCCTAGCGCCTATGCCACGCGCACGCATGAAATAATGGCGGCGCAAGAAAGGCGTCTAACCATTAGACTACGCGTCATGCGCGCGCTACGTGCTCGTAATGATGGACGCTTATTTGACCTTCATGCGCGTCATGCGGCGTTTAGTGAACGCAATTCATTCTACACTATGGTTATGCTGCGCCGCCTAAGGCGCGACACATACGGCATATAGGCTCAACCTAGCGCCTAGATGTAAGCATCAATCGCTATAACGGCTAACGAGTTTACAACGTATCAGGCTTTTCTATGGGCGCCATAGCCTAAGGAAAGGTTTTGATATGAAAATATCGAAGATAGTTCTATCTGATGACATGACACGTGTCGAAGATTTCGCCAAGTGGATAAATGAAAACTATCCATATATCGAAGTTGAAATAGGCAACGTGCAAATTTCACAGGTAGATGGCAAAGATTGCAACTATTGCGGGGATACTAGACTATTCGATATGGAATGTATGTATCTTGATACAAGTCCATTTGAGCCATGGTTTCCGCATCCTGAAGAAAATAGAGACATAGACATAAAAACAACGTTTGATGGCATATGGAAAGCAACGTCCATGAGTAGTATGGGCGTTGGTTTTGGCGATACGCCAGAACATGCAATTCAAATGTTGTTACATGTCATCGCAAAGCGGCGCCTGTGGTGGTTTAAACGCGTAGAACCAAATTTCGAAGGATTGGAAATAAACGCTCTAGTCAAAATAAAACTTTTGGACCACGGAATTTATACCACAAACAACCTTAAGTCCCTAAGCATGGCGGAAGCGTATAGGCTTGATTACGCCTTAAACGCTAAAAATCGCATTGTTAACTTGTGGGAAAGTATTCAACATAGTTAAGGCGCCCGACATGTCATATTATCTATGCAACTCGCAACATAGAGAATCTAATCATGGTTCATTCTATGGAAGTAAAACGCCTCCGTTAGGCTTTAATGCCAATACGCCGCTAGGCGTATGGCATATAAGCAACCCAAATGGAGAAATAACATACAAGGTTGCGCGCTATGAAAATAAAGATAGCGCCATGTTGTATGCAGAAAGGTTTAGCGATTATGAGGGGGAAATCATAACCCCATCATTTCCATATAGAGACTACGTGGAAATACCATAATAATGTAATCCCCCGGCGCCCATTGATAAGCCTGATACGTTGTGGACACTAGCGCCTTTGACTGTACGCCATGCGCGTATAGAAAGGCGATACAATGAGCTTAACAGAATGGACTAAAGGCGCCTTGCCTGTTGGTGAGTATATGGTGACAGTCATATTTGACGGCCATGCTCCGACAAGGGAATGGAATACATGCATACCTAAACCTGCAACTGCCATTATGGTTATTGAGCCAAGAAAGCAACCGCGCTTAACAACGCTTAGCTTGAATACTGCTTTAGGGTCACCTGCATTATTCACTGAAATGTTAAAGTTTGACGACAGATATGCAACGCCTAAGCTTGTTAACTCTAAAGCTAATTGTAGAGAGTCAGCTATAGAGGAATTTAAAGAGAAGGTTAAAGCGACTAAACATAGCGGTTATTCCGTTAAAGTGTGGTATGGTTTAAGATAACAAACGCCAATGGCGTACAATCTAAGGCGCTAGTGTCCATGGGGAATTTTCCTTTGTTGGTTAACTTCATAGTCTGCATATAGTAGGCTATGCGGTTAACCAATATAGGAGAAATGACATGAACGATATTCCAAAAATACTGTCCTATGTGACGACAGGCTTTATAGGCTTTTTCATCCTAGGCGGTATAATTGAAACGGCGCCATACGCGGTTATCATTATCTATCCAGCGATTATGATATATATCATAATTTGGCTTGTTGACGATATCAAACGCTCCAGACCGGCGCCCGTCCTATGCCTCCCTAAGCCTAAGCCTTGGCGATACTATCCTAAGCCTAAACCTAGGCGAAAGCGCTCATATCCTAGGCCATACGTTAGACAACGCATGGTCCGTAAGGACGTATTCAGAGCGACGCGTAAGGCGACTCATAAAAACGCTAGGTATTTTGGGGATAGGGTTAGATATGATTATTGATTGCCTGTTGTGCGCCACTATAGGCGTATTGCTAAGCGCCTTTGCGTTCTTTAGCGCAATTATCATTCTGGCATAGGTGATAATATGAGATACATGATTATAGCCTACGAAAACGACACAGAATATCTGTACTCAGAATATAGAAATTCTCGCGTCGCAAGGTTAATCTGTTGGTTACTCAACAGAAGAGCTAGGAATAGAACCATAAGTGATAAGTTCACAGTGTTCTATCTCATAGACAAAACCAAATTAGCATGACAACAAAACGATAACGCCTATGCCATAGGTATAGACGTTATCTTGTGTTGTTACGCAATTATACCGCGCAATGTGGTATAAGTCTAAGAAAAGCAACACTTTTCTGCATAAATCAACAGGAAAATTCCCCATATATCGATCATTGATATCGTAAACGATTGCCTATCCTCTTGTGCGATAAGGGGATAGGTGACTTATAAGCTTGTATCTAGCTTAATAGGCTAGATATGGGCTTGCTATTGCTGGCGCCTTTTCCCTCACGTAGTGAGAATTCACGTGAAACACAGGAAAGGACGCCAGAAATGGAAGTAAGTAAAGCGGATTTAATCGCTCTTAAACAATGCAATGATGTAGTGTTCCGCTATATTAACGGAACATCAACAATCGAAGCAATTAAGAGACAAAGCGATACTAATCCATTCGAGCAAATACATATAATAGAGTGCAATACCAGTACTGTTATTTATGGTTATAATTATGACGGAATGTATAATTATGACTATGAAATAGAGAATGCATTCGAAATGAACCATGCATCACGCTGTGATAGCGTATGGTCAACCGTGGTATCACTGCTTAAGACTGGCGATGAATTAACCCTATTCTGGAAAGCAGGCGCCGGTAATAACGGTTGCACTAAAAAATCTGGCCTTCACTGCGACCATTTAGAGTTAATTATCCATAGGAAAGCTAAGTATATGAGTTTTCTTATTGAGTGCAGCGTCAGCGAAAACAATAGCGCGCGCATGTGTAAAGTTGCTAGGAAGAAAAGCCAATGATAGACGGCGAAGAACGGGCGCAAATATCCATGGTTATCAAGTGGGTTGAGCGTTCAACCTACATGATAGAACAGGTGTTACAAATACCTGGATTGCCATTGCTTTGCCGTACAAATCTTGTGATGGCAAAGAATGAATTGGTTAAGCATGTAATGAAGCCATTGCATAAAATTCTTGAGAAATAACCCACACTGGCGCCAGCAATAGCAAGTCCGTATCTAGCCTAGCATGCAATCCTATAGCCTCATTGCGTTTCTTTCTCACAATCTATCACAAGAGGAAATGCAATCATGACTAACAACAATCCAGCCATCATTGACGCTAAGTTTGACGTTGTTGCGGACACTAAGCCTGTCTATGACGGGCGCCGTGTATCTGGAGCTTATAAGGTCAATCCTGACCGTATGGGTGATGTAGACTGGAGCATGTCTAAGCAATGGGCGACGCGTCCTGACGATGAAACGTTTTCATCGTTTGACGAACTTTTAAACGCCGCTGAGCATTGGGAAAGCATTTCCCACGACAACACAGTGAACATTCACAACATTGTCGTGTCAGATAGCATGGAAATTATTATTCCAAATCATAGGGGGGAATATATCCCCGTCGATCCAACGCATTTAGCGTTTACACAGTTATGTGCAGCGGCGGAAACGCCTATCCCAGCTAACTATTTACGTAAGCTGCCCGATGCAAAACGGGCGGCTAGAATTCTGCGTGAAGGTTTAAAGGATTTGGCGCCCGACGCTAAAATAACGGCGTACACGGCGGATGGGGGCGAAGGTGACATACGGGAATTGCGCTCGCTGGCGTTTACGCCAGAAACACGGACGACAAACGCCCAACTCTTGCGGGCGCTGCGCCCATTGCTAGGTGATTTGACGGCTAATAATCCGCTCAAGTGGAAAACTCCAGGAAAAATCAACTGGGGAACAATGGAGCATAACCCCTATGATATGGACGCGCAGAACAGTCTCTTTATGGGGCCGGAAGATATGCAGTGTTTTGTATGTCAAGACGGCCACCCTATAGAGATAGGAAAAACGCGTCGTGGTTTACCTGATATATTCTTTCCAGGCTTAATGTTTGGTGGAAGTGAGGTAAAATCACAGTCTACGTGGTTCACAGGTATGATGCTGCAAGGCGTATGCTGTAATCTTTCTTTGCGTGGCGTCATGGGGAAGAAAACCCATCGGATTAACCATACCAAAAATGGTAATCTGCGCATTAACCGTCAATCTGACGAGATATTTGATAGCGCTCTAGAAATTTCATCCTTCATTAAACAGGTAACTGGAATGAAGAATGAAAGAATTAAGGCTATCACTGACTCCAAAAAGAATGATGACAAAGACGAGGCGAGAATGCATTTCTTGCAGCGCCTTTTTGTTAGAGCCATTGGCAAGGGAGAAACGCAGAAGATTATGCAGATTGGTTTCAATGCTAATCAGCATCCAATAGAAACTGTGTTTGATGCGCATGAGGCGTTAACAGAAGCTGCAAAAACTATTCGTATTCAGGAAAAACGCCGCGAATACGAGTTTGCTGCTTATTCACTTCTTGCCAAGTTCTCAGACTAACATCTAACTAGCCTAGCGCAATGAGGCTCTAAGATTGCATGCCTAGATATGAGCTTATTTCTGTGGGCGGCGCCTTACGCTAAGGAAGGCAAGCCATGGCGATAGAATACGCCAGTTATGAAAGGCTATGGCGCTACAATCCCCGTGCGCCCAAGCCTAACTGTTGGCGTCTAGTCATGACGCTAACCGATGGAACAACAGAAATATGGCTTAAAATATATCGGAAAAATGAGCCTGATTGTAAGTTCAAAGTCACGCGTGGCCCATTGGGCCAACAGGCTTATTATTGGTATCATGGAAGGCCGCGCAAGAAAGGATTAGTAACCTATGATACTCCATAACAAACCGCTGTACTATTACATGGCGCTGAAGGCTAACGCCATGCGCAACTGCGGAAAGTTAGAGGCAGAAGCGGAATGCAGAAGCAAGGCATATGAAGCCAAAGGCGATAACTACAACGCCAAGCAAACGCAAAAGCAAGCTGAGCATTTATATCAAAACTTTCATGGCCACTTACACGCCATTGAGCACGCATGCAAGGCGCATATGCCTAGCGGTAGTGGTTTTGACAAGGGAACGCAGTTTAACTTTGACAAGTCAACAGATGACAAGCTTATCTTTATCACTGCATTTCATCACATGAATAGCAACGGTTATTACTGTGGATGGACGGACCACACAGTAATAGTAACGCCATGCTTTGGCGAAATTAACATAAAAGTCACTGGTAAAAACTACAGAGACATAAAAGAGTACATAGCAGATACGTTTCTTACATGTTTGACTAACATTGTTGATGCAGATGGGGAATTGGTTCTGTGATGGATGAAGTTGTTAAAGCCATCGTAATTCTAGCAATGGTTAAGCCATTAAAGGAATTTGTTTGTCCGCTCTACATGCGGACCATTGAGGAGATGGCAGAAGCGCCTAGCGCGGATAAAGCTCGCGTGCTCTGTGACACAGCTAGTGTTATTGAGCGCATAGGACTTCTGCGCGATGCTGATACGTGGTGCGCGTTTATGCAAAACGAAGTTAATCCAGAATATAAACCGCACAACTATTTTCAGTTGTAACAGGCGCCAGCCCACAGAAATAAGCTCATTTAACCAAGCTAGAAAGGAAAGCGTATGACCAGAACAGGATTTTTAGTCGCCCTACGTGCAGAACTCCTAAAACGTTATCCATGGGCGCAAGACGCCATGCGTCTAGAGCGCTTTATGGGTGGCGTCAGGGATACCATAACAGGCGTAGGGAATAACTGGTGCAAGGATGGAGACGCCGCAGACGCCGCATGGAAGGCTATAGGCGGCAAAGGTAAGCCTACGTACAAGGCGCTTAGGGCGTTACCTGAATAGCTGGGATTATCCAATTGGGCGAAATTCGCCCAATTTAGTAACCCTAGCAAGAAAGGAAAGCGCATGGGTGAGGTTAGAATAACAACTCAAGTCAGCTTTGAAGCGTCAACAGGTGAATTTGTAAAGATTAACTATGACAACGAAACATCGCCATGTGTGCGCTTTTCAATAACCCATGGAATAGAGGGGGAAAAGAAGTTCTTTGTTATGAGTCTTTACGCAGACGATTTGCGTAAACTTTCAGAAACTATTGACGCCATGAGAGCTATGCTCAACAGATAGGAAGGTAAAACGCATGACTTACAAGATTGAGGAAATAGCAATTCATAAATTCACCATTGACGACAAAGAGAAAATGTCAATTAGACATGTTAATGGTACAAAAGAATTTACCTTAACCATACAGATTGAGGATGGCGGGGAAATATACGCGAAAATGGATAGTGGTGAAATTTTAATGCTTAAGACTCTAATAGAGTCAGCCATGGAAATAAGATAAAGGTAACAGAACAATGTTAACGCCTATGCCGTGGCATGGGCGTTAGCATGGTTTTGTTTCATGTGAAACGGAAAGGAAAGGGTATGAGCCTACGCGTCAAACTCCATAAGGACGGAAACGTTACCATATCAGGGATACCATACAGAGATATCAAATCAATTCTCACAAGCGCCAGTCTCCACCATTACGACAACCCATATAAACCCATGCCTGAAGTGGGGCAACTCGCAAGCGTTATTGCTGAAAATAATGTGGAGTATCAGGCTTGGCATGATGAGCAGCATAAGCTAATTAACTATTTATTAAAGGAATTAGACGACGCTGTTAGGGGAGAATATAAGAAGGCGCCAGCGACAAAGGCGCAGCGCTTAAGGAAAGTGAGAGAAGAGAAAAAATATAGGAAAAATATGGAAGAATTTTTCGCTGAGTTGATGTTGAAGGCGGCGCAAAGGAAGGACAATGCTGTCAGCTAAGGAAAAGGCGCTACTGCGTTCATATTGGAAATGGACGTATCACGCCATAAAGATAACCGCTAGCGGCGAAGTTTTGGCTAAGCAGTCCGTAGGCGGCGCATGGGGCGTATTAGAGACTGCGGCGCAAGCGAAGAAAAGCGCAGAGAACCTTATGAGGCGCGAAACAGCTTGGAAGCATCCCAAGTTTGAGCAGAACTTTTTCTCGCCTGGAAATTCGATAAAGGTAAGGAAAAGATGAAAGGAAAGGATGAAGTAAAACATACACTTCATACATATTATGACGACTACATTTCAATTTCATACGAAAATTATAGGAAATGCGCGTATCTAGAAGCAAATGAATTTTCGCATGAGTCTCAATCAATACCTATAAAAATTGACGAGATTAAACTGCTAATAAGCATGTTGCAGAATATTATTGACGTTATGACAGCGGAAAAGGCGCAGAATCCGGAAGGATGGGAATAAGAGATAATGCCTAAATGTTAGCAGCCATGGCGCCGCTGTGGCTGCTAGCGTGTAGACGTTAACTCAAGAAAGGAAAGACTATGACTCGTAAAGTAGTTAACTCAGCAATGGTTGCGCATTTGTGGGCGGCGCAAACGCAGGATGAAGCGAACAACGCTAAAAACACAATATCTTTTTTAGGAACAAAATTATATTCATACGCAATGAATATAGCAAATATCATAAAAAAAGATGATATATCAGTTGTACTTCTTAACATTGCAGCGCGCAATCGGTCTAACTCTACAAGTAAACATTTCGGCCTTGCACAAGTGGCGACTAAGCATCTTGTTCACAGCTATGTCGTCCCTTGGATTGAGCCAGATTTCGGAGATAGCAGGATAAGGCACAAGGAAAACATTGATTACCTTGTAAGTCAATACAGAGCAGGCGTTAACAGATATGAACGCGCGATAAAATCTGACGAATGGAACCAATACGGGCGGAATTTTCTTTTGCGCTCCCGTGGAGACGTTTCCGGATATTGTCTCATATTCGACCTTGAAGAACCTGCAATCGACTACGGCGCCGACTGGGCGCGTATTAACGCCAGATTTGAGCGCCTAGCCCTTGCGGCGAACGATCCAAAGAAGGTTGCTGCCCGCGCTAAGCGTGAGAAGAAACGACTGGATGCCAAGACCGAACAAGAGCGCCTGCTTAGGCTGTCGCAACTTGAGGCGTTAACGGAATGGATGAAAGGCGCTCACGTCAGGTTGCCTTGGGAAGGCTTCAAGACGCCAAGCGGCGGCGCATATCTCAGAGTGAAGGGCGACACGTTAGAAACATCACTCGGCGCCCGTGTCCCTCTTAGTGAAGCTGTGGAGCTGTTTAAAACCACGGACAAGCTTCTAAGCTCTATGAGAATCGTTAGTACGTTCGAGATCAATAAACGCGTAGGTTCTTTTACCGTCAATTGCGTTTATCCCAATGGCGACATAAAGGCCGGTTGTCATTTGATTGAACGCGCTGAAAGCGTAAGGATTGCAAGGGAGCTTGGCCTTGAGTTGAGTTTCTTTGACAACGTCACAAGGGCGCTTGTACACGGCAATTAGCATCATGGGCAGGTGTAGAGCCTGCCCCTCTCTTAAAGCCGCCACGGCCCAACGTAGGCGGTTTTAGAAGGGGTGTAGCATGGATATCAAATTCGCAAAGGTGTTTGACGAACGCATGGCCATTTCAATAGATTTGTCGTTGAGAGTGGCGCTAGCGTCTAACGGGCGCACAGGCGTAACCCAAGCCATACGTGCAGCATCGCTTAGAGCTGCTAACCGCGCTAAGATCGAACGATACGAGAAGGGAAAGAAATGAAAATTCATATATTCGAAACTGATGATGTTGACCGTGCGCGCGTTAAAGAGTTTGGCTTAGAGAACGCAATCGAAGCGTGGGACTACGTATTACGCAATTATAACAATAACTTGCGTATCGTTGTTGGCTTTGACGTAGATGTAAGCACGCTTCGCGAAATAGCGGAAGGCGAGGTGAAAATAAGCGGAAAGGTAACTAATAATTAAGTTTCTCTATCATACCCTAACACAGGCGCCAAGGGCGTCACTGACGAAAGGAAAGACTAATATGGCAGTCACAGTCAAACAAATGGCGGCATGGGCGCAGTACGTAGGAGCTACCCAAAGCTGCGGAACTTATCGAGCGCTTATTGAGTGTAAGAATTGGGAAGAAGTTATAAATCATAAGCAAGCGTTTGAATTTCTGAATTTTTTTCAGAAGAAAATGGCGAACGTGCGCCTTGGCGTTAACTGGCGCACTATCCATGACATAAAGGTTCCGCCTTATCCAACTCTTACCCTAGAAGAGCACTATATAAAAGACCTTGAAATGACTCAAGCTGAGAGAAACAGGGACGACAACGCCAAGGCCGCAGAACTAGACTTTAATATCTACAACAGAGAACACGGAACAGAAGATTTTATAAAGAACCGTGAAAATTTGCGCAGACGTGAAGACGCCCACACTAGGGCTAATAGAAACTACGAAGACGCTATTCATGATATTGAAGAAAGCTTTGTAAAAAAGCTTAGGCAGAAAGAAGTATGCATACGTAGTGTACTGGAAATTATTCCTGAGTTCATGAGTAGAGCTGATATTACTCATGATGTTTATGGGAATGTGATTGCCGAGCCTGAACTTTGCAACCCATATGACGTGTACGAAGACGCAGAAGGACTGTAAAAACAATACGGCGGGTTAGCTTAGGCTAGCTCGCCCTTCCCTGTACGAAAGGAAAGACTGTGAAACACAAAGAAGCTGAGCCAATTCAGAGCGTTACCCCCAACGAGCATCATATGCGCGTTGCGCGCGTAGCCATTGAATATATTTCTCAGTGTTACAAATACTATCAAGGTCCAATAAATTCAGAATTTCGCATGTACGGAATGGAAGAATACCAAGATTTTGTAACGCTGGCGCCTTACATCTGTAACGCGCTGATGGAGGTGGAGAGGATTGCGCATCTAGGAGACATACGCGCATTTGCAGAAATAGCAAAGACGCGTAGCGCTACTAAAGCGATAGAGAAGGAAACAGACGAAGAAATAATAGCTCGCATGTTTCCTATTAAGTAGAAAGGCTAATGCCATGGACGGAATGAAAAAGACTTGCCCAAATTGTGTACATGGGCAACCATATGGCATAGACTGCAAGTGTAATCTCGCTGTATACGCCATTAATGGAAATGATGCTCACGCTTCTGTGGTCCGTGTCGCGCTTAAAACAGATGGCTCGGTGATCTACCACAGCAAGGTAACAGAGCCATGTGGAGCTGAGGGGCTGCACTGGGAGGATGGGCGCACGCCTGTAGAGAGTATTGACCTTCCACCGCTTAGTCAGTGTCATCTAGCCCATGAAATCATAACTCCTGAAAGAGCCAGATATCTTTTGGGAGAAGAACCAGAGCTAGAGACATACACGCCACGTAAGGGGGAAAAGTGCAAGGTTAGCTTCGAAGAAGCGGCGGCGGAGATGATTAATGACGGCGTTTCCCTAACCAGCATGGAACATAACCATAGCGATGACCGTCCTGTAGACGCCAATCTAGTTGACGCCCTATCCAGAAGCTTTGAGCGAGACGTTTGGTCTAAACCTTTCAAGGTTGATGAATAGTTCCACGTGAAACGAAACGCCTGGGGTAACTCCTGGGCGTTTTCATTTTGTTAACCTTTAAGAGGTAAACTGATGGGGAAAGGACACAGAGACAACCATAAGGCTAGACTGAAGCGTGGGACAGTGGCGTTTGAGAAGAAGAAGAAACGTCGTGCTCTGGACTACTATCACCTACGTTGCATAACTTGTGGTGGAGTCTACAAGAGAATAAAGATTATTAGCGGACTATGCCCCATCTGCCGTAAGAGGATGGGAATTTTAGATTAGAAAGGGAAGGGATACCATGATGGGAACGCTCAATTACTTTGGTCATGAATTCAAATGGCAAACCCACAAGCGCCAAGATGGGACATTTGAGGCGATTGTCACGGTTGATGAACGCGTTAAGGTGGTTGGCGTCTACGCCCATCGCAAGACGGCATGGCGCATGGCTAAGGCGGAAGCCGACAATCAGCTTGAAGTCTGGCGCAAAATCATCATTATCCAGGAGGGAATGAAGCGCACGGCGCGTAAGTTCCGCACAAAGGCGGCGGCGGTGCTATCAACTGCCAATCGTCGCAGAATGAGCACAGAGCAGATTATCGAAAGCCGTTTGAGAGTTTCTAACTGAAAGGAAATTAAGTGAGCGAGAAAGACTGTTTTATCATGGCGCAAGGCGCCTACATGGTGTCGTTTGACGACGTGGCGCTTAGCATGAGTAGAACCAAAGATAAAGCCATGCCCATGGAGCGAGCCGACGCTGACGACCTTCTAAAGGTTATCCCCATGGCGTCAATCGTTATGATTGATGGCTCAGACGTTATGCATTTACCAGATATCATAGAGTCTTTTGACAGGTTTCTAGATAATCCTGAAGATGCCAGGATGTTTGAAGAAAAACTTTCGCAAATTCCACGCGAAGTTGAGAATGAGCAAGAAAAAATCAGACAAAGCGTTGATATAAAAAACAAAATTTATCACCGCATGTCGTTTTCCCCAAACCTTAGCGACTTCTGGAAAAGGCGTGGCCACAACCAGAAGACAGCGGAGCTGTTAGACGTTATCGCTACTGGCTACGCCATGTTTAGCGTGTGTAGCATAGAACACTAACCCCACAACGCATTGCGGCCACTGATCCAAACGGATTAGTGGCCCCAGTCATCAGAGAAACAAATTGTCAAAGAACTCTCGTGAAACAACATATAGTGTGTTTCACAGGTAGAGTCAACACTTTTTTTGACTTTTTTTCAAAAAAATGTAAAAATTTTTCTCATGTTCGCTGAAGCGACAGCTTCACTGTCGCGGATACATGAGATATTAGTAAATGGCCCTCAAATTATTATCGTCAATGCCTAGCGGCGTTGAGATTGACCTATCCGCCCCGGATGGAATACGGCTAATTTCTTGGTCTACCCATGAGAATAAATATACATTTGAGGTATGGGCTAAGGGAAAAACTGGCCCATATCAGGTGTGGACTAGGAAGGTGCTCAGAGCTCACTATGCGGGCGGTCCTGGGCGTCCTAGGTGGTCCAGGCTAGGGGAGCCGCGCCCTACCTTTCAAGAGGCTCTAGAGGCCGCTATAGAGGCTAGGGAGGGGTGTTTATGGGGAGGGAAGCCTAGAGAGTTTGTGATACGCTATCTACACGAAGCCTTAGAAAAACTTGTAACCAGAAAGGGAAGATGATGAAGGAACTTCTTGTCGCCTACGCGCTCTATTGCTCGCCTGAAGGCTACATTCCCCCAGAGCTCATTCACAAATACATTTCCTATTCAGCTTGCATCGATGGCGCCGGGAAAGACCCTAAGGCTACGCGTCCACGAATGAAGTGCGTATGCCAGTACGAAAGACAGGAAAAGAAATGAGAGTGCGCCTTCCTACGCATATTGCTGATCAACTATCTGACGATTACTGCAATAGGAAAGATGAAGTTTTTCCTATGTGGGAATGCGTCATGACAGACCTATATGATAGGAGCGTATGGCGTGGGCGTCAGGCGGAAGGTTGGCGCTGGCTCCCAGCATGGATTTTGCCTTGGAATAGGAACGGTCTAAATACGTTCAAGGCAAAGCCAAATTATACAAGACAGCGCTATCATATGTATGACCATAGATAGAAAGGAAAGACGATGAAAACCATACTAAAATATAAATTAGGAAATGAGCATAACACCTTATCCATGCCCAAAGGGGCTAAGGTGATAAAACTAGGAATACAACACGGCATTGGCTGCATGTGGGCTCTCGTAGACGATGAACAGCCCAAGGAAGAAAGAATATTCTCTTTTATTGAAACAGGAAAGCCCATAGAAGACGGATACGATTATATAGGAACTCTTCTTTTAGATGATGGCTGGTGGGTGGCTCACCTATTTGAGAAAGTATCATAAAGCAAGGGCGCGGCTCCATCAAGAGACCGCGCCCTTTTCATTAAGCCTGTGGCGCTGGATTGACATCAGGAGCTGTTACAGCAGGCGTCACAGCCGCCTTAAGCTGATTGGCTAAGTCTTGCAACTCAACCTCACTATGAGCCTCAGCGGGGGCTGTAGCCGCTCCCTTGAGCGCCGCTAGCTGAGTATTGGCGTCAGCAAGCTGGATTTTGAGCTCTGAGTTTTCCTTAAACAAAGTCTCAACGTGCGAACTCACGGAACCAAGCTGGCTTGTAAGCGCTTCGATCTTGCCAACTGCATTCTTTACGCCTTCGCGCAGGTCTTCAATTGCTGACATAAGTCCCTCTGGCCGAAAGTTGGATAGTTGCCTAACCAAACCATTAATCTTTACCATCAAGCCAACTAGGCTAGATGAGATATTCGTTATCTTAGCCCGATCCTGGCTATCGAATCCATCGAAAAAGTTCATATGCCACCGTTTCACGTGAAACTAATCTTTTACGTTTCCCCTCATGATATCCAAAATCTTCCCAATCGGGGCATGAGTTGACTTAGTAGGAGCCTCCAGCGTAGCTACGGACTTCTTAACGTCCTCAACCGTCCTAGGCATAGCCACTCTAGATATTGCCGCTAGGACGCCTAGCCCCGCCTGATGCGTTATCTTCTGCACATTGCTGAGGCTGGCGTAGTCATTTATATTAGTCAATCTGCGCGCAGCCCTTTGAGCCCTTCGGCGGAGGCGGCGGCGGTCGAGCTCGAAAGATTCTATAATTTCGCTATCGGTTAGCCGCTTGTATCCTACGCTGCGCACGTTGCCAAACACCATTCTATCTTCGCTTTCAAGCAAAATCTTTGCCTGATGAATAGCGGAGTAGACAGAGCCGTCAACGGGTTTCTTCATAACTTCTTCTATTTGAGAAAACGTTATTGTATCCCCAATCTCCACCTTGGAAAACAAATCACGTATAACATAGATATCGGCGTAATAATTATACTTACCGTCTTCGTCTTCTATTTTCATGGTCCGCCCTTACAAGAAGTTTCTAAGAACTTCCCAATTGACGCTATCAGGCTTATATGTGAAGCGTCCATAGTATCCCCCACTAGCGGGGCGGAACCTTCCAAGCCCAATAAACCTTCCTGCGTTCACGAGAGTATTTAAAAAAACTTCTTCGCCTATGGTGTCGTCAAGAATATGAGCCTGAAGCTCGGCTGTCCATCCAGAAGGGATATATGGGCAATACTTCCATACGCGCTTTCCGCCTCCCCTGACTCCATCGGAGTTGAGCCATAGTTTTTCAACGGGGGATGCGCTCTTCATGACAGGGTTTCCTTCACTGTCAAAAAGCATAAGAGGCTCAACAACCGCCAATCCGCTTTTAAAATGCTTTGTATATGTCGCCTGTCCCTTTCCAGGAACCTTTTGCTGCATATATTTCGCAGCGTTATCAATGCTTTGCTTGATAGACATAGGGGGGATAAACACATGCCCTTTGCTGTCGAAATGCAAATGGTCTAGGGCTGTGCGCTTGGCGTACTCGTCAGCGCTTTCCTGTTCCAACGCTGGCTCTGAATGCATGCGAGATTGAGAGTAATGGGAAATGCCCTCAAGCATGACTGTACAAATCTTCACTATCTTTCCTTTCTTATATGGTAAATAAATCTACCCCAAACGCCTTAATAATAGACAATGAATTAACCATTGTGTCTATCCCCTGGCAATACGGAGTATATTTAAATCCTTCTCTTTCCATGCTAGCTCTGTAATCTAAGGCGCTGTTATCTAAAAAAATGAACGCCGTCATTGACACGCCTATGTCTATAAAACGAAACGTGACGCATCCATTCTTTGAGACATGAACTCTAGGCTCAATCTTCCATCTCACGAGGTGAGCGAAGCGCCGGGCGCCAAGCTCAGATTCTTCAAACGTGGATCGAAACCTATCGTTTACGCTAGGGGCTAATTTGAGGAGCTGTTCCTCTACAAGTCCCCTTCCTTTTAACTTAGACATAATGTATATCCGATACGAACGTTGTGGTCAATGGGAATTGGTAACGGTTTCTTAACCGTTATGCCGTAGGCTACACATCGAACAGAAAGAGTGCAACACAGTCCGAAAGGGATGATCATGGCCAAATCTGACGTTTCAAGCCTGAAGCATATGAGAGAATTAATTTCATACGCTAAGGACAAGCTTGATTTAACCAAAGTTATAATCGAACGTCGCGGCGCATCCGCCAAATTCAGCGGCGTCTACACCTATCAAGATGTTGAGCACAAAGTTGAAATCGATGTGACGCTCAACACAACAGACTCAAGAGCTCACACGAACGGCAAGGCTGACCTAGTAAGAGCAGTGAATGACCTTAAGGACGCGCTAGGCGTTCCCTACGTTCGCGGCATAGCCCAAATAAAGAAGTCAACAGCGCCACGTCCTGTTGTGACGGTCAAGAAGCCAGCAAGGGAGAAATTAACCCTGTTCGGCAAGGCCAAGGCCGTAGAGGCTCCAGACGCCTCCCCCACTCGTTTAGACACCGATCCCATGGCCACGCTTGGAAAACTGTTTGCGCAAATGCATCCAGTACCGAGCACGCATGTTCTGTGGACTCTTGAAGATGGAAGGTGGAAAGAGGAGGCTAAGTTCGTATCTGAAGACGGCATAGAGCGCAGAGCAATAACGCTTCTGCGTATGGGAAAACCAGTTCAAATCAAGTGGGCGAAATGAATAGAACCGTAATCATAATGGCTCTTCTGGCGCGGCTCTGCGGAGTCGCCCATGCCGATTGTCTTACTCCTGACGAGAGAAAGGCGGCTAATCAGAGATACAAACTCTGTGTGGCCCAAGCGGATTCTAATCTATATTACAATATAGATGAATGGAACCGGAAGGGATGCAATAACGTACCGCAGCCATATGGTTGCCATCCTCCGTATCCATTTTATTTTAAGGAAAAGGGGCAGTGTCTTGAAGAGTTTAAGGCTGGAGTGACAGAATAAATGATAGATATCATATCAACAATCAACCTGTACGTTGCTGGTCTAGTTGCTATAGCTGTGATTAGCTTCATACTTTGGTTTATCATAGACAAGGCTCAGATAACCATAACAACAGAAGACGGCTATACGAATATCAATATAACTAGCGGAAGAAAGGCTCAGGTGGCTATCACCAAGGGACAAAATTCTCCAGCTATAAACATCAACAAATAAAATAAACCCGCCCCCTGGTGCGATCAAGGGGCGGGCCTATCAGCATGCTATGGGCGTAGCAGTTTCACATGAAACTACAATTTAAGCGTAGCCTCATGCTCATGAATGTAATCTATCACGGCTTCGCTCCAACCGTCAATATGGTTCCATCCATGGCCGTAACTGACGCCATTGCGGTAGGACGCAACATTTATGACGTATGCGTTCTGGCAAACTGGATCAGGGACGACATCCCCGCTCTGTTCGTCAGTGATCACGATAAGCCGATCTTGGGGCTTGGCGCGATCATTCACATACTTTATGGCCCTTCCCATCTCAGTACCGCTATGAATCTGGCTCTTGAGAATAGCCTCAATTCCAGCCATACCGTGGCGACTTGGAACAACTTTTATTTCATTGCTGAACGTAATAACTGTTCTGTCTCCGTGAATCAGAGACGCCAGAGCCGCAGCGGCGTCTATCCGGCTAAGATCACTCTTTGCAGAGATACTGGCGTCCATGGAGCCGCTAACGTCAACAAGCACCCAAGTATGCCCTGGAAGTTCCCTGCTGCTCTTAATCGCGTGCTGAAGAGCTTCATCAACATATGGTTCATACGTTGGCGCCGCCCGCGCAGCGGAAACATAGCGAAACGGCAAAATTCCCTTGTCTCCCTTCCTAGCGCGCAATGCGTCAATAACGAGCTGCCTGTCAACGCCAGCATCAACCATCCCGCGCAAGTTCTTCAATAACGCGAAATATCCAATCTTTCCTTCACGCAACTGGCGCTCGAAAACAGTTTTCTTATCTTCTGCTGTTTTCTTTTCTTTTCCAGCGCTCAAGGCGGACATGACTGTATCTGCCGTCTTAAGCTTCTGAGACTTGCCAGTTTCCTTATCTTCCTTACCCAAAAGCTTAGCCCACAACTGAGCCTGAGCCTCATCCTTTGGCTTTGGATGGACGCCGCGCATGGCGTATTTCAAGGAGATATCGCCGTCTTTGTTCCACTTATCCAGCGAGTACTCGTTGAACTTAGTGAAGGCTCGCGCGATACCATTCTTGAATTGCTTAGGCATCTTGATCTTGTTGATCTTTCCGCCCTTATCCTTAATAGCAACGCCATTGGCCTTGTAATACTGCGCCAAAAGCTCAGGAATTTCGTCTGGGCGTTGGATGGTTTGTGCTACAGTATTCCCCACAAGCCCCGGAATTCCAGTTCCAGTTTTAGCCAAAGCGCAAAGCAGCCAAAGAGGAACGTGACGAAGGTGAAGACGATTGCGAACATCAATAGCAAGATTAGACACAAATTGAGGAGAACATTCCAGCGCGAGACGCCTGATGCGGCTAGCAATGTCTTCACCGCTTTCATAGAATTCATTCTCCCAAAGCAGGCAGCAAGACACAGAGCGGCGCAACTCTTGCTCTTTTGTGATCCTATCGGCTGGAGCGCCTTCATGCGTCAGAGGGCGTGGCGCTCTGGTCCTAGTATTAGTACGAGCCATTTTCTTTCCTTTCTACAAGACGTTACGTTACGGTGAGTTGCGGCACGTCACGACACGCTATGAAGCGAGACGTAAATTACGCATTACAAACAAAAAACGCCGATCCCCTCTTGCGAAGGAACCGGCGCCTGTTTAAAGCAGTGGAGGGAAAAACGATTTACGATGGATTACCCCTTACGGGATAACGAGTAGGGTTTGAACCTACGACTTACAGATATGAAGTCTGTTGCTCTACCAACTGAGCTATCGTTGTAATCGGAAATCTAGCCACTCCACTGAATTAAGTTGCGTCGGGAAAAAGCGGGGACGATAACGACTGTCCACCCTGGACACTCCCCCGTAGATGGTGGGGGAGCTCGGAATCGAACCAAGCAAGTCTTCTTGTCTATAGAAGATGTAATCGTATCCCTAGCCACGACACAAAAATTCAGACGCCGGGGGAAAGCGGAGGCGATGTTAGCGTTCACAAGACGTTGTAATCGACTTCCTAGCCACCGGCTGTGAAGAGATAATTAAGCCCTAATTAACCCCATGTCAACGAGGAAAATGCTCCACGTGAAACTTTTCTCATTTGCAACGAACGTCCGTAACGGATACAAGGGGTTAGAGGAGAAAAATATGGACATTGAAAAGCAGCTTGATGAAATGATCGTTGCGGCGGTGGAGTCAGCCCACCAAGATAGCCTCAGCGATAGCGAACAGGTCGCGCTCGTAGGACGCGCCCGTAAACACATGCTAGAGTCTGCCCTTAGGTGGCTTGATTCTGAGGAGAGAAGGGGGAGCGACTACAACGAAGTTATTTGCGCTCTGTGCTACTATGCTGGGGGCGTGGTGGCAAAGGTGGCTGTGTCGCTCAGGGACTCAGCCCCTACCGAAAAGGAAACTCCTAACAATGAAAAGCTTATTGAGATTTTCAAAGAAGCCTTATCTAGCGAATCTATAACTGCGCTAGAAACCATATATAATAGGAACAAGAACCGCTAACGCCTCTTCCCCAATAATTGCTCCAGAAACCTCCTGGTATCCCAAGCGTTATTGGGGGAAATAAATCCGAAGTACTTCCCTAAATCGTTAAGCGCCAGCCGCAGATAGACTCGGCCTCGTTCTCTTTGGGCGTCCCTTCCCTGTGGTCCAGGGTATTGGCTTCCAAGGTCAACGAGGCTCATATCATGCCATTCGTTTTCTATAAGCCATGTAAGGGCTGTACGCCCCTGGGGATGGACTGACTTGCTAGCTGAATAGAGTTCTTTAATTGAGAACTCTTTAAACTCTAGCGGGTCTGGCGCATAAACGCCTCCATCCACTTGAGCTACCCATTTCATTGTAGTTCTTGTATGCTGTTCTGATTTTCTATATATAAATAAGAAATGGCAACCAGCTTCCCACTCTTCTTTTAAGATCATCGGTGGGTTACGCCTGTAAAGAGTGTCCAAAGCAGAATAAATTTCTCTACGATTCTCACCAGTAGGAAAACCGTTTGTACCATATACTATATTTTCATGGACCTGCCGTTCAGCCTTCTTGGCTTTCATTATCCTTTCGGCCGTAGCGTCTTGCCACCGTGGCTCCATTGATATCTCTACTGCCGTTTCCTCTATTTGCCTCATTAGAGTCAAGTCCATCCTCATCACTTCTTACTAAAATAATCAGTCTATTCATGATGGATATCATTTCCTCTATAGTGCTTTCAATAGCCTTCTCACGGTCAATTGAAAATTTACGCCTATGGCGGCGCACTCCATCAACCGCTCTATTCCTCATACGCCCCATTACTCACCTAAATTATTTCATAATGAAGAGTCGGAACTCCCCCATATCCATGTCTCCAGATATACCACGCCATTGGCTCCAGAGTATCATCCGATAGTCTTAGTCTTTGAATTGGAACGATCTTTTTATAAAATGCGTCGCTTCCATGGAAGAACTCCTGGTAGCAGAGCTCTGTGTCAATTGAATGACTAAGCCAGAACGCCACTGTCCCGTGGTGCTCGGTTAGCGTCAATGCTTTCTTGATAAACTGTTTGAATAGATGCTGGGGTGGATGGCAGATAATCCCGCCATCCGAAGCTTTCAGTTTCATTCGAAAGTTTGAATATTTAACGTCCCAATGCTGACTGAGGAAGTTACGCCGGTTAACCGTTATTCCATCGTCCTTGTGCTCGTAAATATCAAAAGATTCGACTTTTTTACCACTTTCTTTCAAGACTCTCGATATTCCCCCCTGACCAGCCGCAGGCTCCAGGCCATTGACCAAATGTTCGACATGGGACAGTAAAGCCTCTGTCGCCCATCTAGGCGTCAGGAACCCTCTAGGAGGCTTAGAAAGGGTCATTGCTCCCACCTTCTGGAGGCAACTGTCGCGGCTGGCGTATGGGGCGGGGGGCCGTCTGAGCGCCATATCCGCCGCCTTGGCCTACAGCGTTGGGCTGGTGCTGAGGTGGACCACTAATCTGACGAGGCTTAGTTTCTGAAGGATCACGTTCTACAACGAAAAAATTCCATTCGTTGCCCGCTTCCGCGTTATCATCATGAAAAACAAGGACTTTTAGAAATCCAAGAACGCCTTGAAAATACTTTTGTCCACTCTGACTAGTCTTTTCGTATAACTTTCCGAGTAAAAGTCTGTTAGCCCGTGGTCGGGCGCCAGAGTTGTACTGATTCCCTTCAGACATATTCATCCCTTTCAATTTTGCATACAAAAGCACAATGCGCTATCTCAACGATTTTGTCAAGGTAGCGCATTGTTTCACATGAAACGTTACGTTATGGTGCGAAGAGGAGAGGCGTGTTATGATGCGTTACGAGGCGAAACGTTAATGCTCCTACTTACCACGATCCGGCTCTGCCATGCAACCTTTCACTACCGCCATAAGCGCGCGCCTAACCTCTTGCATGCCTAGTTCAGCACACATATCGTTGAAGTCGCTACCTTTTTTAACATTTGGTTTGGCCAGATAACCACCCACCGCCCTAGCCGCTTCGCTCGCGCTTGTCAGTCCTGGGTTTCCACGCGTGTTCCGGTCATCGTCAGCGCAAATGATTATTTTCAACTTAGGATATCTCTTCCTAAGGGACCTAGCCACCTTTGTAAGGTTTCCACAGTTGAACGCCACAATCGTAGCGCAACCCGTCGCCTCATAGATAGTCGCCCCAGTACTGTAACCCTCGGCAACCAGCGCCGCCCCTTCAGGGTATATGTTGCCAATGACAAACATCCCCCCTTCAAGTCTCCCGCCCTTTAGAAAGGTTTTTGAACCATTTAAAAAAATCCTTTGCAAGCTCTGCCAGTTCCCATTCGCGTCTCGAACTGGGACAAGCAATGCGCCGTCCAAAACGCGCAGTCCGTGAGGGAGGACGCCTTTAGCGCTCAGATAGCCATGCGCCTTGACCATAAGCCCTCTGCCAAAGAGATCCTTGGCCTCCAGCGCAGCCGCTCTGTATTCCTCTGTGCGAGCCTCCTGGAACCGCTTTCTCTCTTCGGCTACCCTAATCCTAGCCTCATACCTTTCGGCCGCTGTGAGCCCGCCCTTAGACTCTGGAGCGTATTCCTGACGCCCCATGCCGTCAGCGTGGTTTTCGAACCATCCCCGGCCGTTGGTAAAGAGCACGTAGGCGCCATTTCGGGAGTGGGGTTTGTCAGAAGTGCGTACTCGGTGAACAGTCCCATCAGCAATGGGAGTTTGTATAAGCAAGCCCCTGGAGCGGGCGGCGTCGGTAAACCTTTCGGACATGGTAATCTTTCCTTTCTAACAAGCCAGAAGTGGAGCTCCGATAGCAGCCCTGGCTTCATTCTTCACATCAACTGGGATAAGGGCGTCGATATCCCAGTACTTACGGGCATGGAAATATTCAATAACCTTTTCGTTCCATGCGTCTTTAACGTTGGAGTACACCTTTGACAAGAATTCAACGAACCTAGCCCGCTTAGTTTCAGAACATGCTTCAGCTACCCTAGCGACTCTCTCGCGTTCTTCGCGTGCACGTTGCTCTAATTGGCTTTCTGAATTTTCCACAGGCTGTGGCTTACTTCTCTCAATTATAACATCAACATAGTACTCATGGAGACCTTTGTTGAACCAATTATATCCACAGCAGGTGCGCTGCTTAGCCTCAGAAGCGCTCTTGTACTGCCTACGAAGATCGCTCTCGTATTCCATAGCGGCCTGTGGCAAAAGAGAAGCCAGCTCCGGTTTATCCTTACAAAATCTCTTCCAATGGGCGTAAGAGCCAGCCTTTCCTTTCTTATTTGGGTATTTATCCCAGAATTTTCCAAACTCAGGGTCGGTATTGTGGTCCAGCTTCGTAGAAGGCGCTTTCTTGGCCTTCTTACGCGTCACAGACGGCGCTTCTGGCTCTGGGGGCGTCAGGACCAGGGTTTCAGCTTTCACCGCTTCTGGCGTTTCCTCAAGGCTGGATACCATTGAAGTGGAATGAGTAGCGGAGTCGTCTATCTTAATATGGTTAACAAACCCTTCCTCGTCCTCCCACGTTGGTTGGGATGGTTGGCTTGTAGGCTCGGCGTTTTCACGAACGGTCATGACGCAGGAATGACCACTCCCCCCTTGGGGGATGGGGGGAGTTTTTGTTTCCATGTCCTCTTCAAAATGTGGGAAATGCGATGTTGGCGCTGTGTATTTTTTTTCTGTTTTTACTTTTTTAAGATCTTTACTTTGTTGTGGCTGTTTTTCAGCTTCCTGCTTAGCAGTTTCCTGAAAATCGGAAAGCAGTGCAAGGCGAGAAGGGTTGTCTGATACGACATACGTATATCCAGCCACACGTCCATCGGCGCCACGCTTGGTAAAGCGTCGGATGTACCCACTCGCCATAGCGGCGTTTATCATCCTATAAATTTTTGCTTTCTTAGTTAGGCCATTGGCCATAGCCACCAGCCCCATAACGCTAATATCCCAGTCCTTTGGCCTGCTCAGCAGGTCCGCAATCATTCCCCTGGTTTCCCAATCAATGCCAGAGTCTTGGAGCAGTCTGTTAGATACCAGTGTGTATGCGTAGTCAGCCCCGTCTGAGCGGAAAACACTCTGTGATTCGTACTCTGGCAAAAACTTATTGACATTATTTTTTTGTGCAGTAGAATCGGCCATAGGAAGTCCCTTATGGGTTAGGGTTTCTATTCTTTATTAAAAGGAGGCTTGCTTACAGCCTCCTTTTTTTATTTTAAACTGTGTGAGAAAGAAGATCAATTCTTATGTTCTTCTTATTTTTCTCTTATTTTTCTCAATTAGAGAATTTGGTGGTGGACTCGTTAAAGTTTATTTCGGATTCTCCTATACGGCCATGGCGGTTTTTTCTAAGAAGGATCTCAGCCCTTCCACGCCATCTGTTGCAATCAGCCTGCCAAGCTGAAAATTTTGGATCAGAAACATCTGGGCGCCTACGCTCAACAAAGTATATTTCTCTGTGAAGAAAAATAACAGCGTCAGCATCCTGTTCTAGATTACCAGACTGCTTTAGATCAGAGAGCTGTGGTCTTTGGTCGTCTCTAGACTCTAGGTTTCTATTGAGCTGACAAGCTATGATAATTGGAATTCCAAGGCGTCCAGCCGCCATTTTCAGAGAAGCAGAGATGTTTCCAAGCTTCTCTGTAGCATCTCTTCCTATACCTCCAGGTATAAGATTAACGTAATCTATGATGATAAGCTTGCATTTCTTAACTCTAACAAGCTTCCTCATGACTGTCAGTAGCTTGTCAATGTTACCTGGGTTGTATACGTAGTGTATGGGGAGATGCGCCAAGCAACCAGAATCTTCTTGGAACTTGATAAGTTGTGGATCGCTGAGGTCTCCACGGTTGAGTGCGTCTGAGCTAACACTTGCCTCAGACGCCGCCGCCCGTAAGAGTAACTGCTCAACAGTCATTTCATAGGTTATAAATCCAACAGGGTCTCCAGCAGCAGCTACGTTATGGGATATGTTCCCTAATAAGGCCGTTTTTCCCATAGACGGACGAGCTCCAAGAAGTATACAGTGTCCTTCTTGGAGGCCACCTAACATGTCATCTAGCTGTTCGAAGCCACTTCTTAGACCTGGGAGAATGGGAGTGCGGGGAAAAGTCTCATTAGCCTTATCAACACGCGCCTTAATTTCATCCATAAGCTCTTTATAAGCTTGAGCAGAAGAAACCATTTCGCTTTCCACGGGAATAGCTATTTTATATAATTTCTCCTCAAGCTTGTTGATCAACGCTTCAGGTGCCATGTCCGTAGAAGCAAGCGCCGCTCCCTCATCGCACATTCTCTGGAGCTCGCGCCTTTGCCATAGCTCCCGAAGGGCTTCCAGGTTACTTTCGGCAAGAGAACCATCTGAGTGGTAATCAGATATTTCCTTTACCTCTTTCTTACTTTCATCATTCATATCTTTAGTCAGCAAGAGTGGATTGACCCGCTCTCCCCGCATAAGGAACGCAGACAGGCGCGTGTACAGAGCCCGGTGGAGGGGGGAGCTAAAGAATTCAGGGAGGATAGAGTCCCCAATTTTATCAAATATATCAGGGGTGTTAAGTATGGAGCTGAGCAGCGCCTTCTCCAGCTCATGGTTGGCGAGAGGGGCGACGGCAACGCTATTTTTAAAGTTTGTCATATTTTTCCTTGACTGGAGCGCATAGGTCCGTTACACGTCAAGGCGACCTGACGCGTTCGGAGCGGACATTGGTTGACGCCAGAAGTAAAGTTGGCGCCTGGAACGGCAAAAGCCGCCTTTAGCTGAAGCTAGATAGCCCAAGCTTGGTTTCTAAAGTTCCTTTCTGAATTGCTCTTGCGAGGGGCACTGTTCAGATTTATGCTTTTTGAAGGCCGGTTGCTCTTTCTCAGGGAGCACCGGCCTTTGTTCGTTTCCGGACCTTAAACGATTCGCGGCGCCGAAGTCTAGATGATTCTGCGCATGGCCGTTTGCTTCAGAAAAAATGGAAGCAATCCATACATTCTGTCCTGGCATCGATTTTTAACCAAATGAGTGATAAACACGGAAAACCAGGAAGGTTTTCACCTATCTGGTTGCGATATTCTTCGATTTTAGGGAGTTATCTCTGTCTGGGCCTGCCAATAGCAGCATAGTAAAAATTTTACAACGCGCCCGGTTGGAAGTCAATACGAAAACGTAACATGTTGGACTTTTTTTGAAAGGGGGTGTGGACAATTTTTGAGGGTTGACTCCTCCCGCTAGGTGGACTATCTGAATCGGATGACGCAGCGCAACTTGACGTCACGTGGCGCATCGTATCTCTCCGCATCATAACGCAACGTATTTTCACGTGGAACAAATGCCGCAAAGCCACTTCTCTCAAGAAGATTTAACCAAAATTAGAAAATTAGCCACCATGCTATCTCAGTGTGGGCGTGGTTCTACATTCAACGGCTGCAAAACAGACGTAGCCGCCGCTTCTCTACGTAAAGGTATTGTTATCCTTGAGGAATATCTCAATGACGAAGACGAAAGAGGAATTCATCCCGATAACGATCCGGGACATGTGCAGGCAACCACGCCCGAGTGATCTCTTAACCTGGACCATGTGTAGGCATTTATGCCGCAACAATGGACAGATTGGAGATAAGAAAACATGCGAATTATGCCCAAGGTCCAGGCCAGATATCCATTACCGTGGTGAAGATGTCATTGATGGATGTAGAGTTTTAGCTGAAGAGTACGCTAGATTGGCTATGGCGGCGCTTACCAAAGAAGGATGGCGCCCGCCTGAGTAACACCACGTCGTATCGTAACTCGCCGTTACGTCTCGCATCACAACATAACGCAACGTCTTATGTCCATTCAAGAAACTTTAAATAAGAAATTCAGCGCCGAAATCGAAAGAGCCATAGAGATTGGAAACAAATACAATCCAAACGTCTATGGCCAATTCCCTTGGGACGCTGGAGAATACCCCAGAGACGGGAGGCCGCATAGGTCTCTCAATCTGTCTAAGGCAAGCCTAGGAACGTTTTTCGAGGCCGCCTTGCGCCATAGGATGGGCATCAGCAGAGTTTACGCATTTGATGCTAGATATAAACAGTGCGCTGTCCTGGTCCGTTGTCATGCGACGCTTGAGCAGCGGGACAATTTTATGGAGGAAACAGGGTTCTGGTTAGCTCCGCCGCCAATGGCTCATGTTAACTAATTATTAACGAATTTTCTGCAAATTAGTGGTTGACGAAAGCATCCGGTTCGGATAGACAAGAGGAGAAAGTGATCCATGGCTGAAACCGACGCTCAGATCATTGAAAGACTGAATAAGAAGTACGGTAACGAAAGGAAAGTTGGAGTGGCAAACATTAATACTATGGCCTCTGCGGCAAATTCATTTTCTAATGGACACGCCAACGGCGTCCACACTGACGCCAGCGCTTTTTACGACGCTCTTCCCGACAGCGATAAGGCTGTATTTGCGGAAATGCTGTGGAACAAGGTTGAACCTGCTATCGTCCATGACATGGACAGCAAGGGCATTACGCTTCCTGGACTTCCGATTAAGATGACCTCGGAAGCCGCATCCAAGATTCTCGCTGACCATGCTAGGGCGCAGAACGAAGAGTGTGAAGTTGAAGAGTATTTTGACGCATATCCCTATGACGCCGCTGTGGCGTTCGTGAAGGCTCTGCGTCAGACTTATCACCTTAGCGACGTTAAGTCGTACACTGTCCAGGGTTTCTTCGGACCTGTCAAGGTTAAGCCTGAATGGCGCACCGTGCAGTTGAGCCATAAGCCAGAAGACTCTGTGATGGTTCCGGTTGGACGTTACGATCTCCCTGGCATTGACGGAAACGTCACTACTGGATTTGATAGGGATCGTCGTACAGGAAAGTTTTCATTCTATGTGAACGCTGAAGTTAAGACGAAGGACCGCAAGGCCGTTCTTGACCTCATCGCTCTTACGAAAAAGCTTATCGCCAGCGAGTCTATCTACAAGGCCAAGGCGTTGCGCCTTTCCATCAACGGTAATGGTAACATTATCGAGGGAAGCGAGCCCAAGTTTATTGACGTTAGCGGCATCAGTGTTGATGATTTGATTTTCAACGAAGACGTTACTCGTCTGTTGAATATGTCTCTCTTCACTCCAATCCGTAAGCGCGTTGAGTGCGTTAAGGCTGGAATTAGTTTGAGCCGCAAGGTTCTTCTCAGCAGCAAATACGGCATGGGTAAGTCTCTTACCGGACGCGCCGCCGCCGCCCTTGCTGTGCAGAACGGTTGGACTTTCATTCTGGTTGATAACCCTAAGGGTCTTCGTGAAACCCTGGAGTTTGCCAAGCGTTTCCAGCCTTGCCTTGTATTTGTTGAAGACATTGACCGCGTTACGAATGACCGTGGTCAAGATTTGACGAACGATCTTCTCAATACGCTTGACGGCGTTTTGAGCAAGAATGACCAGATTATCAGCGTATTTACAACGAACCACGCTGAAAAGATCACACCTGCTGTTCGGCGCGCTGGGCGTCTCGACGTTATCGTCAACGTTAGCTTGCCTGACGCCAAGACCATGGATCGTATGATCCGGGCGTTCTCTGGTGAACTTCTGGGGAATGGTGAAGATATTTCTGACGCAGTTCGCATCATGAATAGCTTCACTCCAGCTACTATTGCTGAGGTTTGCAAGTCCGCCAAGCTGAGCGCTATCATGGATGGTCGTTCTGTACTGATCGGTCAAGACATTGCTGATGCAGCTATCGGAATGAAGCATCATCATGAGTTCGCCAGTGGCGGTGATGCGGAGACTGTGTCTCCTAATCAGCATGCTGGTCGTCAGTTTACAGCCATGCTCGATAAGAGCTCGAACGTAGATGACGAGCTCAAGGCATTGAAGGAAATAGTAGAGAAGATTGCCCATCACGTTCTCTAACTGTAGAGAACCGTGGCCGTACTAGAGGGGAGTGGACCCCATCCATTTCCCTCTAGTATTATGTTTCCATGATGCATCGTATCGTGTCTTGACGCTTTGCCCCGTAACTTGACGTGACGTAACGAGTAGTATATGCTCCTATCCTCTGGTGAGGGATAAGGCTTTCAATCCTGAAAATCACAGTTCGATCCTGTGTAGGAGCGCCATTGTTGCGGGTAGTTTAATGGTAGAACGCCACCGCCCTAGAGCAATCTATTAGGTGGAAGTCTTCGGTTCAAGTCCGCAGTCCGTGACCAATAATGCGGGATAGGGCAGAGGTAAGCCCGTCTGGCTCATAACCAGGAGGTCGTCAGTTCGAATCTGGCTCCCGCTACCAACTTTAGGAAACATTCAATGACGTGAATATGCACCTCGTCCACCTCCTGTATTTGCTTTCATGTTCCACGTGAAACAAACATCAGGAGAAACGAATGTCTAAAGTTTATCTTAAGATTAAAATAAAAAGCCTCTCTGAAGAGGCGCGCATCATTAGATGTGAGGAAAAGAAATACACAGTTCATGGGCGTTTCAAAAATCATGAGAAACGCAGTGAACTTAACTTCGGCCTTCACGATCACAGAGTACGCGTGGTGAAGTCTGCGTTGCGTAGCTCTTTCTTAGCGTATGCGTTTATTAGAGGTAAGAGCAGAGTTTCAGTTGAGCACAAGTGTTTTGTTGACCCTGATTTCGGTGAAATTGGACGTCTCTCCTACAAGTACGGACGCAGCACTCTAGGCGTGTACGATAAAACCGCTTTTACCGAAAAGTTGTGCGATTGGCTTTATGCAGATGACCAGTACAACCTTGGCGCATATCCCCATACAAGAGCTGATACTGGCAGATGCATCCTTAACGTACTAAAGAAGTTGTAGAAGTTGACGCCGTCCAGTGAGCCCCCGCTCTGGGCGGCGTCTTTGCTAGAAAGGAAATAGCATGAAGCAGTACATCGCCTTTATCCGTGATCATAGCTATTCCATGGGTCGGATAGCTGCCCCCGCCGCTCGCGATTATAACGCTAACATAGCGTCTATAAAGAACGCCGCAACCATAAATAATATCGACACAATCGTCAGCACTATAAAGTGCGGAATTGGCCCCGGTGAGGGCAAGGTTGTTAGAGAACACATCAACTCTAGTGTTCACGTTCTTAAACCTATTGAGGAAAAATCATATATCACCAATGGAGCCAGCACTCCACTTTTTGACTCTGTTGGAGAAGCTATAACTCTATTGTCTAGCGTTCCAGACGCTGATAGTCTAGACGTTTCATTTCTTGTTATGGTTACAACTGATGGGCAAGAGAACAGCTCGTCAGAGAAATGGAAAAGAGGGCTGGCCTCCGAGATGGAGCGTCTTCACGCTACGGATAGGTGGAGCTTTGTCTTTAGAGTTCCCAAGGGCTATAAATCAGCTCTGGTTAAGCTTGGCGTCCACGAAGGGAATATCCTGGAGTGGGTGCAGACTGAGAGCGGTTTCAAAGCGGCTACAGCGGCCAACGATTTGGCTGTGAATGAGTATTTCAGCCTCAGAGCCAGCGGCGGACGCTCTACCACGAGCTTCTACTCGAACCTGAAGAACGTCAAGGCTGAGGACGTTAAAGCGGCCCTGGTGGATATCTCTAGTGAAGTGCGCATTATTCCTGTTGACGTGCCGAACAACATAGAGAGTTTTTGCAGGGATAAGACTGGAGATTTCCGTAAGGGAACTTCTTTGTATGAGTTGGTTAAATACGAAAAAGTTGTTCAGGATCATAAGGTTATCTGCATAAGGGACAAAGCCACAGGGAGCGTCTACAGCGGCATAGCTGCCCGTGACCTACTTGGTTTGCCGCATCAGGGTAACATATCCCTGTCCCCTGGAGACCATGGGGGTTATGAGATATATATCCAGAGTACAAGCAATAATCGTAAGCTTCCTATAAACTCTAAACTTATGATATGGACTCTAGTCAGGAGAATGTAATGAGCTGGAAAGATGCAGTAGGGATGATAAAGGCCGTCTCCAGTGGACCTAACCAAGATGATATCATCAACAGCCTCCCATCCGTCCTTAGCTACACTAGCTCAAAACGGTCTATGGTCATATTACGGGAGCTTGAGAGGATGTACGGTCATCACCTCTCTATCGCCAATGTACACCTAGCCCTACAAACGGCTCAACGCGAGGGATGGGTGGGTTATGAAATTATTATTGTACCAAAGTTATGGGGAAGGCGTAATGTGGAAACCCCCGCCTACTTCAAAATAGGATCTGGGAGGCGCGTCATGACAACCAACGTTATGACGGAATGGATCAATGAGAGCCCTGAGGCGCCACCACAAACAGCGTATGCGCAGAAAAGCTGAACGGATAATAAAGCAAAACTCTACGTCTAAACCCACTAACCTGCTGTGGCGCGTGCAAAGGTCCGCAGATAACTTGCAGATATGCAGTTGTCTAGGATGCGGAAACCCAAGGCGGTGGGTAAGAGGGTGGAATGGGCTGACAATTCAGGAGAAGAGATATGGCGTTGCAGAGCTTGATATCTTATTTGGTTCCAGCATCCCGTTTGAAACGGGAGGCGCGTAGGCTGATGATGGTTCCCATACTTCCTAGGAGCTCGCTCATGGTTCCTATACTGGCGCCATGATAGCCAGAACGAATATGGCCAACATAATAAATAGCACCAGAACCATTAAATTGGAGAAATTGTCATGGAGAAACATGTTTGTACCTGCAAGCGTGATCCGTGTGAATGTTTCATAGGTGAGTTTGCTGAAGACAACTACTTCTACGAGATGCTTGGCCTTATCCGCCAGCTCGAAAAGCTCTTCCCAGAGCAATTCCCCGATCCGTTGGATCACACCACACATAGAACGTCCCAGCAGCATCAAGACGGTCGCGCACCTTGAGCCCTGGCGTACCCTTCATCCAACCAATAAGGGGCTCGGCGTAGGTGCAAACCCATTCTCCGTCTTTGCCCCGTTTCTCCCAGATGGACACGGCCGCATAATGGCCGGTGTCCACCCAGAGATATTTCTCAGTAACTTCCATCAGGGAAGTCTGAAGGTTTTAGAATAGGCTTATTGATGGCCTCAAGCATCGTATTGATGATATCATTGCCGCCATTCATGTCGTCTGGGGTATTTGACCCTTCCCACACAACTGGAACTGGTTCTTTAGAATACGCCCTAGGCTCCCCAGCTTCGTTATAATAAACTTCGTGAATTCCCAAGAGAGTATGACCTTCGTCTCCAGGGAACTCCATTACCCTATAATTCCATGCCATCTTACTTACCACGCGCATTTATATTTACCATTGGCGGACGCCCTACGCCATTTTTGTGGCGCACGGCCAAGATCATAGCGCCCTTGTACTTCGATCTATCTTCAAAATAAATACGCACAGCGCGCGGGTCGCCTTCATACCGCGTTTCGCTGCTGCCCTTATGCTTTCTGTCTTTCGGCCTGTGGCGTCCCATATCTCAATCCTGCTCTAACCATTCCCACTTAGCTCCCATGGCCTCCAGGCGTCTCCTGGCTTGCTCTGGGGTGCTCTTCGCCATCCACCTTAGTTCATGAGGGCTAAAAACGCAACGCCAGCGGTTCCCCTGTTTTTGCCATACCGCGCCCGCTATCATTTTTTTCCATCTGACACGGATGATTTTCTCTTTGACAGCAGGATAGAGTTCAGATAAATCTGTCCTCACGGATATTCCTCACGGATATCGCATAATCTCCCCAGATTGACTTATCCCCTCAGTCACCCTTCCTGGCTGGGGGGATATTTTTATGGAACCAATATGAATTGGGACTTAGAATATCTCGGCCTCGCCTTCTACATCGCTGGGCGCCTGAGTAAAGACCCATCAACAAAGGTCGGAGCCGTTATTTCAAGGCCGGACCATAGCATAGTCAGCATGGGCGTAAATGGTTTCCCTAGCGGCTGTGACGATTCTCCAGAGATATTTAATGATCGATCACTTAAATACCCGAGAATTATCCATGCAGAAGCAAACGCCATGGCCTACGCTACAGAGCGGCTACACGGTTGCACCATACACGTGGCCGTGCCAGCACCCTGGTGTCCCGTGTGCGCTGGGTGCGCAGCTATGCTCATCCAACGTGGAATTCGGAGGGTGGTATTTCCCTTCATCGTTAGAAGTAGTTTCTCAGACAGGTGGCATGAGAACTGCGTTCATGCAGACAGGATGTTCAGTGAAGTTGGCGCAGAGCTAATTCCTATTAGAGAAAGTCTCTGGCGCCAGCTCCCTGGCCTCAGTGACCGATCTTTTTAAGGGCTATGTTCAACATTCTGTCGATCTGCTGTGTTGATGCAGCCTGCTCTATAGCGTACTGAGAAGCGCCCTCTAGAAGCTCATTGGCGGCCCTGGCGTCGCCATTTGTCATGAGGGCTATGGACATACCCAGCATACGCGCTTGGACCTCCACGATAGCCGCCTGTGCGTCAGGATCGTTATCTGCCTCATGTACTGCTTTCATCACCATTTTGGGTAGGCTCTCAAGCGGCATGGTAAACCTCCAGGGGGTTGACTCCATGGCCGCTTAGTGGTACAACACTAGGCATCATGAGTCCTGATATCCATGTTTAAATTATAAATATAGATTATCAGGGTGAATGGTTAATGTCATCCTTAATATGAAGGACGGCAGAGATAGCGTTGTGATTGGGTTGCATTTCCATGAGCCTCAATTGCGCTAAGGGCGCGATGTGTCTTAAGTGTACCTTCTCTACACTGACATTGGTAATCTCCTTTCTTGAGGTAGGCGGCTCAGAGCTTGGAACGGCTCTGGGCCGTTTGCTTTTGTGTTTCACGTGAAAAAAGCGCCGCCATTTCTGACGACGCTGTTGATCATTTATTCTTACCAAGGTGCTTTGATATAATGGTGTTGACGACAGGGGCGGAAATATTCATTTTCCTAATTATGTCTACCTGTCGAAAACCTTTTTCATAAAGGTCTATAATAATCCTATTTCTTTCTAATCGCTCTCTGTCAGATAGCTTGGCTCCAGCCTTTCCCTGGTAGCTGCCCTCTACTTTGGTGCTCCCCATATGCAATATGGTATCCTGCTCAAGGCCAAGATATTCAGCAATGGCAGGAAGCCCATGGCCAGCCTTAGACTTGACCATGATCATGTCGCAGACGTACTCGTCAACCGCCCTTGCCAGTTGAGCGTACACTATCGCCTTTGGCGTCTCCGCCGCCTCCGTTTCCTCGTCTTGGTCTATATTTGTCGAGTCCAAGCCGATGGTGTGAAGCGCAATACGGACTTTTCGCACCAGTGTCCTCTCTTTGGTGTCTCTTCTTGCCACAGAAAGTAATTTCTCCGAACTCGTTGTAGCCTGTAGGCCATTTACATTGCTTGGAGCCTAGGTCTAAAATGGTTAGACCAGTCTCCTCTTTTTTGGTTTCTATGACCTTTTCCGCTGGCGTCGGCTCTTTAGCCAACGCTGCGTTTCTGTAGCCATATGTGTTCCCTAGATTCTTCTTTAACCTCTTGAGCGCACGTTCTTTCAGCATATCATCCCCATAGCAAAAAAGCCCCCCAAGGTGGAGGGCCTTTCTACGAAAGTATCTGATTCGGATGCGTTACGTCAAGGTATGTTGCGGTACGATACGCTACGATACGGAGCGGGGAGAAATCATTCGTTACTGTATCTGGAGTACCGCATGCCGTCAACGCCCTCTGTAGCCAATCTCATGGCCATGGCGCTGGATTGAACCGCCTCCAGCCAAATCTCGTCCTTAGGGGCAATGTCGTTCTCATAGTCCAGGAGCGCCTTGGCCAGCTCTCCTACCTCTTCCAAGAGTACGGCAACCATATGCTTCGTTCCTGGAAATTTCCCACGAGCAAAAACAATCTCTTGGGCTACATGATTAAGAAATTCAACGTCTCTATTGCTTAGGTTCTTTTTACCTTCTGCTGTTGGCTCCAGCATCTGTATTCCAATAACAGTCATGATATCTCGTTACGTTGCGTTGTGGAACGGGGCGGGGTGCTATGATACGCCACGGAGCGTTAAAAAGAAAACGCTCCTCTGAAAGGGGGGGCCTCTCAGAAGAGCGCTCACATTACACGCGAGTCGGGTCGTCGTGCAAGTTACTTGAAGCTGTCGCCGCCCATTTTCAGCTTGAGGGTGGCGCCGACGTACCATTCGGTAGGCTCGTCGGTAACGTGGTACTTGTCCTGGTGGTAGGCCGTTGGAGACGTGTAGGTATAGGTAGAGGACACGAGGTCTTCTTTTCCGTACCAAGTATGACGGCCTTCAACGCCAAGGAACCAGTTCCGAGCCACGGGGATTTCAGCACCTCCGCCAAGGGTAAATCCGCCGAAGCTGCCATCGCCATATTTCGCTGTGTATCCGGCATCACCATAGTTGGTGTCAGCACTCTGAAGAGAATTAACAACTCCAGAATGGTTCAACCATGTGTATCCACCCAGCACATAGACAAGCATGTTGTGGGTTGGAAGGAAACCAGCACGGGCGCCGAGGAAGATAGCGTCAGATTCTTTAACGCTAACTCCGCCGATTGTGGTCTTGTTGGTGCGGAATTGGTAGTCAGCCATGACGCCAAGCAGCATGGAGCCAATCTGCTTATCGTAGCCAACGCCCAAAGAGCCTACAAACCCGCTAGCGGTGCCATCAGTGGAGAAAAAGTTTGTGGCGTCTACAGTGTAACCAGCAAGGCTAGAATTGCTGTCCACAAGATCATGGCCAGTTTTATTATGGTGAAGAGTATCGCCCTGCTTATAAGCCCTATAGCAATCTTCATTGACTGCGCATGCAGTGCTATTGTAGGTACGCTTTCCCTCACCATCGAAATGAACATAAACGTCAGTCAGCGCCTTCGCCGTAGCCAAGTCTTCCTGGCCCTTCACATCATGCGACGTGGAGCTGCGCCCCAGTCCACCCATGATGTAGAAGCCAGTCCAGCTTGCGGACACTCCAGGCGCTACGGTTTCAACCGAGTCCTTATATCCGCCAGAATTACCGAGATCAGCCGCCATGGCAGGAGTCGCAGAGAGCGCGACCATAGCCAGAACCTTATATCCGAACTTCATAATTTCCCCTTTTCGGTTACTACGAGAATGGATGTAGCCTATTCGTAGCGGATGGTCAACCCATCCGTTGGCGTTTGGCCACGGTTCTGTGATATTTTTGCCTCATTCTAAAATGTCGTCCGTATCGAACGATTACCCCTTGCGTGTTTTTCATAAGGGTCTATATTAATCCCACGCCCGTCCCTTGTACGTCCAAACCAAAGGGGATGGGCTGCGTTCCCTCTATCAACTTCTCCCGGTTGGCTTTTCCCTATCGGCTAACCGGGAATTTTTTTTCAGGAGAGAAACATGGACGATTGGAAGTCTAGGGCTGTATGGGACTTTGTTCCGGCGCATTTACGCCATCCCCTGACGCGTTATGTTGATGAAGGGGTTAACCCAGGATGTTTTCTTGAAGCGTTTTTTAGTAATAATTTGTTAGGCGCTCTGGAGCATGCTGATTTCGCCAGCCGCCGCCGCCTTTACGACATTGCCGAATTTATAAACAATTTCGTTCCCGCTGTGTGTTGTGGAGACAGAAAGTCGTTTGAAAATTGGATTGAAATTGGTGGGATGGCTGGTTTCCAAGCTGCCCACAACTCGGAAGCCGCTTAACGGGAGTAGCGAAGCTACGCTTCACGCGCACAACTCACGTTAAGGGCTTAATTTCACTGGGAGGTTGGCCTAGAAGCAGCCAAGTGGGATGGACTCCACTATACCTTTAAAGAGTGAGGGGAGGCCAACGGTGCTTCGTGTGGTCCGCGATTTGCCTAGGATAAACCCGTGCCCTCTTTGGCGTAACAGCACACCAGTGAATATTGTTTCTCGCGTCGCAACATCTCGCGACGTAACATGCCGCAGCGCCCTGCGCCGTCTCGCAACGCAACGTTTCACGTGGAACTAAGATGACAAGAACAAAGATATTCTTTATCCTTCTCAAGACTGAACCAGCATGGAGACTGGCCATCGTAACCATGTCTATCATGTCAATTCTTGCGATTGCAAGTATGTACTTTGACTTCATATGGGGATCATTTGGCTTCACAAGCGGTATATGCATAGGAATGTTTATCACAGGGATAATAGAGACGCTTGACATGATCAAAGAAGCTGGATACGTTAATCAGCAGAAGGACGGAGCTGATAAAAATCCTTGACGGATCGCTTGCTCGGCATTGGCTCCGTCTTTCACCAGATATCGTTTCGCCTCGTGGCGTAACGTGGCGTAACGTGGCGTATCGTTACATATCGTTACATATCGTTACACATCTCAACGCACCGTTTGATTTTGAATGGCTGGTAGGATATAGTTTCCTTCCAGCTATTTTTCGTGGAAAATCAAATGAGTGAAATAGAAGAAGACTTCGACGCGCAAGTAAACCCAGTAGAATCAGAAGATAGAATACCACTACAAGACATACCTGCCCCATACTTCAGAGGATTTGGTGAAGCTATCGCCTCTACCGCATCATTCCCTTTCAATAAGGCGATGCTCAAGGTGCAATTAGAGCTTGAAGCGTTAATTATCGCTGATAAAGCTAATCCGTTTACCAAATCAAGATTCTCCAGCCTTGGCAACCTTCTAGCAACCGTGCGCCCCGTCTTGAATAAACACGGGTTCCTTCTGAAGCAGTTCTCAGGAACAATACGCTCGCATGGTAATACGGTAAAGCGCTGGTACACATCCCCCATCATCACACTTATAACGCATGTAGAATCTGGTCAGTGGGAAGCTGTTCTTGTTGAACTCCCTACTGAAACCACTGTCTACAGCATTGGTTCCTCTCTAACGTTTGGCAAGAGGTATGGGCTTCAGTCCTATTTGTGCCTAGCCACAACCGATGATGATGGAGCCGCCACCATCCAAAACAGGCTCGATGAAACTCATAATGCTAAAGTCGTAGAAACGGCTATAGATGAGATACGTCGTTGCAAGGCCATTCCTGAACTTAATAAATGGTTAGAAGAGAATCGAGACGCCCTCAATAATATCCCAGATGGCCCTGGACTCTCGTCTGTGAGAACCGCTTTTGCTGACAAAAAGAAGACCTTAGAGGCTGCAAATGAACCAGTATCAGCAGAGGACGCAGCAAAATCATCCAAGAGAAAACCAAAGGAATAACGACTGGGATCGCGACAGGAAACGTGAGGAATGGCGCCTGTCCGCCGAACGGTGGGTATGGGCCGACGACGCCGCTTCACGCCTTGAGGAGGGGAGGAAGATTCTTCTGGACGAGCTTATTAATAACCTGCTACAGCAGAATGCGAAGCTAACGCAGTCCGCTGCTGAGAGACTAGCGAGAACATCCGCTGCTTTCAAGGCGCACGTTAAAGCCATGCACGACGCCAGAACGCAGGCCAACTTGAAAAAGGTTGAAATGCTCAATCTGGACAGAATTTACTGGCAAGGCGTAAGTCAGGAAGCGACGGCACGCTCAGAACGGAAGATGGGATAGCAGGACGCGACGCAGCTCACACAGGGTTGCGTCGCAAATATCAGAAAGGGAAGATTATGCGGAAAACCGATGAAATCGATATGGAACTTATCGAGATCGACGCCCAATTAGCGAAAGACTATCTTGCAGTTACGGCTCCTAACCGGCCTTTGTCTGAGGCAACGGTTGCGGAAAGGATGCGTTCATTCCTCGATGGAAAATGGAAGTTTAATGGGGCGCCTATTCGTTTCAATACGAATGGTCAGTTGATTGACGGCCGCCATCGCCTTACGGGCTATCTCGCGGCGTTGCAGGTCAATCCTAACCTTCCCCCGTTTCTCTGTCTGGTTGTCTATGGCATCAAAGAAGACGCCATGATGACTATCGATACCGGGCGCTTGCGTACAGTCCGTGACCACTTGAATATTCAGGGGAATATCTCCACTCACGTCCTGAGCGCCGTGCTCCGCAAGCTCGCCTATTTTGCCTATGAGCAGACGGATAAAGTTAAGCTTACCATTGAAGAAGTTCTTAACATTCTCGACCGCCATCCCAATGTTATGAGCAGCGTTAAGCGCTGTGCGCCGATTGAGATCGTTCCCAAGTCTACATTGGGCGCCATTCATTATATCGGTGGATACCACCAGGGATATCTTGAGGAAGCGAATAACTTTCTCGATGTTTTTCGGACAGGGAAACCTGGATATGAGGGATGTCCTGCCCATAGGGTCAGGGAACATTTCATTAGACTGCGCTCTGACAAAAAGATCATGATTGATCAAGAGAGAGCTAAGTTATTGGTTTGGTGCTGGAATTGCTTCAGGGAAAACAAGGCTGTGGGAATGATACGGGTTCCCGAGGGCGTGAAGCTGGAAGGGTGGACGCCTAACGATTGTTTCGGTGAGGGGAATATTCTTTCTATCCAGGCCAACGAAACCAATAGGATTGCGCGCTCTGTCACTGCCGATGTGATGGGGGGGAAAAGGACGGGAAGCTCCTACAAGCGCAACAAGGAAAGAATGTCTAAAGAGATAGATGAAGAGAATGCGAGCTTGAGGAAGCTCATCGGCTCAGAAGAGCGCTGATGGCTCAATTAGGGGTGGGGAGCATATCCCCACTCCTTTTTTATTTGTGGGCCTGTACGGGCGTCTGCGGCCTTCCTTGGGCCTGTTTTTCAAGCTCTGCTATGCGCTGTGTCATGTGGATTATGTCGTCCTGGAGCTTAGACAGCGTGACGTACAACCGCCCATCCTGTTTCCATTCCCTCACGAATGCGGAACTTTCTGTCACCGCTGCGCTGACACGAGCTTCTATAAGAAAAAAAATTGCTCCTGATAACATTATAATTAGGGTGCCCATGCTCGTCGCCATAGACACCATGTCCCGGTACGGCATAGGTTTTCTGGCTTGCTCTGCAACTATATGTTGGTCCATTTTGGATAGAGCGACACCAATTCCATCTCTTAGCGATGAAATACCCTCCTTCATTTCTCTCTCTAGAGAATGAAAGCTTTCACTCAACACTTTCTGATTATGCGACAGAACGTTTATATCACGCTCAAGCGCGCCTATACGGTTCTCCATCTCACGACCTTTTCCCTGCTCGTGATCGGGACTCCCCCTTCCCTGCTCCAACGCCATGGCGCGTTCCTACTCGCGGGTTATTGCTCTGTAAGCGTCATTTCACTATATGTACGGTAGCCGTGGTGAACGCACACTACGGCTAGAGAGAGACACAGCGCTTCCTACGGTTGTGTCTCTCTCGTCCGAACATCCTTTCTGGCGCTATTTACCGGCAGTCTGGTTTTGCAAAGCCGCAGTATTGGCATTAGCCCTGGCCACGGTTCTATGGGAAAGGAACATGCTAATTGCTGCGGCCAATACGCCACCGACGACCGGCACATACCCGTTTAAGAAGCTCCCTGCTGTGGGGGAGGCGAAACCAACAGCAGCGACGACAGCGCCCACAACTGCTACGCACAATTTGGCTAGATTATCAGTAGAATTTACCTGGACGCCTCCGTCCGCATGTGGCAATGGTGTAGCCGACGAACCGGCAGCGGTGGGAGCCGCAGTCACCTCGTTAAGATGGTCAGAAGCCTGTTGATCCAGCGCCCCCAGGATGGTCTGTAACAGGGCTAGAGGGCTATCCAGGGCCGCTGGAGCAATAGCCCCAGGGGTAACAGGGGCGGGCAAATCCGCGCCTACGCCACCGCTCTGTAGAGCGGATACAACGCCAGACGCCAAAGCCCCGCCCAATGGGCCGCCCATCAGGGTTGCAAGCGACGGAGCTGCAAGTTCTATGGCGGCGATAAGCCCATTGAGGCCAGTGTTTTGGTCAGTCATTATTCGGTCTCCCACATTTACTCGTGTGTAACTCAGTACAGGTTACATTATTAGGCACTAGTCTGGACTCCCAAGAAACTATACGGCTGGGTTCCGCTACGATTTAGAGAAGAGTATGGATTCAATCCCATTGGCGAAGATTGGTATCCTTGTGAGAAACCAATTGGAGTAGGATTAGGGGCCATATTCGGAACTGCATTGAACTGGGTAGAAAATCCTATATGAGAGCCACCGCCGAACATATGCCATGGATTGAGGAATGAGTAAGGATCACCCCAACTTTGGTAATCATTGTTCATATCTTGCTGTCCCCATGGACTATTCATGGGGACATTGTTATGGTGGCCATGTAGATAGTTCCCATCACCAACCCCATTAGTTCCCCCTAGATAAGATTGATTAGCCCCCTGCTGCTGCTGCTGCTGATGCTGCTGCTGCTGTTGGTTTCCTCCTCCGGGTTCTTTGCTCGTATGGTACTGAGGCTGATATGGATGGTCCATCATCGGACTGAATTGAGACTGTGGTCCAGATGTGAATGGCTGGTATGACGGCGGCTGATAGATCGATGGTGGATTGCCGTACGCTGGAAGTCCCGAAGTTGGCCTAGCTGATGGCGATAGGCCGTGGTTCTGCATCTCGGCAGCTCCGCCTTGCTGTCCAAATGTCTGGCTCTGCCAGCTCCCTGGAAAACCAGGGCTCTGTTGCAACCCAGCAGGCGTAGGGTTCATTGGCATTATGTCTTCCTTCCGAATCTTGCAAGAATCCAGTTGAAGACAGCGCTTAAAGCCTGTCCTAACGCCCACGGCGCAACTGGTGTTTCACGTGAAACGAGTTGAGGTGGCGCTAGCGGAGGCGTCAAGCCCCTCGCCTTCAACGCTAGCGCCTTGGCGATGCCCCGGACACCCTGATAGCCTGTACGGGGATCGCCATTCACGCGTTTCGTCCATCCTCCGCCGAAGTAACGCCAAATCTTTAAGCCACGGTCATATCTAAGACGCTCATCGCAGAAGGCGTCGATGAATGCTTCTGGCTGACAGGCAAAGATAGCAGCTCTAGAGAGCAGTCCCAGGTGCCCGTCAACAACGAGGTTTGATCCGCTAACTTTGTTGCTAGCGCGCTGGGCAAACTTGGGCGCGGCTCCAACGCCATTGTTGACAGCAGCATCGAATATGGCGAAGTCAATTCCTGCTGGAAAATCGTCCAGGCGCAACCAGTCCCAATATTGTATTTTATATATTTCATTCGCTTCATCTTGTGTTATCAGACGAACGCTCTGTTGATCGAGTCCTTTTTTGTCGCGATAGGCATTGTATTCCCTTTGGATAATACCTAGATTGGTAGCGCCACCAGGATCATGGGCGTCGTTGGAAAATCCGCCCTCGAACTTGAGTACAGCTCTGAAACTCAGGTTGTAATTAGACAACATGTTACATTCCTATCAGGGTTGACACTTGAGGATGGGCTATGTAGTATTTAATAATTATGATTCCTGGAGCGCCGTAGTTGTTGTTGGCTCCGCCATAGCCATATCCCCAACCACCACCGCCGCCGCCATAGTATCCGCCGCCGCCTGCGTCAGTGTAATTGCTTCCTCCGCCACCAGAACCGCAACCTACAGCAGGCCACTCCGCGCCTGTGTTCCCGTAGTTTCCAGGGGGAGCTCCAGCCACAGTGTTATTGTCAGCAGGTCCGCCTTGAGCCTGAGCGTAAAAGCCGACACCGCCATCGGCGCCATTCCCGTTAGGACCTGCCGCGCCGCCGCCTCCGCCGCCAATAGGATATTGACCGCCATTAGCTCCTGTGCCACCGCTGTATTTAACAGTTCCAACACCACCAGATGCTAGTCCGCCAGCTCCACCACCACCAGAAGACTGCCCCTTATATCCCCCTAGAGCGCCCTTCGCTCCAACGCTGGATGCGGCTAAGTTAGCGCCATTAAACCAAGTATCTCCACCTATATTACCATTGGTATTGTACGGAGTTGGTCCATTTCCTCCGCCGCCAACGTGATAAGTTATGATATTCCCTGGAGTAGTGCCAAAGCTGAATATTGCAGAGTAAGCGCCGCCGCCCCCGCCGCCTCCAGCCCAATCGCTTTGGTTGCCATTGCCTTTGCCGTCATACCAACCGCCTCCGCCAGCGCCACCGCCGCCAATACATTCGATTGAATTGTTTCCGTTAGACCAGTCAGCCGGAACTGTCCAGGAAGTGCCTGAGGTGAGGTATATAATGGGCATAGTTTACGACATATTTTGTGAAGCGACGTATCCGCGAAATGCAGTTCCGCCATTGGTGCTTGTAAGAACTACAGTGTCTTGCTTTCCGTTTCCTGAAGTTATAACTGGAGTAGAGCCACCGGCCCATATTGTTGTCGTCGGCCACGTTCCTATGTTGAATGTACCAGTATTTGTTATGTCTAGCGTAAGCTTTCCAACCGTTCCTGCTGCTGGCCAGTTCGTAACTGCAAATGATGTTACTGTTGCTCCAAGGGACAGAGCAACATGCCAACCTTTACTCATATCTATTGATAGAGAAGCGCCAGCAGTGACGCTCTGTCTCTGAGCAGCTAAGAAGAACGGAAGTGACGCAAATATTGTAGAGAGCCACTGAGCGCTATCGTTGGTTATTCCAATAGCCATATTCTTTACGCCAATGACCACAGGAACAATTGATCCATCAAGAGTATCAGCTCCGTTTGGATTTATTGTAACAGTGTTAGCGCTTGAGTCTATCTTTTTAAATGTAAATCCAGTACCAGTTTGACATGTTGTAACAGCAGGAAGATTAATAACCAAATTTCCTGATGTACAGTCGCACTCGTAGGCGTTACCTACGGCGGAATTGGCTACTGTAAGCGGGGAGTTTGTCCCGTTGACTAAAACCCATGGCTGGTAAAGGCGCTCAAAACCCGTTAGTGGATTAGCTGTTGATATAGCTCTTGGTATTCCATCAAACGGCCACGGGGATATGGTGTTTCCAAGAGAGTCTGTTAGTATCTCTTTATAATCATATGTTGACCCAAGGAATACTGCTACTGGTATCCTTCCTGAAGCATCAAGGATTATGGGAGATGGGTTCTGCACAACACCAGTTTGCTCAGAATATGTATACCCCTGGCTCGTTGTCCCAGACTGAAAATAAAATAGTTGCCCCCCAGAGAGAACTACACCATTATTATCAAAGAACTGTTCTCCGCGACGGCGGTATAATGATGTAGTAGCCATTACGAAGCCTTCTTCTTATTTTCTCCGCCAGAATTTTGCTCTGGTGCGCCATGGTTCACTTGGATAACAATTTTATGTGGACGCCTAGCCTGCATTTCATGGTATAGATCAAGGGTAGAGCGCGGCATTTGCGCCGTTGGCCCTAGGCTCGCTAAGATACGCGCAGCCCCGCCAAAGGGGTCTCCAAGGGATGAGCCTCCAGCGCCGTAGGATGCGCTCAGGAGGGCCGAACGTGGATCGAGGGGTAGCTCCAGGTGGCTAGACGTATCCCGCCCTGTAGCAGCCGCTAACGCGTTCTGGTGAAGCTTCAGGGCCAAGGCCGCTTTCTGCAAAGGATCGAGATTGGCTGTCGCCGCTTTAAGCGAATCGCCTATCATCTTTTCCTTCTGCTGCAAGGCCATCCCCCCTTGCTGTAACATCTGCTGAGCTTTCATCGCTTCTGGAGACGGCTGCGCTGGTGGAGCATATGGCTCGGTGGCCTGCGCCATTGCTGTTCTACCGGCGTCGGCCTGCTGAGCAGCCTTATTCCTTTGTATCATCTCAGCAAGTTGGCTAAGATGACTATCAAAGTCCTGCCCTTCTTCGGGGGAGGCTCCGGAGTACTGAGGATTAACCATTATCGTATCGGTTTCTTTTTATGGTGAAGGTCCAGGATCGTTTTGGCGCGAACTGTTTTGATGAAGTCTTCAAAATGGTCTATTCCGCGCTCTATATTTCCCTTACCGACACGTTTAACCACATGAGGCGGAATAACATATTCCCCTCCGGAAAGCTTAACAGGAACAGTACCCTGAGTTCTAGCAGAAAGTCTCCCTTTGAAGCGTTCCGCTATTATTCTTGCTCCAGCATCAGAATTTCCATGGCCAAGACCACTAACAATGTCAGCAGGTATTACATAAGAGTCTTGAACCACATTGAATGACAGCTTATCTGCCGTTCCACCAGTATCGGACCTTATATACCCAACGGCTGTTTTGCTTTTCGCTCCTGGCTCAGTTTCCTGTACAACTCCTCCTGAGGCGTAGGCAGGCGGCCCTTGTTCCAGCGTGGACTGCGCCTGTTGCGCCGCCACTGCTGGCGCCGGGTTCTCGTCGGAACCACTAATCTTCTGATAGGCTTTAAGAAGGTCTTCGTGGGAAACCGATTGCGGGTCAGTGTGTAGTCCCTCCCAAACTTTTGAGAAGTGTTTATCCTTAGCAAGATGCGATGGAAGAACTGGGACTTTGTGAGCGCGAGCGCGACCGCCCACTTTCATAGGAAGTTGGGGAACGTAATAGCTCGATATGTTTTGCCACGGGTAAGGGGTAAACAGAGGTTCGCCTTCTTTTGCTTTTCCCTCTTTATCTGTTGCTGGACCAGGAGTAAGCGAACTAGAGCCACCAGGACCGCCGCTAAGAGCATTGCGGGACATTCCCATGGGATTGAATGTGGCTGGTCCAGGGGGCGTTGTCTGCCCTGGCGTAGCAGGCTTGTCTGTGGCCGCTGCTGGCGCCGCTGGCTCCGCGCTAGCCGTCCATCCTTGTCGCACGGCTGGATTATAAGGCGTCGGCGCTTGATAAGTTTGGGACGGAGACGCTGCGCCTTCGCCAAAACGCTTGCCGTACATCTGGTAGATTTCACCGACAGTCCTAGGGCTGTTGAGGTCTACTTTACCATTGTTTTTATGGTAAAATACCTCATGGTTAGCCGCAACCGATTGTGGATGAACGACATTCACAGCCAACGTATTGGGGTCTTTATCATGGGCGTTGATAAAGTCTCTGGCGCCGCCAGCGCCAAGAAAGTGGGCCATATGGACGTTTAAGTCCGTTGTCGGAATGCCCTTGCTCTTAAGGTAGTTTTCATTCTCGGCAGTAAGGGCTCTTATAGCCTTCTCTTGGGACTCTGGCGTATAGAAATTTTCTTTTGTCAGCCCTAGCTGAGGGTATGCTGATATTATATGGTCTCTTGTGCCATTAGTGAACTGATAGCGCCCTTTTGCCGAAGACGTTCTAGACTGGTCTTGATCATTTCCACCAGACTCAGAAGCTCTTAGATAGTTAAAATATTTTTCACTGGGCATCTTGGCCTACCGTATGGGCGTTTGCTAAGAGTGGGGCAAAAGCTTGTATGCGCTCAGCTCTAAGCGCTCGTCTATTCATAGCCTGCTGTGAGGCTTGATCTTTTGCCTGCTTAAGCATATTAATAGTTTTCAACTTCTGTATTGGATCAGACTGTGCGATCATCCTACCAATATGAGTAGCCTGCCTATTAGCTATGTCTGTTTTCAATAGGTTAGCCGCAGTGTTCCATATGCCGTGTGGGCTTAACGGATGCACCATGACATGGGCTGGAAGCTCGGCGCCAAGGCGAAACTGCTCTATGGCGTCTCTCCATGGTGTAGTTTGGGAGCCTCCGAATGCTTTATACATTGTATGTGTAGTGCTAGCTTCACTAGCTATAGCATTATTAAGAACTTCCCCAGGAACGCTACCAAATATATGATTTATCATATCTCTTGTAGCTTTGTTCTGGAATTTACCTCCAACGAACGCCGACTTTTCAGGGGCAGACTCCACAATTTCTTTTAATTTCTGAGCAAATGACATTCTAAATAAGTTCTTTTGCTCTGGAATTAATGAGTCAAAGTACTTAACTGTGTCTTCTGCTGAATGATTTAGCTTTGTTGACGATTCAAAAGCCTTATCAATAATCTTCTCTATTGTTTTTCCCTCGCCAAAAGTCTGATCAGCAACTTTTAGTTGAGGATGCGCTGCGCGGGCTATTTCATTCATATCAGCTCTAAATTGGTTTAGAACTTGATACGCATGGCCCTTTGCGCCCTTTATCATGTCATCTAATGTATGTCTGGCGTCTATAAACCTACTAACGTCAGGCTGAAACTGGTGCCCCTTGAAAGTAGCCTGGATATCAGACATCTCATCAGGAGAAAGTCCATATGGAGATTCTTTATGATGAACTGTCCTAAATTCTTGAATAGCTTTGCCCAAAGCGTTGCCAGCTTCCCCAGTCATACCCATACGCTGGCGCCCGTACTCAGCAAGCTTTTCCGTTAAGTCAATAGGAGCTCTGCTTTGGCGAACTTTTCCATATGCGTCCTTAGCAACCGTAGAAGTTAGATGCTCCGCTGTCTGTCTCGCTTGATCAAGATTTTGAAAATCTCCAGCGGGAGTAGCAGATTTTGCAGCTTCTTCTATATGCTTAGCCATACGTAATGGCTGTTCTGCTTGCCTTTGACCAAGCTCAGCGGCCAAGGCGCTCTTTTCAGCGCCACCAGAGCCAGCAGCAACTCTAGCGAGCTTATCCATTGGATTTTCAGCGCCAGTACTCTTTGACGCAGCCGCTACCTGTGCTGTTTGATCAATGAGGTTAGTAGGTATCTTCTGATGGTTTGTAAACGATTCAAAATAACTATTAGCATTATCCGCATCAACCCTATCTTTAGCATCTATTGGGTTTTCTTGGATAGCTTTTGTCAAAGAATCCTTTTCAGTCTGGCTCAAATACTTTAATTTATTTATGTTTTCTATTCTAGCTTCAGGTGACAGCCTTTTGCTAACCATTATCTCCTGAACTGCTCTTTTTCTGGCCTCAGTTAATCCTGACCTACCACCAGATACTCTTAGCTTGCTTACTGCATCAATATTTGAAACAACATCTTCAGCATTATCAATATTTTTTATGCCTTTTCCAGATGCAGGAGGGAGCACAGGAGGGAGTATGCTCTCACGAATTTTGTCTAATGGGTCAATTGGAATTTGCCCTTTGGCTGCGCGTCTTTCATTAATAGTTCTAGACACCTCGTCCATGGCGTCAGCAACGTCTTTAGTCGCAGCAGATTTAGCAATTTCTTCAGAATTACCCTTAAGCCATTTCCCTGGAGCCTCAGGAACAGCATTGGCTATAAGTCTACCGGCTGCTCCAGTAAGAGGTTTAACAACCTTTTCTCCAGCATAGGTAAGGCCAGCTCCTATTCCCGCTAACGGTGGAGCAAGAGCAGCGCCAAGCGCTCCACCCACCACAGCCCCGCCAAGAGGTGCTGTGACGTACTGAGACGGAGTAAAATCGTATCCTTGCCCTAGCGCTTGCTCTGCACCAATCCCGGCTCCAGCCAATCCAGCTTCACCAGCCATGCCAGCAATTCTTGCCGCCGCCTGCCCACCCCAAGCTGAAGGGATAGCTGTTCCTACTCTACTCGCAATAGCTCCCCCCAGAACCTTTCCAGGACCCTCTAGAGCGCCACCAATGGGGTTGGCGTACATTCCAATTGCTTCAGAGGCAGCGGCTGTCAGAGGATTAGCTCTCTCGTAACCCTTCTGCATTATCCTAAGGGCTTCAAGGTTTCTCCAGTACTCTTTAGCAAAGCTTGTGTCTTTTCCCTCCGACTTCCTCTGTATATATGTAAAAGGAGTCGCAACAGCAGACTCAAGAACGCTTCCAAGGCCACCTGTAAACCCTGTCCAAGCCCCAGAGTGCACTCCAGCGGCGCCAACTTCGGATAGCATGGCGCGTTCTTCTGGGGGTATGAGCGAATTTTCTTCCTGAGTTACATCAGATCGAGGAGAGTTTATCTTTTTTAATATTTCAGGGTCACTTATAACCATTCCGCTGTCAGAGACGCTTGGCGAAGGCGCATCCGCCTGCATTCCCGGAATTTGAGAAAGAATTTCCGGATCAGTTATTTTTTCCCCACTCATTTTTCTTTTTTATCCTCTAACCATATTGGGACAACTTTATCGCCAGTTTCATTAAGAGTTTTTTTCCATCTCCTAGTGGTTCCGTCTTTATAAGTATAAACTCCTTCAGAATCTTTCCCTGTAATTTCATCAGCCATAGACTTGGCCTTAGCATGATCAGGCTCTTCCTGCCTGCTGCTAAGCATCTTCTGTGCCTCAAAGGCGTCTGCTGGCAACATTGGTAGGGTTCTAATAGCGTGGGTTATTTCTTTCACAGTTTTAACCTGTGCAAGAAGGGCTTCAACGCTTGGCGCCTTCTCCAGGTCTCCCACAATTCTCCCAAGCTCAACAGCGTGCTCATGGGCTATATTCCCAGTCATGCCCATACTAAGGACGCGCGCCGCCTCCGCTTGGATAGCGTGCTTATACTGAAGCAAAGACATAGCAGCCTGAGGAACTTTAGATGTTGGCGAAATTTCTCCACGCCATATTCTTAACCCAAGACCAGCATTTAGAAAACCAATTGCAGACTCCAGATCACGTCTCTTCTGGGGATTTTCAGCCTTCTTTGGATCAGCTCCGCCAGCAAGGTCAACTACACCATTAATATGGTTATCAAGAACAATAGTCTGAGCTTCACGTCCTACTGTCTTAACATTATATTTTGCAGTTTCTCTAGCCCATGTCATCTGAGCGCTAAGCAATGGGTCCGTGGCTACTCGTTCGCGCAAGGCGAGTTGCCTCTCTCTAAGGTCCTCAGTTTTCTTCTTTATATCAGCTTCACTATTTTCAGCAGCCTGGAATGCAAGATTACCATCATTAGCTATGTGTACGTTATATCCTTTCTGGTTAAGGATACTCTTAGCTATGTTATATCTATCAACTTCAGGAATATCTTTATATCTTGGATCATTACCAAGAGCTTTGACAACTTTTGTTAGATCAGATTCATTTCCAGCCTTAAGAGGTTTATCAAGCTTCTGCTTCTCTATTGTTCCTTCGATGGGAATAGCCTTAAATTCACCAGTTGTCGGATCTTTCTTCAGGACAGTGAGTTTATTAAGAGCCGCTTGCCGCGCATAGGCGTCTTCCTTGGTTTCCCCAGGGTGGGCGTCCATAATAGCAGCAATTTCTTTGTCCTTATCGGACTTCTTTTCATGGAGACCGACCCAGCGCTTAGTAAGCTGCTCAAAGTTTTCATCGGGATAAAGCGTCTTTAGCGCATTAATTCCCTGCAATTCTGCGCTAGGATTCTTTGAAGTCATTTTAGCGTTGTTACGCGCGGTAATGGCTTCAAGCTCGCTCATTCCTGGATTTTCTTTACGTATTTTCTCAATTTCATCTAGCTCAGCGTTTATTTTCCCAATCCTGGCTCCATATTTTGTAACTTCGCCGGTGCCTGGAGGATGCGGGACAAATGTCTCTTTCTGAGTTATCGGATTTATAAACATAGTTCCAGGAACTACTTTTCCGTCAACTTCTTTGGTAGTCTGTAGGGCCATGGGGACTGTGCGCCCCTCAGCTATAGCCTTAGCCTTAACTTTTTCCTTGGCTTCTATAGAACCAAGAGTGTCAAGACCTGTCTCTTTCTTTATATTTTCAACTTCAGAGATATGAGTCTTCATTTTGCGGAATATATCTCTATGTTCCGCGTCTGTCATATTCGGATTATGCTCACGAATATCAGCCATCATTTGTTCGTCATTGGACTCTTTGGCGCGGACACGGATAGCCTCGCGGGTGCTCAGCCCCTCTTCCTCGCCAATCTTGCGCGTTTCGCGCTCGGCTCCAGTTTCACGCTGGAGCTTGACAACCTGATTTTGGATTTCTTCTATGCTCTTGTCCTGGTTTTCTGGCAATCCAGACAAGTAGTTAAGAAGAGCAACTGTAGAAGGACCCTTATTGGTTATTTTTACAGCTTCTCTGATTGCATCAGTGATGGGCGGAACGTCTGCGCCCATCTTTCTGCGCTCATCCTGTATGGCGCGCGCAATCTGCATTGTTTCCGGCTGCTTTATCTTACCTTCGGCTCTGGCGTCTTCCTCAATAACACCTAAGAGCTTATCATGCTCTGGCCCCATGAGCATCTTAAGCTTCTGTATTCCCTCAGGTTCTTTCTCAATAGCCTGTTTAGCAAGCGTAAGCGCCTGAAACGGGTCCATCTTCTCACCATTGTGAGACGCTTCATACGCGGAACTAATGCGATCAGCAGCGCGCTCAACAGCAGTAGTTTTTTGTGGACCTTTCTTTGCCGCATATAGCTTATTCGCTGCCTCAGCCATCTGAGGATCAGCAAATATCTTGGTCATCTGAACATCAGAAGAATCCTTCTGCTTCATCGTCTTGACGATATCCGCAGCAAGGCGCGCGCGTTCTGTTTCGGATTTACCAGCGTTTAGTGGATCAGCGTTAACCCGTTCCAAAGAAATCTCATAATCGCTTCTCTTCGCTTTTGTCCCAGTCCCTTCAAACTCAGCGCCTTCAGGCAGCTCTTCAAGTACTGGTTTTCCTTCCTCTGTCGTAGAATAGGCAAATTTGCGATCTGGGCCGGGTTCTCCAGTCTTGGTAGTAGTAGGAGCTAATCCACGACTCGCCATTTCAGTGCCTAGACGGGCGCTGATATCACCAATGGACATTGTTGGCGTCAATGCGCCAGTGGCTTCTACGCCTTCTGTTGGCCTTCCTACGAGCTTCCCAGACTCCCCTGTCGGGACTGGCGTTACAGGCGTAATCCCGCCTTCTCGTGGTAAGTCCATAGGACCAATTGGTGTTTCACGTGGAGCGCCGGGAACGGTCATTATCCCACGATAATTAACTTTACGCCGTTCTGTTTCAGCTTTTAGCTGTTCCTGCTGCCATTTCAGATATTCAGTATGTGTTCCAAGCTCCGCCAGCGCCGTATTCTTAGTTGTCTCAAAATCTCCACCAGGGGGAACGCGATATTTGCTCAATCCAGGGACGCCATGCTGGGTAAGCAGGTCAATCATGGAATGATATTGGTTCTGCGTCTTGGCGGATTGGACAACAGCAAGCATCTTCTGGCCAATTTCCAACTGGCGCTGCTGCTGCATTGTATGGAGGTCGGAATATAGACCTAAGTTGCCGCGTACTGCGGCTTCTTTCTTAGCTTGGTCAATATTGTCGTTCGCAAGCGCTTGGCCAGCGGCGCGCTCAGATTCCCACTTATTTTGGTTCTGCCAATAGTTTGACCAAGTCTGCGCCTGATTAGCGAGATTAGGGACTTCGTCTAAAACGCCCATGTTCCTTAACCTTTGCTAGCTGGCGCAGCGCCCGCGCCTGTATTGCTTCCTAGTCCAGAGAACCAGTTCTGCGCTCCTGGATATCCAGCCAATGATGTTAGGCCATCCGCAGCCTGCTGTCCGGCTCTAGCAATCGCCTGTCCCTGATACTGAGCGCCAGCGAGGCCAGCCTGTGTGGAGTAGGCGTTAGCCTGTCCAGCCGTACCATACATATTAGCGCCAATAGCGCCTCTGGCCTGTGCGGCCTGTGCGAGTTGACCTACTTGCTGGTTATATTGGTTGAGATATGACTGCTGCATTAAGTTATTTCCAGCAGCAATCTGGTTTCCGCTAAGAGGACCATAGCCCATAGCTGCATACTTTTGATTGAGCGCATTAAGGGCGTTGCTCTGTGCTCCAGCCAACAAAGGATTAAGAGAATTGGTCATATAACTCTGCATTCCCGCCTGTCCATTGACGCCCATAGCGTTATCTAGAACGCTATAGTCATTCTGGGCGCCCTGTAGAAACGGATCAGCGGCCTTTACAACCTGATTGCGCCAGTTTACAGCGTCTTGTCTTACCTTCTCGGCTTGCTTAGATGCTGTTTGGTTTCCAAAGTAAGCGCTAGCAGCGCCAATCGCCGCAGCGGCGACAATCGCTATGGCCATTAGATATTCCTCTCATATACAATCTCAGACCTCACATAGCCACGTAAGCTTAAAAGCCTTGCGATTTTATCGTCTGTACATCCAACAATGGCCACGGTGGCGCCACGGTCACGCGCTAAATTCTCAATTCCCCTAAGAAGTCGAAGTCCACTGCTTGGATACTTGGGGTTTCGTATCCACGTTAGTTCTCTACAAACTTTTTCATAGGAAAAGGGGCAATCGACAATGACGCAGGTTATTATGCCTGTGATAATGTCTACTTCTTTTGGTTTTACTGAAACGAGGGCGCAAAAATTGTCGCTAGAAATGACGTTCTCAACGTAGGCCAGAAGGCGCTCTGGGGCATACGCCATTGTAACACCATATTTCTTATTATCAAGATGGTCGCGATATAAATCGTATATTCCGAGAACATCTGTTTCTATGGCTTGGCGTATTATTGTTTTAGCTGTACTCATAGACGATGCAGATTCCTGCTGCGCCCGCACCGCCAAGGGCTGTTGATACGCTGCTCTGACATACGGCTCCTGATCCACCAGCTCCATACCCTTTTCCTGCAATTCCTGCTGCTACTCCAGATGTTGCAAAACTTCCACCTGATATAAATGCTCCTTTTGTCCCCCCACCAAGGGCAGAAGCTGCTCCATGTCCTCCAATAACGCCATAATTAGCATTCTGTATCATGGAATTGCTTCCACCATCATTACCAGCTATAGTGTAAACATTTCCTGTTCCAATAGCTCCACCGCTTCCACTTTGTGAGTAAGTGCTATTCGCAGATGAAGCGCCTAGACCGTGTGTTCCGCCATTAGCAATGCACAGAGCGCCGAATGAGGTAGCAGTTCCATCTCCGCCATTCCCCGCTATATCGTTCGCAGCAGCGCCAGCCGCCCCACCCGCGCCAACAGTCACCGTTTGCGTCGTTAGCGATCCTGATATATAATGCTGAGAGTATCCCCCAGAGCCACCGCCGCCTCCGCCATTCTGTCCAGGATTTAAGCCGCCAGTGCCACCGCCTCCGCCGCCGCCGCCTACGCAAACTATTACGGCTGAGTTAGCGCCTGTTGTTGGCGTATATGTTCCTGTTATAGTGAATTTCTGAGTAGCTATGAGCCGTCCTGTAAACTGGCTTAGCGTTCCACCTAGAATTTTACCAATGTTATTAAAAAACGTATCCCATTCAAGCGTTAAGCGCCCTGTCTTAGGGTCAACGATAACCTTGTCCTGTGGCCTTGTTAAACCTGTAGCCATGGGTTATAGTCCTGGTCTACCGCGCAATGTTGCTTGAATAAATGCTCTTAGAACACCAGCAGAGGCTCTGAAGCGCCAGATACGCCCCTTCTGTCCTACACGACCCCAGCGCCCCGTGCGCACCAATTTCCTAAAGTTACCCATAGCGCCGATGCCTATCATACGTTCTCCGTAGAAGTTTTTCCCACCATCGTCGCTATAATCTATGGATATTTTTGGGTCCATATCCTCAGGGTCTTCCAAATTGCCGACGCCAGACACGATATCGATATTAAGAGAATCTATGAATAGAGAGTTTGGATAATTATGAGAGTTTTCACACCAAATTTCCATGGTATAAACTTGGTGATCTTCCTCAAAATTAGTCATATCTATCTTGTATAGACGTCCATTAGCATTTGATCCGCATATATAATCATTATTAAACCAAGTGAATGTGCTAGCCAACCATCTATTCTGTCCATAAGATTTACGCTCATACCATCTCTGCATATTGAAGTCATAAACCCATGTCCAGTCTGTGGGGTGACTTAGAACATAACACTCATGGCCCTGGAATGTACAAAATGAACCAGTTAAGTTTGAACGACTCGCCCCTGATGCGGAGATGGCGCGTTCAACTGAGTGAGTGGAAATTCTCTGAGCGGAACCATCGCGCCCAAATCTTACAAACCCTTTGTGGTCAACCCAAACTAGTCCTTTGTCCGTTTCTGCAAGAGACGCAGGCGCAGCGAGCCCTAGAGCAATGTACTGCTGAACTGGCTGCAATGGAAAAGGAATATCTCCAGTGTATTGCCAAATCTCAAGACTTCTAGGCCCAAATATATAAAGATATCCAACGTGAGCTATAATCCTAACGATGCCGCCAGCGTCAGCATTAGCTATAGCAAAAGCTAGGGCGCCAATCCCTGTAGCCTGCTCCTGAGGACTTGAGAATATGCGTCCGTCATTAATCCCATAAAAGAAATTTCCCTTAAGATAAGCTACAGAGTTCGGGGCAGGTAGATTTGGCTCTACTGGCTGTGTAAGCGTTGAGCCTTGTAACACATAGTAAGCATTGTTTACTGAAGTCACTATTCCAATCTGGGGTGTGCCGTTCCTATTACGAGCCATGGTGACTCTGTCTGTTCCTAGGATGGCTCCATAGACTGTTGGCGCACCGTTGGCGTCGAACTTTACAAGTTGGTTTCCCAGAAGATATATAAGATTGTTGGCGTCAAGGACGACAGCCCCGCGCTCGGCTCCGTTGAAACCTCCTGAGTCCCATCTGGTAAGCCCTGGAGCGGCGTAGACGACGTATGGAGACTTTCCATCCTGGTCAACGCCCATCTGCTCTGCATAGCCGTTTATAAGGCGTACAGAGGCTTCCTGGCCGTCTCTTCCAATTGTTGACTCTGTTGGCAGTCTTAGCGGAAAGTCAGGCATTAGCGCCTCCGCCCGCGCCACTGTGGCATCATGTGGACAACGTCTTCCCTATCGAAGCCCTTGGCCTTCATAATGAGGTCAGTCGCCATCGCTATGATTATTTCACCAGTTTTCGTCTCAATACCATATGTAGGTATCAACCGCGCAGCTAAACCATAACCTACTGTTGATAGCCATTCTTCAGGAATATCAAGACTCTGGCTTAGGTTTGTTATTATCTGGAATCTACGCTGAAATGTATACTGAATAGTGTCTCCAGCGGTAACTGCTGGCACTGGCCATACGTAAAGGTTGTTGGTAGTTTCCTGTGGATCAAAGTACCACTGTGTGGGTGGACTTCCTGATGTTAATTTAACAGGAAGCGTCTTGTACTGCTCCCTTGTCATCATTTCCATTGGAAGATCACGTTGCGCAGTCGGGTCACTTGTTGGCGGATAGCGATAGCGCACTTCAACAAGACGTAGTGGGTTGTCTGTCGCCAAGGAATACGATGGGGCGTTTGCCACCACCGCTACGCTTCCTTCTGTGTGGCGCCAGAGATGCGGACCATGAAGCTGCCATTCCTTGAGCATGAGATTTAGCTCAATGGTTACTGGATCAACCTCCCCCGGAGAAGGGTCTTGTCCAATCGGCGTCGCGTTTATCTTCCTAAGGGCAAAATAGATAATATCTCTTGCCGTTAGATTTAAGGCGGTTACGCCAGATGTTGTCATTAGTGCACCGACTTGGTAACGGCTGGAGCGACGGTATATGTTACTACATAACTTTCATTTGGTTCCAAATGAATAGTTAAACCAGAAGTTGTTGCTATCGACTGTCCGCCAGTAGTTATAGAGCTAACGGTTCCACCCCTTACATAATGGTCCTCAGGACTAGAACCTGCTGTATATGTCCATGGAGAAGCGCCTGGAGTCACAGTAGCTGCGCCAACAGGGTTATATCCATAGTTATCTCTAATAACAGATAGGGTTGCTGCTGTCGTCAATGGCGTAAGGTATGTTCTAATAACATTCTGGGAAACCATTGCATACGTAACACCAGCCCCTAAAACGATTCCATTGCCGCTCGCTGCGTTATTAGATATGTAGTTACCCGTCATCGTCATGCCATTGATAACGTCTGTCCTCACACCATTTGCAAATCCAGAGAAAACATTCCCAGTTATCGCCCATCTCTGGGAAGCGAGACTCACAGACGCCTGCCATATAGCAAATCCAGATTCATTTGCTGTGGAGGCTGTGCAGACATTATTTGCTATGGTTACGTTATTAACGGGTCTAAAACCAGCACCACCAATATTGTTATCTACAAAGTACATACATGTTCCGCCGTATACCGCTCCAAGCGCCGTCGCCGTCGCCATCTCTACAACGTTTCCTGAGACAATCAGATCGTTAGCCCCTTCTTCAAAGTGCATGGCGTTCTGATTGTATGTACCATATAGATAATTTCCAATTATTCTACCGTCAGTAACATGAGCAAGAGCAATAGGCAAATCATTGGCATTATTTATTCCAACTGACCCAATAGTAGTTCCTTCAATCAATACTCCATTGAATGTTCCAGAAGGGCTGTTAATATTGAATGCTCCAGTTATATTTTTATTATAGAATCCGCCTCTAAATGTGAACCTATTATTAGTTGTTGTAGTAGCGTTAGCCTTAAGAACAACATAGCTGAAAGATGTAACATCATCGTTCAACATACTGAAGTCGTCGGCCTGTGTTCCGCCTATGGTCACGAGATTTAGACCAGACGATGGTCCAATTGTAAGCGTTTCAGTAGCGGCGCCAGTGACGGACGTTGTGTATGAAGCTTGAGGGATAAGCGTATCTATTTGATTTATCTTAACAAATGAACCATCAAGCGTAGCCGTTACGCCAGCCGCCGTAAGCACGGCATTGGCGTTCACAGCATTGACAAGACCACTCGCGATCTGCGCCGTTGTCAGGCCAGTGGTGACGGTGAATGTTATCGTTATCGGAGTGCCAGTCAGCGCTGTAGATGCAAAAATGATATTAACCGTGTCAAGATTGGTGGCGGTTCCGCCTACACGGACGCCTTCAACGGAATTTCCGATGAAAGAGCAATTCTCAAATCTTACATTATTAGCCTGAAGACCAAAAATTGTCGTAAGAACCGTTGAGTTGGTAATCACATTTATGGTTAAATTCTTAAAAACGACGTTGGCGTTCGCTAGCAAAAATACGGTAGCATAGCTCGTATCTGAGACTGTTAGATTAAGGACGGTGACGCCTTTGCCAGCGCCCTCGATAACCGTGTTCGCAGGGACCGTACAGAGGGTTGTGACGGCCGGAACCGTCACGGCGTAGGTTCCAGCAGGGATATATAGTCTAGCGCCTCCAGAAGCGTTACAGGCCGCTCGGAGCGTGAGGAAATTATCAGTGACGCCGCCAGCTACGCCGCCAAAATCTGTGATGTAGTTGTATTGCGCATTGATAGACGACTCAACCTGCGTTGCCACAGATGGAAATGTACAATCCGCAGGCTGCGCCGCCAGCGCCGTATTATTGCACTTAAGCGTATTGGCGGGCATAGTCGGCAAGTCAGTGTTATTGACGTTGCCAAACACGCCAGTGTCTTTAAGATAATTGCTTTGACCGTATGCGGAACCAGCGCCAAGTGCGATTACGGCGCATATCGCAACATATTTAGACAATGACATATTTGAACGTCCTATCCACTCTGGCATTATTCGCATGGGTTATTGTGAAACTTCCGTTCGCAGGGACGATGGAAGTTGTGGCCATATCGTTAGCGGCGTTTGGCGTATTTGGAGAATATAGCACAACGCTTGTCGTAAAACACGCTGATGTTGTAATCACTGTTGATGTAGCGCTAGGGGTAAGGGTAAAAGTTCCCCTTAGTATGTAAGGCGTCCAAGCCGTTCCCGTGAATAGGAACAGCCCTGGATACGCCTGATTATACACTATCCATCCAATTTTAGGAGTGTAAAATGACCAGTACATGCTTGGAGCGCTGTACATGGCGATGGCGTTGGTTTGACCAGCCCAAACTCCAGAAGAACCAGTAGGAACGATGTATTTGTCCCCATCGGCAGGCGTAGGCGGAGGCGTATAGACAACGTTGCTTATGACGGTAGGCTGAAGAAAGGCGTCAATTACCGTAAGGTCTTGATTTACATAGACCTCTTTCTGGCTTTGATTCTGAAACAGATACTGTAAGCCGAATATAGGACTAGTGTTTACCATCTTCTTTTTCCTCTATCCGGCCAACTGAGAACGATACATTCTCAATTATGATAGACATCTGTTGTTTCACGTGAAAATCTGGGACAGGCGTCTCCGCCTTAGCGTCAACTTCTATATTCAAATTAACTGATATTACGTGATCTGTCATCTTATGGTATCGCTATAGTTAAGCTTCCAATGGGTATCGTAAGAGAGTCGCCAACGCCAAGGTTTATCAGCGTTATAGGCTTGTACGCCACCACTATTCCGCCAGTAGCGGCGCTCATGATTGCGAAATAGTTAACGCTGCAAGCTATTATGGTTGATGCTGTGATAACGATGGCGACGTTATTCGTAACGCTTCCGGAAGATGCAGATGGTATGCTAGATGTGATATTGGTTCTGGTAGTGGCGCCAGTGAGGTTGAACGTCTGCTCAACCCCACCCGCCGTAGGGTCTCCAGCATACATAGCGATATATCTTGTCGATGTTGTCGCCGTAGCGTTCCCCGTCATCCAGTTTATAACTGAAGCGGCTGAGGTGGGGGTAAGGACAGACATTGTATCTTTCTCAGTAGCAATGGATGTAGTAGTTGGCGTTAGCCAGAGCCGCGCCCGTTATTGTAAGGGTTGTCGCAGTGATCGAACTAACATAGGCTAGCGTCGTTCCCTGTGCCGCTGCTGTGGCGTTAGCTGGAGTGAACATGCAAGCGCGCGGCGCTGTCGCCCATGTTCCTGCAAAAGTTATTGCGCAAGATGTGGTTGCAGCCGCGCCAATCGTGATGCTCATAGCTTGATCATTTGAGCCAGCTACGACAGCGCCGTTTGTCAGAGCGCCACAGGCGGCGCTAGCTATTGTAGGAGCTGTGGCATTTCCAGGTTGAAAATGCTGCGTTGTATCAAACACGCCAGCCTGGACCTGAGAACCTGTTTTCAAAACAATGGAGTCTGTTGTGCCAGCGCCAGATGTGGACTCTAGGATAAGGCTTGAGGAAGCGGCTGTTCCTCCGGTCAATGGAGCCGCAGTCGATATCGTACCTATGGTATATCCAGAGGCTCTATTGAATGTTAGCCATGAATTTGATAGGGTAAAGGCGTCATTAACGCTTCTAAATGCGAGGTTACCCGATGTTCCCTCATACAAATCCCAGAATTTTTGGTCAACACCAGCGCCAGAAGCATACCATTGATAGCTTCCAGCCGTACTGTTTAGCCTAACGCCACTACCAAATGTTGGAGATAGTGTAGAACTTACTGGTAAATATTGATATGAAGTTCCATTTATATAAGAATAAAGTCCTGCTGTAGTCGTCCATATATCCCCATTAGCAGGAGTTGTTGGAGCTGTCCCATGTGGAACATTAAACCCAGAACCAGTAGTAGCAGAAGCCTTTGTCACTAGTTGAGTCGCAAATGTAGATACTGATGGAACGTTAGCTGATCTGGTTACAGTTATCCAATTGGCGGCAGAACTATATGCGTCATTTGCTGTCTGTCCCCTTAGCACGCCACCGGATGCTGACCATCTCCAATACTTACTATCAGCACCTTGTGTTGAGTCATAAAGATCATAGCTTGTTGTTCCAGAAGGTATACTATTAGTTGCTGTATATTTTTGCGCATACTCATTTGTTGGACTTTGGTATTCAATCTGTCCACCATAGAAGTTTCCAGCTCCAACAAATCTGTTATATGTTCCAGTGCTGTATATTTTTGTATTTGCGGCTGAGTTTCCGTGAAATGTTCCAATATTTGCAGCATTGTCTATGAGAATAACTTGATCAGATGCGCTAACTATATTTGTTGTCGTCAAACCACCAGCCGCTATCTCAATAGCTGTTGACTTTGCAATACTTGTTGGTAGTCTATACCCATCAATAACGTTGTTATTGCTTACAGCATTCCCAGTAGTATTAGATACAACGCATACGCCTCCGCATGTGACCATTGACCCTGAAATATAGTTGCTATAGGTAGCAGCTCCGGTAAATTCCATTCCAATATCAACATTATTCTTATTCGGTACGCGCTGGTGCTGATCGTGTTGTGTGTTTGTAAAACTTACGCCGACAGCTTGGTTAAAGTTGAAACCAATGTGAAATCCAAAGTCAAAGCAGCCTTCGCAGGTTGTTCCATCAGCCCTGCCAATGCGGAACCCAGTGCCAGAGCGCCATGTGGAATTGTATGCGATTGTTTTTCCAGAAACATATGCATTGCTGGCAAATGTTAGAGCGACGCCAACGCCAGCAGCCGTAGCTGGATGAGCTTGGTCAAGGCTGATAGCAGGGCGTGTCGTCCATACGGCTCCAATCACGGCGCCTGCTGGGATTCCAACGCCCGTGACTGACATTCCAGGTTGCAAATCATCAGTTGATGTAACTGCAACATATGTTGAACCCTGGATTGTCGTTCCTGTAGTGGATGGAGACACCACAGAGCCCTGCAAATCAACATGCGTAGTATCTACAGCGGTTACGGTATAGAGTCCGCCAGCACCTTCCGCTCCAGTTCCTTGTGATACCCAAAGCTGTTCACCTGTAGCGATATCGCTAGGAGCAGAGAGAGTCAAACGCCATGCGCCAAGACCGTTATCTGCTGCGTTAGTTACTGTCCATGTGTCGAAAGAATGGGTCTTATTTGTCGTAGTGAATGGCCAGAATTCTATGCCACGAAGCCTATTATCATCAAAAGACTTTGATATATCTAAACCATTAGTGCAATCGCCAAGAACGTCCTTTATTAAGGTATGGTCGGCTTGATTTTGGATAATACATGTTCCAAAGCCACCTATTAAAACATTATCAATGGTGGCGTTATCAGCAATCTGTGAACCTGCTGTAGTTCCATCTCCAATAGTAATGCCAGTACCCGTAAATCCAGCAACATATGCTCTCATTGCAGCACGAGTTGTTGGATTTTGAGTGTACAACTGAGTAGCGTATGTAAGAAGATTAACGTCTTTTATGGAACCATTAAGAATTATTCCATATGGAGACGTCATATATAGCGTACATGGAAGATTTCTAAAATCAAATCCAGAGGTCATCTTGCTAGGATGGCTTGTGCACTGAAGAGTTACGCGCTTTCCTATAGTTAAATTTGCTGTATTTATCCAATAATGTTTCTGGCTAATATAAACAGTACCGCCGCCAGCAGCGTTTGCTGCCGCCAAAGCCGCTGTGAATGCCGGGGTATCGTCATGGATAAAATCTGCATACGTGGTATAATCATCCACATAGAATACGCCCTTAGAGTCCATTATATCAGTAGGCGTACTATCACGGCCGGGAGCCGCGCCTGTCGTTGGGTTCCCCCATATAGAACCTGGACGGAGCTGTCCAGACTGTGCTGAGGCTATGGACGACAGGAACTCGCCAGCGCCGACGCCAGCCACCAAACATAGCGCAATCCAACCAACGATAGCAAGTATTCTCATCTTACGCTCCATGTCCATGTCGTTCCTAGAAGGACGGGTATGAACTCTTGTCCCTGATAGTTTGTATAATACGTAAATGTAGTTCCGCCGCCTTCAAAAACGTCAGAACCAGATGTTTTTATCTGATGGTTATAAACCAGAGCAATTCCTAATGCGTCTTTTATAAAAAGACTACCTCCCATTGCCGCCGCCAATGGAAGTGTTATGGTGCATATATTATTAGCCAAAAGAGCTATGAATATGTTTTTGTCTGTAGTCAGAGCCGTGTATGGCGTGGCCGTTACAACGGTTTGTGATAAATTAGGGAAATCTTCCGCTGCTGGCGTTAACGATACGACAGCTCCACCGCTTAGGTTCAATAGAGAACCAGTTGTTGATCCTCTAAGCACTCTTGTCATAGTCATAATAGAGCCGACTACCGTTATGACGCCTGTGCCGTACTCACGTTGGCCTGAGTCTAAAATAGAGTAACTAACCGTATCGCCATTAACAATGCCAGCCGCCGCAAACGTCCTGTATGTTGTCGTAGCCGCGCCCATTGTTATCTGGCCAGTTCCGACTGTCGGCGTGGTCATCTGCGCTAAATTTACTAATTTTGGTATCGCCATGACTTATGTTCCTACTATAAGCTTCCGCCAAGAGGCGCAGATGATATCGGGGCTCCACCAAAAATGAATGGAATGGGATATACGCCATGAACAATTGCAAACGAAGCTGACATTGAAATCGTTACATCTAATTCAATAACCATATTATTATAATGTTTCAAGTTTTTAAGAGAAGCCACGTTCAAAACAGCCTGCCTATATGATCCCCTGCCCAATATCTGGTCGGTTTGATAAACATTTATCGTATATGTTGATTGTACAGTTCCAAAATCAGCCGTCTGATTAGCAACTGTGTAGTTTGCTGTTGGGGAGCCTATGGCGTACAGCGTTCTGACTACTGAACCTGATGGGGATATAACGTCTACTTCATATCTTTCATCAATAGAATCAAGTGGAGCTTCAAAGTACTGAGAAGACCAATTATCTTGTTCAATTCCAGGTATGCGTGAGCACCTTACCCAGCTTATGACGATGTTGCCGCCATCATTCAATCCGGTTATGATCACAGGGGCGAGGAGTCCACTAGACAATTTTAAATCCTCAGGGATAGAAAGTTATAACGATAATGCCTTGTGCGCCGCGCCCGCCAAGGCCATTTGTGGTTGATCCATATCCACCACCGCCACCGCCACCGCCGTAACCGCCGCCATTGCCCCCGTAGCCGCCTGTTGGGACGACAGTCAAATCAGCGCCGCCTCCGCCGCCGCCTCCGCCGCCAGCGCCATGAGTGGAGTCAAAAGCTGTATCCATGCCGCCTGGACCACCAGGGAACCCGTTGTTAGGATTAGTGGCCCCACCAGCGCCGCCACCGCCTCCGCCAGCCGTGCCAGCGGTTCCTACGCTGTTAGATAGCCCACCAACGCCAGCGCCCGTCCCTAGTCCTCCTAGGCCGCCTGAACCACCAACCATAGCTACAGGGGTTGCGCCAGCAGTAGAAGCCCCATCATTTGCGCCGCCGCCGCCGCTGCCGCCCGCATAAGAGCCACTGCCGTCGCCACCGCCATTCTTGCCAGCGCCAACTGGCCCTGCTGAACCACCGCCGCCGCCACCGCCGCCGTAGTATGATGCGCCGTGCGCTCCACCACGTCCACCGTTTCCGCCAGAATAGACAGTGTCTCCAATGCAAGACGCCGCTGCGCCGCCTAATCCTCCAGTAAGAAACACCGCCCCTACGCCAGCCTTAGCTAAACAACCTTGAGTTTTATCTATTGGAGAAGAACCGTTAGCGATATTGACCCATGAGTCATAACCGTTATTTCCAGATAGAGGCGAAGCTGGTGAAGCGCCTCCGGCCCCAACATAGGTATAGACCACACTTCCTGGATTTACAGTTATAGAATTGGTGACAGCGTAAGCGCCACCTCCACCGCCACCGCTTGATATGAAGCTATTATTGCTAGAGCCAGAGCCGCCTCCACCAATTGCCTCAGCCTTCATTCTTGTGAAGCCAAGTGGGACAACGATAGCCCCAGCGCCAACAGTCGTAATAATGCTCTGCTGATACAGTGGGATTGGCGTCGATATGTTAAGCTGAGATAGGACGTTCAAACCAAGTTCTGTTTGTATCCATGCAGATACGGATGGAGACGCCTGCCCTAAATAGACAAAAAGCGCTCCAGTAGGAGCGCCCATATTCTGATATGTTCCGTATCTTGCCCTAAGGAGTTTTGTTAGATTATATGTCGTTCCTGAAACCAAAGTAGCATTCTGGAATTGCAGAACTTCCCAGCCATTTGTCCCTTGTATCGCAATCAGGTTCGCCCCACCTAAAAGCTGGAGCTCCATCACTGACGCCAGCGCCCCGCCCGTTACGCTGACGTTGACTATGTTCCCATTGTCCCAAACGTTTTCTGGCCCTGATGGGAGTGGCGTCAAGAGCCTTCCGGTTATCCCGGTATTTGGCGTGGTTAGAAATGTGAATACCGGGAGCGGACGCGCAACCGGAACAGTCATATGGTCTACGCGAGCACGCACAAAGTCCTGTGGATGGCGCTCGTCTAAGCACCGTCCACAGACAATCAGGCCAGTCCATTCTTTCCTGGCGCTGGTGTTCTTAATTTTCTTTCCGCACCTATCGCATGTGACATTGTAGGAGCCAAGGTCAAGGTAGGTGCGTTCTTTGTTGGGACGCGTGCTCATTTGACACTATTATATGGTCATATCAGTGTACATACCAGTGACCATACCGTCTATGTCAACCTCAGATATACCAAGACCATAAGCTGTAACAATTGTTCCAACTCTCACTTCAACAATGAGACGACGCAGAAGTTCTTGGACTGTAGGCTCCTTAACCCAAGCGCCAAGGCCGCTGACAGATTTATCCGGGTCTGCGGTTCCTGTCATCATGGAGCTGATGTCAGAAAGCGCGTCTAATTGATCGTCATAATGGAATTGCAGAAGATCACTAGAGCTCATTAGCTGAGTGTTATACTGCAATGTAATTATACGGCCCGTAGCGTCAATAGAAGAAAATCCAAATCCGGAAATTCCAGCCGTATATATGATCTGATTTGCGGTAAGGTTGCTTATGGCAAGAAGATACCTTGGATCAAATCCATTCTGCCCTCTGAAATCTACAGTTCGCGTCGAGGGCGTGAACGTATAGTTCAGTTGTGCTATATATTTAGACATTCTCGCCCCTTGGCGCTAGTTCCACGTGAAACAAGGATAGCGGCCCCCGAAGGAGCCGCCATTAGCCTTAGACTTCGTACCAGCCAATTTCTGGAGCATACGAGCTAGCTGCCGACTGAGAAGGCAACCAGATGTAGACCAGAGCAATTTCACCAGGATTGACAGCGATAGGCGGCATATGCTGCTCAGAGAATGTGATGGTCGCGGCCTGGAGGGACGAAACCGAGTCAACCGAGCCAAACTGCAAGGTGTAGGTATCGCCAGCCACCGGAATGGCGCCTTTCAGATAGCGCAGGCCAACAGGGGTGCGCGCAGAAGACAGAGCCGCCGCCGCCACAATGTTGCCAGCATAAACCTGAGCAATCGAAGGAGCTCCATAGCTATCGCTCTTCTGTGGCGTCAGAGCCGTACCGCCAGAGGTGTAGCGATTATAAGAATCGATCACCACAGCGCACTGCAAAGAAGTACCGCCTGTGCCTGCCGCTGTCGCCACAAGCGAGATATAGTCAAGCACAATGTGTGCAGACGCTGTATTAGAAGCGCTAGCTGTATTCCAGATTGTCAGGAATGGGTTAACCGCAGAAAAAGCAGTAACCGCCGCCGCAGTGGCAATACCAGACTGAGCATTATTCGCAGAGTAGTACACACCCTCAAGAGCCAGAGCGCCCTTTGTTGGAATGCGGTTGTTAACAGAAAGGTTTCCGTACTGGTCTGTGCGAACGTTTACAACCTGATTTGGGCCGGTAGCCGCTGGTGTAGGCAGAACAATGGAGGGAGTTCCCTGCATTTGGCTGGTAATAGGCATTTATGTTCTCCAGGAAGTGGATAATTATTGATATTTCTTCTTGAGCTGAAGCATTATAGTATAAGTGCTTCCTGGCTCAACATTGGAAGTCGATAGAACGATATTTCCTGTTGCGCCATTAGCCTGCATAAAGTCGTTATGCAAACCACTGGAAAACCAGTACTTTATAGTCCTATTGCCTTCCAAGTTCTCGAACGGGACCGGGTCCAGCGCATCCCATGCTAACGTCACCTGCCCCCTAGAAACATTGAACGCTATTTCTAGAACGCTTACCTTAACGCAAGGACGGTTCTGAGGGGATAGGCCAAGCTGAGACACATCAACTTTAACGACGTTATTTTCGTTATCAACACCGTCACTAATACCCGTTAGCTGGACAACAGCATTACGAATGCCATCGTATAGTATTGATGTGTTTGCTTTTATAGCCATTTTAGCTCCTATTACATAGAAGCGATTGGAAGTTCATCCCAAGCCAGCGTCATTGACAAAAGAGCTGTCTGAGCAGCATTTCCGCAAGCGAACATAATCTGTCCTGGTTGAAGTATAATGCGTCCATTAAACTCGTGATCCATCCAGTAAGCGCCGTTACCAGCGGTCGTGGTATTGAACTGCATTCCTGTATAGTACACAGGGACGCCAGCCGCGTTACCAGCCGTCAGAGTAGCTGTTGCTGGGATGAATGTAGCTGTGGAATTATATCCAGAACCACTATTTGCGTTCTTCGCTGTTCCTGCCGTATAGGCTGCGACAGGAAGGCCAGTGGCGCCGCCTGTCAACCCAACTGTCTGTGTAGTAAAGCCAATCTGGCTAACCACGATAACACCGGAAGCATATGCAGCAGAAAACCACAGAGGAATCATGACCTTACCAGGATCAGTATTCCAAAGGGCGAATGTAACAGCAGTACCAGTTGAAATGGGAAGAGCAACGCCGCCAGCCGCAGTAGAACCGTAGAAAACGCGCCCCGCCTTAACCTCTGGGTAGTAAGTGTATGGAAGAATGGCCATCGTGGCCTCCTTATTTTAAATTAGCCACCGAATATGAGAGCCGCAGCTACAGCATTTATGTTGGTAAAACCTGTAGTAGCTCCAGCTATCATACCATTGACCACAGGCTGTACGGCCTGAGCCACGAGGACATATCCTGCGTCTGTGAGGTTAACGCCATCAGCGTTGAAGTACGTTGTGTTGGCGTAGGCTCCATCCGCTCCAATCTGTGGAACGCCTGCAAGGTTGCAGTAGCCTCCAGCAAAAGATGTCCAACCAGCGCTAATCAGAGCATTGAGCTGGTTCTTCTGCGTATCGTAGCCACGTCTGGAAATCATCGTGCAAACGATGGTGGACCATCCACGGCTTCTTATATTATTCATGTAGGCGATGAGGCTGCTATATGTCGTGCCCACTGGCGTACCAGCAGCGATATCGTTTGTTCCTGCCCAAACAACAGCTATATTTAAACCAAAATCTGTTCCCATTGAGCTGTGCAGATAGTTAGGAGGTGATAGCGTCGCCCCCGTCCTATGATTCTGCTGGCCAAGTTCAGATTGGTTGTAAAGCTGGGGAATGGTGTATCCAGGAGCCGCAAATGTTCTATTCGCGGGCTGGAGTCCATTCCATGTGTTTGGAACGACGTAAGAGCTGTATGGGCGACTTCCACCAGTACCGTATGTGAGGTTATCGCCTACATACGCTACTATTGGAGACCTAGCTCTTACATTTCCGGTAAACGTATCTGTAAAGCGGACCTTACCCCTAAATGATGTGACGCCACTTACTGTCATGGCAGTCCTCCTAGCTTAGGGATTAAAGGACGCCGCCTGTGCCTGCTGTAACGGTCGCAGAGGGAGTTATCGGACGCCACTGGATGTAGAAGGTAAGTCCACCAGTGAGAAGGGCGGATGTGCCTACTGTATAGCCAATGTTATGGGCTGTAGCGCCGCTATAGGTAAGAACCTGCAAGCTTTCAGCAGCATCAGCAGCAATTGTCGTCGCAAGAGCGCCTGTGCCAGCATTATTATACCAGATCAATCCAGCAGAAGCAAAAGATGCAACCGCTGTTGATGGTATAATACTATTAGACGTTACAGAATCACCAAGAACAAATGTCGCAGCGCCAACAGCAGTAACAGTAGCAGTTGTCACTGGGATAATACGAACTTCCACAAGGCCGCTAACTGTAGCGATACG